TGATTGATTGCTGCCTTCCAATCTGTCGCTCCAAGTTAGTGATTTGTAATTCATTATTACCTCCAACCTTCACGGATTGCTCAATGTGAGCTTTTGACAAATAACCAAAAATACCCATGCTCGTAATGAACATGAGTACGAAAATAGTAAAGCTAAAATAAGTACGGACGAGATAATTGACACGATCCCATTCGTAATGTAACCAGGCAGCAGATACGAGTTTACCAACCTCTAGAATACCAGCCATGATTACAACCGACAGGAATGCGCCGGAGAAAATTGTTGCAAGGCCTACAATAGAGAAATAAGCTGCAACCGTTGCGATAGAAATCGCTGTTAAGAGTGTTAAGTATTTCAAGACAAGTTCCTCTTGACTTAACGCCTCATTGCGGCATGATCTTTTGCTTCTTGTTCGTCAATGATAGGAACGGCATTCGACTTATGAAGAGTCGAAATGCCTTTCACTAGAGTGCCTGTGTATTTTTGCGGCTCTCTTCGGGGCGTTGGGTTTGTTGTTGATTGAGACGCATTGCTTCTCGACGTCGTGCAGTCTGCCGAAGGGTAGTTTGGTGTATTGCGCGTATACGCCTTGTTCGCTGTCTCATAAGTTTTAAATTCCTTCTTAAGTTTGACTTTCCCGTAGGCATAGTCTATATATTCGTCGAGAGTTTTATACTGGCAGTCATGTAGATGATTCTGACGGCAGGCCTTATTGTAAGAACGCCATTCAGATTCAAGTTGAGCCATTTTGGTCTTTGTGAATTTAGGTTTGGGCTTTTTCGTATTAAGTGACGAATAACCCTTCAGTAAGTGCATTGTCATAACAAATTACCTAAGTGGTGGAGAGGGGTGGATTCGAACCACCGAAGCTTTCGCGTCAGATTTACAGTCTGATGGGTTTAACCACTCCCCAACCTCTCCAAAAAGAACCCCAGCGCAGTGATGCCCCCTCATCCGTCGATGGGCAGGTCAACAGTGATAGGGTTCTAAACTAGAGAAATCCTCTTTTCTAAGATTTCAATTTCTTTATCTTTTCGCTTCTGCCACGCTTCTTGAGTGCGACCATTTTTCTCAAAGAACTTAGACTCTTTGAGACGAGCCAATGCACCTTCACGGCGCGTTCGAATTGCAAATTTACCTCTCATAATTGCTCCTTATTGAGGTGAGTGACACGGGATCCATATTCCATTTTGGGGGGTTACAGGCAGGTTCACCTCCGTGTCACTCGTCCCCCTATTCAAAAAAGAATTATAATACAAATGAATGAAAATGTCAAGAAAAATATTCGTTATTTTTCTTAAGGTTCCATCTTTCAAGGATGGGGCCATTTTCGTCCTCGTCCGTGATAATGTAGGCCACGGTCTTTTTGACATTGGCATAACGGTATCCTCGCATGCCGCAAACACCCTCACCACCTACCCAAACAAGATGAGGATAATATTCACGGTTTCCGTCAAACTCCTCACAATTGTTTTCAGAATACTCGAAGTAGTTTCCAGTATCCTTTTCTACAAAGCACCCGATAGGATCCTTAGTGTAGGTGTGGTATGCCATATTATTTCATCTCCTTAAGACGAGCCATGATGACGTCGACGTTACAAGCGTCGCAACATTCACCTTCTTCAGCTAGGGGGTAAGGGTTGTTACCCCACCCTTCGATCTCTTTGTCACACAAAACACACAACTCAGAATTTTCCATAAAAGTGCCTCCATCTCAATTACAAGGTAATTATCTCATGGCTAACGCTATGTGTCAACACTTTTCTTAGAATATTTTGGAATAATATCAAATAATTTCGGGTTGGTATGGTAATAAGAAGTCTCTAATCGTTTCGTCTTCAAAGATTAGGTCTGGTAGTTGGTCGTGCGGATATGATTTAAGGAAATGGTTGGGCTCACCACTAGGAGCAGGTTTACCAACGGCAGGCTCTGAATTCTCTAGCCAATCTTGGTATGACTTATCTCCGTAAGTCCTGCCGTTCCACTCACCGTGGGCATGACAAAAAGATCTTGCCTTCAATCTCCTGGTTTTTCCATCACCCATCCAAGAAAAGTGCCATCCCATATCGGGTATAGGCTTTCCGTGTGAATGGGGTGCCTGGGATACCATCCCAGAATGTCCTGCTCGAATTTTAGTAAAACCAAATGTGGCTACTTTTCTTTTCGTTGCAAGGTAAGCCGAAGATGCCCATGGGTACCAATCTCCCTTTTCACCTCGGCTAACATCCCATACTCTTAGATCTGCCCGTCCCTGTAAATATACTAGAGGTACCTTTATAAGAACATTGGGTGCACTAGAATCTAAGCGTTTTGTAGTCTCTGCTACCCACCTTATGTGTATCGGGTTTATTATTTCATCAGCATCGCTGTTAATGAACACAGTATCGTCATCAAACATATACAATGCCTGCATGAGAGCGTCTCTGTGTGTTCTTTCACGGATTACAGCTAAAAGAGTTTTTTCATCTTCTGCGTTTCCACCAGAATTGTGGAAATCCATCGGTACTGGCTTAAGCCATTTGGAATCATTAATGTGCAATGGTATGTAAATGATCTTATCCATAGGTAGATCAAATTCTTCAGCACACTCTAGGAATTGAAATGGTACAGGTTGACCGCTATGGGTCTTATTTGCCTCTACGATAACAAATTTATCGACGATATCTTTATACAGATTAATTCTTAGTTTTAAGAGTTCTTTATTGTAAGGAGCAAAGAACGGAAAGGTATCCACGATCTGCATGTTATGTTTTTAATTCCTTTCTTTATCGATAGGATTATCATAGTAATCTGTAAGGCCTTTGCGCTGTCGTTGTTTCTTTTCTTCTATCATCAAACAAGATTCATAGCAAACACGTAGACCTATTGCAAAAACAACCACTGTTATAATTAATTCTAATACTATCATAATAAAAAATCCCCGTGATAAAACATATTATATTCTATCACAGGGTGAGAGGCTTGTCAACTATTTTTTTCTCTTTTCCATTAGTAACATAGCCTTGTCGTAATCTGCCTGATCAACAATACCCTCCCGAAGGAGCTTATCACGATTGACCAAATGTTTGGCTTGAATTTCTTCTTTACTTCCCCCAAAGTAAGCAACACAGTGACCTTCTTCAATCATCACATCTGTTACAGGCCTCCAAGCATCATTTTTGGCATCATACACATCAAAGTCACCAAGGATTCGACCGAATTTACCTTTCATGTCTTCCCCATCTTTGGCAACTTGAGTTTTCAATACACAAGTCTTGCCGAGCAAAGCCTTAAGTCTATTCTTGGCTGCAATACCAAATAATTTTTCGACCTTATCACTTGTCCGTGATTCGGGCGTGTCGATACCCATGATTCGAACCCTTTCGTCAGATAAGACGATACCGAATCCCAATTCAATGTCTACATCAACTGTATCACCATCAACAACACGATTAATCTTTGCTCTGTACTCGTACATTATTTTCCTTGTCCCCTGTATTTCTTTTTAGTTGAATTTTTTTTATTACAACGAGATCGCGGAGAATTACCAATCGAGGTCTTTTTCTTGACTCGACTTTGCTCAATCATTTTACTGATAATAGATTTCCCTGCCATATTATTTATTCCTCTGGAAAGCCTTCTTGTACAAATACCCCAATCGTACCGATTTGACCATCAGTAAGATTCATGGCTTGTGGCCACATCATTTGAGATTGGGGGCCTACTATCTCACCGTTCTTATAGAGTGTGAGCTTGTTGATTATTTCATCAGCGGATTTATCGTAGAGTGTCGGACCAATTCCACCCTGTCCACGATCACCGTGACATGCAGAACATGCAACCCATGGTTGCCGAATATCATAGAATCTATCTGCGCTAGCCGGAAACGCAAAGAGAACGGATGCTAAAACAATTAAATATTTCATAGGGGATAACCTCATTTTGTGTCATAATAAATGCATGTATATGTATGACGACCTTCGGTCTCACTACATACCATGCAGCGCTTCTTTGGATCTTTGTAATCAAACTGTTTATGGTGTTTTTCTTCCCATACAGTTCGATCAGTTAATTTCTTTTCATCTTTAGTCACTTAAATACTGCACGATCTTTTTGGCCAAATGTGCAAACCAAATCTCATCGTGCCCTCTAGTTGTCTCTGCGGCAGTGCCGATTCTTATACCAGATGTTTCCATGAATGGTCGTGGATCATTTGGTACACCGTTCTTATTTACAGTAATTCCTCTGCTCTCGAGCTTATCTGCTGCCTCTCTACCAGAATATTTACTCTTACTCAAATCAAGCAATAGTATATGACTATCGGTGCCATCAGTTAAAAGGTTAAATCCCCCATCTCTGAATACACCAGCCATTGCCTGGGCATTCTTAATAACTTGGGCTCCGTATTTTTCGAAGTCAAGGGTGGACGCCTCTACAAATGCTTGTGCTTTTGCAGCAATGATATTCATCAAAGGACCACCTTGTGTGCCAGGGAATACAGCACTATTGATTTTCTTTGTATAATTCGAATCATTCCACAGGATGATTCCACCACGAGGTCCCCGCAGCGTTTTGTGTGTTGTCGAGGTCACAACATCAGCCCATTCAATTGGATTGTCGTAAACACCCGCTGCAATCAGACCAGAATAATGTGCCATATCTACCATCAATAGAGCACCTACTTGATCAGCAATGAATCTAAATGTCTCCCAATCAATCTGACGAGGATAAGCAGAAGCACCGGCAATAATTAATCTTGGCCTATAGTTATATGCCAATTTCATGACTTCATCGTAATCAATATATCCGTTATGATCGACACCATACGTTACAGCATCATAAATCTTACCAGACATATTGACCGGTGCACCATGGGAAAGGTGTCCACCAGACGCAAGGTCCATTCCTAGAATTCTGTCACCAGGTCTCAGAAATGCTTGAAAGACAGCTGCATTTGCATTTGCACCAGAGTGAGGTTGAACATTGGCGTATTGACACCCATAAAGAGATTTGAGCTGTTCAATTGCGAAGGTCTCAATCTCATCCATATGATCACAGCCATTATAATAGCGACGACCAGGATATCCTTCTGCATATTTGTTTGTAAAGACAGAACCACACAATGCCATTACTTCGTCACTTGCAAAATTCTCGCTTGCAATCAATTCTACTGTTGTCTGTTGGCGTTTCAGTTCTCTTTGCCAGATGCGGTCAATTTCAGGGTGCAACAAAATATTTTCTCCTATTAGATTTTTTCGCCTGCTTCGAAGCCTCTAAATGTCTTGAATCTTGGAAACCGCAAAGAATACCCACCGTCTTGGTTTTGAGTAATCGCGTCACCTCTAACCTCTACCATATGACCAATAATAGAATCACGATTCTCCCAAAAATCATCCCTTTCGGCATCACTGAATCCACTGCCCACATTCACGCAGACCTGTCTACCGTCATCGATACCTTCACAGACGAGAGCACCAAGTCTCCCTTCATTTCTGCCAGTACCTTCCTCAACTTCTTTAATTTCTAATGTGACCTCGATGAATGGCTTTGCCTTCAACCAAGCACGACCACGACTACATTCATAGGGTGCGTCAATATCTTTAATCATAACACCTTCATAGCCACCTTCTACTGCTGCTTTATTCAGAGCAACAAATCGATCTTGACCTTCGGTGGTATCTAAGTCCACAACTTCGTAGTCTAATGCTTCTACGTGTTTCAATACATCTTTATTTTCATTTACCAATTTTTGTACGATGTCACTACGGAACGATTGGGGTTTATCCCAACCACCGGCCTGAAAATCTTCTAATGGTAGAATATCAAAAAGATGCAACACAGCATCGTCACTTTCTACGTTTTCTTTACGGTGTACCTGTTTCATTAAGTCTTGAAAATTTGCACTCATCACCTCGCCGTCCAAAACAAGAGGGTGGGGTGGTGGTTCATGTTTCCAAGCCTCACGAAGTTCATCACAAATGTGTTCAAAATTGTGAAATTGCTTACCGTTACGGCTAAACATTTCGATCTTATCATCCTGAACAATTGTTATAACACGAACACCGTCAAGTTTGACTTCTATCTGCTTGACTCCAACCATTCGTTTTTCGTTCTTTGCACTATCACTTGCAAGTGCACAGGTAAATCTTGGAACGGTTCCAGGTGCAACTTTATTTACAGTCTTTTCGCTTGCACCACATCGTAGATCCTTAATCAGAATTCGACGATACCAATCATTCCATTGTTCTTGTGTACTCTGTGCCATTGCAACAAGAATTGCATCTCGAGCCGCATGTCCGGTGAGAGACCTATCACTCAAAGAATTAGCCAAAGATAAGAAATCTTCCCAATCGAGGCCTTCGCCCGTAGGGTCTTTCTTTATCGGTACTTGCTTTACACCGAATGTAACCAAAGGATCTAGTGCCATTCTCAGGCCATCAAAAAACTCTGGATGACCTTCTTCATAAGCGGTACGAATAATATCCTCTTTATATAGACGGCTGTTGTCTAATTCCAATTGACGAATGATGTGATCAGGTTGCATCAGCAAAACCAAACTCCTTCATAATATAATGACTTTGAACTTCTTTAAAAAAATCACGGTAATCACCGATATATTTATCGTCCCACCAGATGTGTGGGATCTTTTGCATATCGACGTTTTCTGAACGAAGAAGACGATAGTTTTTCGAATATGTGATATCACGATATTCGTATTTTAAACCATACTTCTTAGCAAGGGCAACAGAGTCGTGGCAGAAACCACATTGAGGTGTACCATAAATTACTATCATGGCTTCTTAGTTGAATCTTCCCATTCTCGTGCAAATTTGATTTTCTGCTCTTCCGACCATTCGACCAAATAATTATTATCTTCATCAAATGTCTCTAGCATCTGAGGCTCATCAATAATTGCTACATCGATGATAGTTTCACCTAACCATTTTTGAGAGAACTCTTTGACCTCTTCGCAGGTTACAGAATCTTCCATCCACTGTTTTGCCAGTGTTTCATCAAGTTCTTTTTCTTCGTTCATGGCCTGTAAGGCCTCTGCGGGAATGAGATAGCGCTGTCTGAAAGAAGATACACAGGTTGCCAGTACGTATTTACCTTCAAGCTCTTTTTTCATAATATAGCTCCATGGTTAAAAAATCATTATATCAGATAAAAAGTGTGTTGTCAACACAAATTTATAAAAACATTAATCCTATACAGAAACCAATGTTTAAGCCTATAGAACACACCAGTACGAAATCTTTGGTAAAACTGGGTGGTTCAAACGTTATTATTTCCGGTTCTACTATTCTGTAGTCGCGTTTCCTTTTCATTTGATTTAATAAGCACTCGTGTTCGTGGATCTGATCCAAAGTCTCGAGCATAGACGGTTTTACCTTTATCTGGGCTCTCGTAAATCTTTGGTACGTTGTTGCCTTTCATATCAAACTCCTCATCAAGTGTTTTTTGCATTATCAAGAATTTTACCCCATATGTATTCGGCCTCTGGAAATTCGACCATCTCATCGACTTGCATATCAATATAGTCTAATTCGTCTAATGCAGCTGTCGTGACTTCGAGTTTCCACATATCATGGATTGCTCTTACAAATGCAGCATTATTGAATGCCTGAGGCCCGAACTCTTTGAGAAAGTCCTCAAGCCGACTATATTCTTGTCTATCCTTTTTCTGGGGCATTTTTTATTTCTCCTTTCAACCAACCGATACGCTTACCGAGGTGTACTCGTCTGTCATATTCTTCTATAGAGCCTGGGTATCTCCAAGCCCAAACTAGCCAGAAGAGCATGAATAAACCAATGCTAACGGTAGCAATGGGTTTCAATTGGAGATAGAGAATCCAAACAAAACTAATCGTACAACATACAAGCATAACATACTTTGCTTTTGTTGGATAGACCCTCTTATTCGTCCAATTCTGCACATATGGTCCAAAGGTTGGGTGTTCCCACACCCACTTTTCTAATCTAGGTGAACTCTTACTGAAACACCACAATGCTAGAAGAAGGAATGATGTTGTAGGAATGCCAGGTACAATTGCTCCGATGTAAGCCATACCTACTGATGCCAATCCCCCTGCTCTCCACAAATTTCTACGAATGTTCATCAAATACTTTCCTCAATGCTGTTACCAAATCATGCATCATACCGTCATCATGTAATGGTGTTGGTGTTATTCTTAATCGTTCTGTACCCACATCTACCGTGGGATAATTAATTGGTTGAATGTATAAACTATATTTATCTAGTAGTTCATCGCTTATGACCTTACATTTTTTAGCATCACCGACCATGACTGGTACAATGTGAGTACAGGCTGCATCATGTACCATGAGACCAGCGTCAAGTATCATCTGCTTGAGTGTGGTTGCTCGCTCTTGATGTTTCTCCCTTAACTCATTATGATCTTTTAAGTAGCGTATTGATGCGATGGCTCCTGCACACACGACAGGTGATGTTGATGTGGTGAAGATGAAGCCGGATGCGATTGATCGAATTGCATCAAGAACAATACTATCACCAGCAATGTAACCACCGTGACAACCAAACGCTTTTCCAAGTGTTCCATTGATTATATCTACCCTCTTTTCTCCTATTTTCTCACAGTATCCTGCCCCGGTATTACCGTACAGTCCTACTGCGTGTACCTCATCGATATATGTAATTGCACCATATTTTTCTGCAAGATCACATATTTCTTTAATTGGGGCTACATCCCCGTCCATACTATAAACACTTTCAAATACAATACAAGGTGTTTGGCCATCCAGTTGAGATGTTTGTAGTGCCAATTCTAGTTCTGCCATATCATTGTGTTGCCAAATCTGCTTCGAAGCACCACTGTGTCGAATGCCTTGAATCATACTAGCATGATTCTTCGAATCACTGAGATATATCAAATTTGGTATGATTTGGGCTAGAGCTACCAGAGACCATTCATTTGCAACATATGCAGAAGTGAATAGAACAGCGCTCTCTTTCTGGTGTAAAAGCGCCAGCTCTTTCTCTAGTGTTACGTGGAAATGAGATGTGCCACCAATGTTTCGTGTACCACCCGATCCAGCACCTGTCTTATCAAGGGCTGTGTGCATCGCATCAATTACAAATTGATTTTGACCCATATTGAGGTAATCATTCGAACACCAATTTACTATATTCTTAGGTGCGTATTTTCCGTACCATGTGGCTCTTGGAAATTCACCTCGTGTTCTTACGATGTCGTTGAAAATTCTATATTTACCTTGATCCTTTAGATCGGTAATTACCTTCTCAAACGCCGTCTTGTTTATCATCAACCTTGTCCCAAATATTATCGGCTGTGAACCGATATGCTCCAATACATTTGTATCGAGTCCAGTTGTCAATTAAACTCAAAAGATACTCGTTTTCTGTCTCATACAAATAATATATATGGCCAACCTTTGGTACAAAATTATACCGAGCACGATAAACCATCTCAGTTTGTTGGGCCAACTCTACCAACTCTTCGTATTCACGATTTAGTTGATTCAGTCTCTCTTCGAAATATTTACTAGCATTTAGACCACGTTCACTTCGAAAGAGGTCAGTGTCCGGTAATTGAATGGCCGGAGCACTGACATTCGACCCATAAGGTAAAAGACCTGGAGCACTAGGCAGCGTATGCTTCATCCCAGCTACCCGACAGACCTGCCACTTCATATTCAGTTACACGATTCTCAAAGAAGTTGGTATGGTCTGCTCCATTCAGAACCCATTCCAACCAGGGAAGTGGATTGTCTTTGACTCGGAAATTTGGTTTCATACCAAGTTGAATCAAACGACGGTCGGTAATATATCGAATATACTGCTTGACTTCTGATTTCTCGAGCCCCTCAATCTCACCCATCTTATATGCAAGATCGATGAACTTGTCTTCAAGCTTTACGATCTGACGAGACATTTCATAAATCTCTGCCTTGAATTCATCGTCTACAATACGAGGATGTTCTTGGCAGAACACCTTAAACAGTTTGGAATTGCCTTCTACATGCATGCTCTCATCACGAATCGACCATTCTACAACCTTACCCATGCCTTTCATCTTACCGAACCGTTGGAAATTCAACAGCATCACGAAAGATGCAAAGAGGGCAACACCTTCATTGAATACAGATTTGGCAAGTGCCTGACCGAGTCCTCTCATTGTATTTACGTCCGACTCCATCATGTATTCAATCTTGTCGGCCATCTCTTTGTATTCAAGGAATGCGTGATATTCTTCAGCAGACAGACCAAGGGTCTCATTCAGTAGAGCATATGCACGTTGGTGAATACCTTCTCGTGCAGCAAAGGAAGATAGCATGTTACGGACTTCGTTGTTCTTAAACTTAGGAATGAACTGATCAAAATAATTCTGTCCTACAGCAACATCTGACTGAGTAAACAGTCTCAGGATATTCGTGATATATTCTTTTTCTACCGGAGTAATCTTGCCACCTTTCCAATCGGACACATCTTCAGATAGATCGAGCTCATCTTCAATCCAGTGTGCCTTCTCATGTCTAGTTGTGATATCGATTGCCCATGGATAATGAAAAGGCTTATAAGTTTCAGAGAATTCGAGTAGACCACCAGAAGACTTTTTAATCAAGGTATCTGCGATTGCCATTAGATCATTATAGGTACCAATGTGCTTATCATCGATAAAGATTTGAGGTACGGATCTTACGTTTGGATACTTTTGGTAAAACGACATGCGTTGCTCTTCATCATCGAGTTTGATCTCGGTAAATGTATAATCATGCTGCCGGAACCATGCCTTTGCTTTTTCACAAAAAGGGCAGAAAGACTTAGAGTAAATTACTACTTGCATTGGGGGATTTCCTCTTTATTGAGATAATTTAAAATTTGTTTGCGAATGGTGCTTTTCGTCCTGCTGGACTCTATACACCATGTCGTATAGTCTTGCATCGGGTTTCAGGTCATAATAATCAATTGCAAGTTTCGGTGCGGGTGTATTATCTATCTCGCCATGAGATATCATTTTCAAATAGCTCTCATAACTACGTACTGCTTCTTCTTCGAAATAATGTACCATGAGATGTGCCGTCTTAGGGAAGAAGATATAAAACACAAGATAATAATGCCAGAATATAAACTGAGCAACGAGAATCAATGCTCTTTCAAACCAATTCGGCTGTGCGATCTCAATGAAGAACATGAGATGCATTCTTTCGTTCTCGGCCTCTGCCAAGAGTTCTCGTATTTGTGGACCATATCCAGTCTTTAATTTTCTAAGACTGCGCAGATGAATCCACATGCCGGCAACCATACCAGGTACTCCGGCAATTGTTTCTAATACTACTGCTCTGTGACCATACCTCTTTGCGAAGAATGTATCAGCAAAGAATCGAAACATCTTTGTCTGACCATAGGCAAAGAAATGGCTTATCCTTGACATGCAACGCACTCGTCTTGATTCTCTTCTTTACCGTTGGTAAAATTGACGGGTGCAACCAAAGAATCAAGTTTCTCTCTTTCCACCTTGGCAGATACGTTCTCAGCCTTATTAGATGTTTCGGTGCGAAGATAGTAGAGACCCTTACAACCCTGTTTCCAAGCCTCGAAATGAACCTTGTGTAGATATGATTTAGGAGCACCAGCTGGAAAGAAAACATTCAGAGATTGACCTTGACACAGATGAGTCTGACGATCACCAGCAAGTTTAACCAACCACAACTGGTCGAGTTCAATTGCTGTCTTAAATACTTCTTTTACATGGTCAGAAAGAAAATCAAGATGTTGGACCGAACCACCAGATGTAATGATCGAAGACCAAATTTCATCTGTGTTCTTACCGAGACGTTCTAGTTCTTTCTCTAGGTAGGGGTTCTTATTCAGGTGAGATCCAACACGAGTACGAGAGGTGAACGCATTTGCTTTCCAAGGTTCGATGCTGGGAGATGTATCTACGATCATAGAAGAATTAGCATTGGGTGCAATTGCTAGCATGTGAGCATTCCGGCGACCAGTACCTTTCATATCTGGTGCTTCACCCTTCTTCTTACCCATATCCAGCGTGGCCTTAACGGCTCTTTCCTTTATCAAAGAGAAAATTTCTTCATTCTTTTCTATTGCTGCATCACTGCCAAAAGGAATCATGTGTTTTTGGAAATAAGAGTGCAGGCCCATTGCTCCAAGACCGAGAGATCTTTCACGTTCTGCACTATATCGAGCACGAGAAATTTCGTCTCCAGCATGATCGATAAAGAACTGTAATACATTATCGAGGTAGATAATTAGATCTTCAATCATGGTGGTATCTTTCCAGTCATCGTATTTTTCTACATTCACGGATGACAGACAGCATACAGCAGTACGTTCTTCGTTGGTGACAAGATGAATTTCATTACACAAATTCGAACCACGAATTTTCAGGCCCATATCTTGTTGTGTTTGAGGAAGAGCACGATTTGCTGTATCAATGAAATTCAGATAAGGTTCACCTGTTCGATATCGAGTCTCCAATAGATGTTCCCACAATTTACGAGCCTTCATGGTATCTCTTACTGTACCGTCATCTGGATCAATTAGATCCCAATCCGCACCAGACTGAACTGCCTCCATAAACTTATCGGTGATATTTACGGCGTGATGTAGGTTCAAATTTTTACGATTTACATCTCCAGTAGGAATCCGCATATTCACGAACTCGATGATATCTGGATGATCACAGTCAATATACGCCGCATAAGAGCCCTTTCTTGTGCGTCCCTGGCGGTACGCTACCATATCCGCATCAACGGTATGTAAGAACGGCATCGGACCAGGAGCCTTTTTGGATACTGCTCTTACGTCAGACCAGTGGCCACCAACACCCCCACCTTTAACCGACAACCATCTCAGCTCTGCACTATGGTCGATCAACCCTTCTAGGGAATCGGGAACATATGTCAAGAAACACGAGATAGGTAATGCCTTTACTGGTTCACCCTTAACAGGTGCATTAGAAAGGACTGGAGAGGCAAACATGAACCAACCCTTAGAAACATAATCATAGATTCGTTGCGCTAACTTCAAATCACCATAAGAATATGCCACTGCAGCCCTTGCAAATGCTTGCTGGGGACTCTTCTCATCTTCACGACAATAATAATCCTTTAACAGTTTCGATGATTGCTCTGACAGTAACTTGTTTCTCTTGTTATCGATTTGGATTCCAAGGTGATCCATGATTGCTCCTTATTCGGTTACGTAATCTTTCGCAAGAGGAAAGATATGGTGAATTGCCGCGGCACAAGCACGCGCAAGTTCCATGTGTTCTTTTTGAGTACCATTTGCACTTCGGAGTTCAATATAGTGAATCCAAGAGCGAATGGTTCCATTGACATAAAGACGAGAGACAGTCAGTCCTTCAGGTAATACTGCCCGGGCTTGTTCTTTAGCGATACCATTATCGATAGCCCATTTATATAGTTCTTTAACCTTGTGAATGAGTTCCATCTGTCTCATGTTCCATTTTTCATACAGTCGAGGATCATTAGTAGCAATAGAATTCTGTCGATTCTTGGGGTCTTGTAATCTTGCCTCTCTAGTTACAAATTCCAAATCTTCAGTGGGGTCTGCATAACGTTGACTGAATTCTTGGAAACTAAAACTACGATGCCTTATTAGCTGTCTTGCAATATCTCTTGTAGTTTCTACCTCGAGACACGCACTAGCCATTTCAAATGGCGACCAGTGTTTGTGTTTTGCAAGATACTTTAAAAGCTTTTCACTTGTTTCAGTATTGTATTGATTTGCAGGGTTACTGACTCGAGCACAGAAAGCAATCAAGTCTTGTATATCGGATATCCCTTCAGAATCCATTAATCTAGTTGGTTGACTGTAACTAATCAACTTCACATTCATTATCTAAGTCCTTTTCCATTGTTGTAGTTTGAGTTTTGCCTCAAGGCCAGAGTATATATTCGACCTAATAATACTTCCAACATCCGTGCATCCATTGAGTATCATTTCATTAATATCCTTGCCTGGTACATCATGTGGCCAAATACAAATTTTATATCCCTGTTCAATGACCTTTTCCATGCGTTTGTGGATTTCTTTATTACGAGGTTCTGCATCGAATACAAATACGGCTTTCTCTTTCGCATTTTTTAGAGCTGAAGTGTTTCCGTCCGCTCCGGCCATAGCCACGGCGTTACGTAAGAAAAAGCTATCGATAGCACCTTCAACCACGTAGTACTGTCTACTAAAATCAACTGTGTCTAGGCCAAAGATCTTAGGTCGTTCATCAAACATAATTGTAAGATATCGGACCCCATTGGGATCAAAGCCTCGGGCAGATACACCGAAGACATTTTTGTCTTCATCGAAAAATGGTATCACCAATCGTGGTTCGTCTCTATCTACGTTTTCGAATTTATTTGGGATGATTGAGTTAATCCATCCTTTGAACTTGTTTACGTAATAGAGTCTGTAGTGCTGATTCGGAGGAATCTGCCTCTGGTTTATATATCTTTTGACTGGATGATTCCATTGGAGTTGACTGATTTTTTTGATGGTTTTTAGTGGATTATTTTTCTTGTTGAATTTTGGCTTTGCAGTCTTGAATTTATCATCTGGAGTAGTCGAGATTGAGTTGTTAGCTTTCTTGATGAACTTCTCAGCCACATAATCGTTATACATCATAGGGTCTTGGCCCTTAAGGAAGAACGAGAATGATTGACTTGCACCACAATTGTGGCAGTAATAAAGAAGGCTGTTATCTTTCTCTAGAAGCCAACCTCGGGCCTTAGACCGAGATTTTTGAGAGTCGCCGCAGATAGGGCAACGGAAATTGATCTTATAGGGATTGGTAGATCGAATCTTAAAGTTTTCCAACCGACCCGACAATAGTTGGGCGTATTGGATATCAACGAAATCAAGCATAATAAAGGGCCTAATAGGGTTTAGTCTATAAGGTTATTTTATCATGTTTGTTGGGGAATGTCAACCTATAATTGAAACAAAATGTTCAAGACCCAAAAATGCAACGGCACCACCCAAACCCATGAGGTAATACTTCCAATGCTCAAGTGATCGGAGCCGAGAACCGTGATCATCTAGTTTAGAAGAGAGCTCTATGGATAGTGCCTCTACCTTTTCTAAGATAGCTTCATCGTGCTTGAGTCTTTGCTTTGCATTATGTTCTGCAAGCTGTTTGTGGTCTCTACGAGAGGATTCTCTATACTCTTCTAGCTTCTTAGACATTTCTACGACACGGGCTTCATCTTCTTTACGATGTGTCTCAATTCTTTCTTCGAGGTCGTCGAGCTTCTCGGTTGCAATCTTAAGGACCTCTTCCTGTACAGCAGTCATTTTGGAAACGTCAATTAGTTTCTCCATGCTGCCTTCTACTTTGGAAAAGAAATTCTCAATTTGCTTGATATCTTTCTTAATAAGGGCAATATCAGTTTTTAAGTCTGATTCAGCCACCTTAAACTCCTCTTAGTTCAGTACCAAAATCATTTTGGTAACCTAGCTATTTATTTTGGAGTAAAACTGAATATTCTTAATTATAATACATTTAAGAGAAAATGTCAACAATTTTTCTAACCGTGTGCACTGGGTCGATTAGCAAAGTATATCATGAATTCTCTGGGAAGTGGGTTACCATATTGCTTGTTTATGATAAGATCGTCATTCCAGATAGACTGTTTGATGTGATGATTTTGAAATCTGACCTTACCTTCATCCCAATAAGGTTTGAAAAACTCATTACGGAACTTCATAAAATCTTCAGCACCAGTATCTGAGTGAGCACGATGAATCTCTAGTGCTATGAAGCTCACATTTTTCTGTATCCACTCAAGATTTTCTTTTGTCAGTATGTCGTATTCTCCACCTTCGCAGTCAATCTTCAGAAAATCGATGTGTTCAATTTCATAATACTCAATGAATTCTTTGAATGTGAGTTTCTGAAAGTCTTCAGCATCTTGGGGTTGATAAATGTGATTTATGTGTTCTTTATTGTTCATGATAGCAGCATGAACAGGAACGACAGGTGATTGCTTTGCATTGATCACGTAATCGTCGACGTTTTTCATTGCCGTTCGTAACAGTGAACGATTGGGTTCAATCGAATAAACCTTGCTTGCACCAAGATCAAGAGCGTGCGCAGTAAACATTCCTATACAAGCTCCAACATCAACTACAACATCACCCGGCCGAACTTTATCCCACCAGTCGTAGTCCATAGAGTGAAAAAATTCATGGCGCATATTTGAAATATGATCCAGGCCAATATTACCTGTATCCATATTCTTATTGAGTGCCTTTCGATTTACGTGGGTCATAATAAAAAGTTTCCTATATTATTCTTTCTTTTCTTCATCAGGGGGAGGCGGGAGACATATTTCACCTCTAGCATTGCCCCAACCATCAGTGGGTAATCTACCACTTATATTCACATCAAAACAGGGGGTGGACGCGCATCCAGTGAGGAATACGAGAAGAATACAATATTTCATTTCTCTTCTTTGGCCGCAGCCTCTTCCTCTTTCGGCTTCTTGGTAGTCACCTCTTTATAATAGACAATGACTTCTCCCAATTCACGAATATATCGTCTGAGTTCTTGCACATTACCAGACATTAATTCATAATCTTTTACCGTAGAGGCTACAAAAAGAATATCACCACCAGTGGCGACCTTGATATCATCGATGAATTTATCTAGGTAGGTGTATCCTTCTGGCTGATTTGGATTTTCTTTCTCTTCCTGAGAGCAGGCCTTCGGTCTTCTCAGTTGAGGTTCACCATCATCCTTGAGCAGAGGCTCTCCGTTATCATCCAGACGAGGAACCTGTTTACAAGGGTTGGGGACAAACGCCTCAGAAACGACGTACCACGTTGGGCTTTGGAGGTTGATGGGTCGGGGCATCGTGGGTTGGATGATTTCAATCTCCACTGGTTTGCTTACAACTTGTATTACCTTTTCTGGTTCAGCACCAAAACCCCATTTACCAAGTATCGAACAACCACTAATTAGACTGGCTGTCGTTAAGAGCAGCAATACCCTTGCTATCATTCTCAATCTCCTCAAAAATCTTCTTAGTGCCGTTATTCATACGATTCGCAACCAATCCAGGTTTCATCAATGCCAGTTTATCAAGATTATGGCGTTGAAAGATAGCCATATAACGGTCTTTCTCTGCATTGATTTCTGAATTACGTTGCTGTAGATTGGTAAGGGCAGCTGCCTGTTGCTCGAAAGATTCTTTCATTGCAGTCATTGCAGCCTGCTGTTCTTCTATTGCCCCTTCGAGTTTCGATACATTGCCTTTTAGAATGGCGTTATTTGCTTCTAGGATTTGGTTCTGTTGATAAAACCAACCAGCGGCTCCACCCAAAGCAATTATAATTACAAAGAAAATTTGATACATTATTCTTCCTCAATACGGTAATTCAGGCCAGCATTTGCCTTAAAATTAACAGCCTTTTTGTCAGCCGTGATAAAATTAAGTTCTTTCCATGTTTGTTTGGTGATTACTGGAACATTCTCATACACGACATCATCTGAATTGCCAAATTTAGAATCATAAGATACAGTGATCTTATAGGTGGGCTTAGTTGTCCACCACTTCCAAACCCAGCCAATCGCTTTGAACGGGGCAGTAACGATAGTTACAAACCCCGTCCAAATGGCCTTAAAGGCCTGTATTACCTTTTGCTTCAAATTAGACATAACGATAAGATGAATTACTTCTTAGACTTTTTAGACTCTTCTTTCTCGTCTTCGTCTTCGTCGTCATCAGACTCGTCTTCGGCTTCAGCCTCTTCCTCGTCCTCATCTTCCTCTTCTTCATCTTCCATTTCTTTCTTCATCTTCGCCTTGTACTTCTCTTCAAGAGCAGCAGCAATACGAGTAGCAACTTCCTCTTCGAAAGCCTCTTTCATTTGAACTGGATTCTCATTGAGAGCCTCAGAAACAATCTTCTTAACTGACATGATTTTCTCCTTTAAATTAAATTTAGTTTATTATTTATAACGCTTCTAATCTTGCCATCAGACGCTCGGCTCTGTTGCCGACCTGACGATACCAAATGCTGTCTCGACCTTCAGGTGCGGCACCTTTCCAATCATGCTCTCGCAGTTTGGTGTTGAAATTATTAAACTTGCTCAAACGTGGTCGTCCAAGATTGAACAACATGTTGACCAAGACCTCTTGTACTTCGCCGGGGAATCCTTCCCAGTCATCTCCGTATAGAGTAACACATTCATCAATTGCGGTGTCAAGGTCACGTTCAAAGCACTCTCGTACTCTTTCTTCAGAGACAGGAGTTCCAACTTCTTGTCCATGTTCTGGGTCGGACTCGAGTACCAAGTGGCCCACTCCGAAAGTAGCATATCCAAGGTGATCTTCGTAGATTTCATATACTACGCCCTCGTCAATCTTTAATTGTTCGAATACTGCTTCTCTATTCATTTATCTTCCTCTGAAAATTTCTTAAAGGACTGCATTGCCTTTTTCTTGTATTTTTTCTGAGCAGATTTGGACATATGAGTGCCGTCCATACCTGCAATTGATCCACCACCTACATTATTTGCAGGTGCATCTTCAGTTTTAGGTACGCAATTAGGAACCTCTTTACCGTTCTTCTTTTTCATACCTACTTGTTTGTGTGTGTCCCAGCACGGATCGCTATCATTTTCTTTGATATAATCATTATACCAAACAATGAATTCTTCCGAAGCCTCTTCTAGTTTCTCGTCAGAATAACTCTCATTCAACATATTTTCGTTTGAAAATGATTTATATTCTTTGATTAACCAGAGAGCAGCTGCATAAGTTCCAAGACGCGAAGATCCACCTGGCACCTTGGCCAAGAGCTTCTTAATGTTCAGGATCATCTGATCAAATACTCCGAACGCCTGTCGTTGGGCCTTCTTTGTAAATTTCTTTCTTTTGATCAGCACATTTCCTTTGTCGTCGATAATTCCTTGTTCGAAAGCTGGCCACTTATCGAAAGGAGTTACCAGTTTTCGAATGAATTGAAAGACTAGAAATAAATCTACGACCATCTTAGATCCTTATCAATGTATCCAGTATACCTTGGTCGGATACAATGCTGTCTGTGTGTATTTGTAAATCTTCATACATCACGATACTCGGCATATAATTCAGGTAGACCACGAATGGCTTTAAATACTCATGAAATTCTTGGAGCTTCATGAAAAGCATATTCGTGGCACTAGAACCAAAAACATTGTATAAGACAATTAAATGATTCAGAATCAACCTTTCCTTTAATTCATTTTCGTATCTATATCGGCCAAAAAGTTTTCTGAGGTATTGAAATCGTTTCAAATCCTCTTCAAACTCTGACATCTCAGTACACTGAGGATTGTCATAGTGCTTCATAGCATACAGCAGAAAGGTTGATTCTGTCAAATTCATAATGAAGAAAAATTAGGTTTAATCAGCAACAACAGCGTCGTCAGTGATTCCTGTCACACCAAGGTCACCAGCTTCAGCAGGAGTAACTTTGAATACACAAAGTGGCTCTGCCTTGTGGCGAACGTTGTTGTTCTGGTCTGTATAAGTGTGATACAGATTCCATCCTGGTGTTCCGAGTCCTTTTGCACGGTTAGATGCAACTCGGGCTTCGTCTACGTCGACCAACACTGCATTATCAATGTCATTGGACTTATTAGTATTATTGGCATCATCTTCCAGCCACTTTGGAGCACCTGCAAGATTATCCGTTTTTGCCCATAGTGCCATTGTTATTCTCCTTTATGTACTTGGGTTTGGTTTACTACTTATTATTCTTTTGCCGCAGCCTTAGGCTTACGACCACCCGTTGCTGCCTTTTTCTTTGGAGCCGCAGGCTTCTTCTTCGGTGCAGCCTTTTTCTTTGGTGCAGCCTTCTTCTTCGGTGCCGGAGCAGGCTCAGGTGCAGGCTCTGGCTCGGGGGTCTCTACCTTCATTGGTTGTTCACCAGAAGTAAGTTCCCACCATGTTTTCAACCACTTAAAAATCATAATATAACTCCTTAATACTTTTTACTTGCTCTCAGGTTTTTGCCCATTTTCTTGAGCTTACTAGCGCTCATTGGTTCACGATCATCGTCACCACAAGAGCTCTCTTCCAAATCAACGTCTTCGACATTGTATTCTTTACCAGCAAACATGAATTTTGCATCGCCCTTTTCTTTTGCTTTCTTGGCAGCATACATGAATTGCTTTTTATCTTCTTTCTTTATGGCCTTAGAGATCGCAGCTCTGCGCTTCTTCAGATATTTATCTGAATCATCCACATCACCATCATTATCGACGTCGTCGTCTTCCTTGCCAACAGCATCCAGCTTTGCTTCGTCCATCTCATGGTAGCCTTTGTCATCACAATGCCCACAGCCTTCACCATCACATTTAGGACACTTTACCTTTTCTTCATTAACTTCCATAGCTTCTAAAATTTTACTGGAATCAGATCCTAACAATTTTTTCAAATCAAATCTTAAATCTGCAATAGGGTCATCACCATAAGTACGATTAGTTGCAGTCTTTTTACTATAAGACGCCCTATCTTCGTCGTCCATGTCATCCCAATCATCTACAGTATGAAAAAGAGAATTTAAGACCTCATAGTAGTCTTTTTCCTTTTTAGTACCCTTAAATTGTTTTTCCATTTTTTTTAATTCATCATGGGCCTTTTTCCATGAACCTTTACTCTTAATAGAGCTTTTATTAATAATGGCCTCATCCAAATCGACATCCTCAAGAATGTTTTTGACCATAACATCAATTTTATCTTTGAAAGACATTTTAACTATCTCCGTAATATATTATTTTGTTTTATTTATCTCGTGATGTGATTCGAACAACCAGATTATCAGCACCTTTTAAGAGTCGATGGTATTCATTTGCCTTAATAAAAATTTGCATACCCGGTACTATTAGCCAAGGTAAACAATTTTCCCATTGGAATTGCCAGCCACCACCACTCAATACTTCTACATAACGGTCTTCATCATCTCTGTGCCATACATATTGAGAATCATCTTCAGCGACGCTAAATGTTCTAACGTCTCCTTCGTCAACATATGGGTTACCACCAGTAATTTCCACCGCCCTTTAGCCCCAATTCTTTTGCATATTTTGGAAGTCTACATGCCCAATACCCAGAAGACATTTTATCTGTTTTCTGGTCACAATTGTGTCGAGCAGCAAATGATGCCGCGGCACCTCTATCGTTAATCTTTGAAGTCAGACCACCCTTTTCGTCACCAAATTCTATTCTTTTTATGTTACCGGTATCTGGGTTCTTTACATAAACCACATATTTCTTTTTACCGTCACTGCGCTTTGGTGAATTCAACTCGGGTTCTTTCTCTTCCTGAAACTCGATCATAGGACGCTCAAGAGGAACCGTGACACCTTCATAGATGCCAAATTCTGTCTTCAGTCCAGAATGTTGACCGAATGATTTCATCTAAATTTCTTTGCCAGTTGGCCTACAGAAATAGTTTCAAAATCACCGAATTCGTTGGTGATCTTAAACTCAATGCTTCTATTAGACGGTATCATTTCAATCTTGTAGTTCTTACCGTCCTTACCTTGGACCATGCCTTTCTTACCAATACTTGGTGCTTTTGCCTCGGTAAATTCTCCAAAACTTTTCATGTTTCCTTCCTATTCTTTTTCTGTTTAGCCAATATCTTCTTTTTGGTAGGTTCGTGTAGCATCATTGCTGGTTGAAAACCCCGACCATCTTTCAGATCTTTGAATTCTTTAAATTTCTTTACTTTGCTATGCGGTGTATCTTTCTTGAGCTTTTCAGTTGCTTCAGGTGTACCTTCGAAGCCGGCACCATATTCTTCTTTTGCAAAACCTCGATAATTCAAAAGGTGTTTGGGCATTTTACCGGCTCTAACCATATCTTTGAATACCTTATCAAGTACCCTTACATCAAGACCGTGAATCTTTGCTGTCTTTACCAGATTTCTCTCGGCATTGTGAGGGTCTTTCTTGCGAAGGTCTAAGAATGTTCGGACTGCCCTTTTGTAAATTGGCTTATTGACAGTTCTATCAAGCCACCGAAAAAGATCTGGCATCATAGATTTTAATATAGAGTCATCATCACCGAAAACTCTTTCATCTAATTTACCACCAGCATCTACAAATGCTGCAACGGCCATTTGTTGTCTTTTCTTCTCGTCTTTACCTTTGAACTGAGGAGCATCTGATTTTTTGAAATCATCAATCCATGCACCTAGACCATCGGACACTTTTAACTTTTCTTCTAAAAAATCTTGGCCATTTTCTGTTACTGGGTTTTCATCGGCAAGTAGAGGATCTTGCTCTTCTTTGATGCCACGAGCCTGTTTTTCACTAGAGATCCATTTCTGTGCAGTTGCATTGTCAACAGCCTTATCGGTAAATTTTCTAGCATCTCTATAAGCACGAACAGTTTCTTTCTCGTAATCTTTACCCACGGAATTATCTACAACCAAGAAATTGGGTTTACCAAACATGGATTGGAATGCGCCAATATTCTGTTGTACTGCTTTCCAATAAGCAATAACCTCTTTGTCTGGCAGTGATCGAGGTCTTTGTCTGTTTCTTTCTAGGGCAGTCTCCATGTCTGTATTCACAAAGATCATAGCGACATCATAACCCAGACTCTTCAATTTTTTGGATTGATTTAAAATTTTCTGAGGATCTTTACCAGTACCGTCAATTACCAGACCAAGACGACCTTTGATATATCGCTCTTGTTTCTTTGCAGTCAGGGCTTTTGCTTTGCCACGAATCTCTTGGCCCTTTGTGGAGAAAATTGTCTCTGGGTCCATAACAAGGCCTGCTTTTTGCATTGCAGACTCGAAAGCGTCATCCGAGTTTACAACCTTATAGCCCATAGAGGTGAGGCCAGTTTTTCCTACGATAAAGGATTTACCAGAACCGGGGCCACCTGCTAAGAAAATGGCCTTAAAGATTGCTGGATCGTTAATACCTTCGTCAAGCGGAGATTCTAAGAATTGGGAAAAGTTTTTCATTTACTTACCTGAATGATCTGCCCATAGATCAGCATCTGCTGTTGTTCGAGTCTTACCACCTGTGGCAAAACTATTAACTCTTGCAAGACCCCATTGAACTGGAGTGGTACCAGGTCTGTGCCCTGTTCTCCAAGCTGCAACACCACGGTCGAATACCTTTTTCAGAATATCGTATGCAATGCCGGTCTTTGCAGCCTTGTCCTTGAGAGATTTTTCTGGGTTACTCTCAAAGATAAATTCTACATCTTCTGCGAGGTTCATAATCTCATCCATGATATCCATTTCGGACTCATTGACGACCTTACCGAATTCAGCTGCTTGTTTGGCCCACTTTTCTTTCCAAGCCTTATAGACCTTAAAACGGTTGTCGAATTTAACGCCACCTTTCGCAGCCATTAACATATGAGGTCTTTTACGAACCTTTTGATCTCCACGACTTGCTTCGAGTAAATCACCTATACTATTTTCAGCGCTTACAACCCATACTCTACCACCATTTTGTTCGGCAACAGAAAGCATATCATCTTTCTCACCAAGTGCAATGATCTTACGATCTACTACATGTGCGTATGTTGTAGCATCTGCACCGACCGAAGATTCACCCACCTTAATTGTTTTGGCTTCACCATACATTTGCTTGAATCTTTTAGTATATTTGGATGGCTTAGTTTTCGCCTCTTTGTCGCCAGGCGCCGGCGTATATGCTTTTGGGTTGTCGTCATCCATCTTTGCTTTACGAGCAAAATGTGCCTCGCGATCATCTTTCTTATTTTTAGCTACACCTGTGTAATATTTGGAAGACTCCTCAACATCGATCTTCTTCGACATTCTTTCTTTCTCTGCCTTTTTAACATCGGGCAACTTTTTCTTCACCATATTCTTAATTTTGGTAGCAGAGATTTTCTTAATCTTCTTTTCGATTGCTTGTTTCTGCGACATAGAAAGGTCGGCGTAGTTCTTACCCTTTGCAAACTTATCTTTTAGAGCATTCTTTACTTGTTTTTCTGCCCGACCTATGAGCTTTTCTTTAGACGCCTTTTTCTTCATTGATCTTGCTCGGGCCCGTGCAATCTTCTTAGCATGCTTCTTCATTACGATTGCGCGCTTTCTACGTTGAGCCATATCCATGACCTCATCCAAGGTCATTTCTTCGGAATCTAAGTTTTCCATAACATAAATGTCCTTTGTCTTAAAGTGTTTCTGTGCTTGCTTGGCAATATCAGATAATTTACCATTACCCGAAAATACTTCATCATCGGAAGGTTCACCCATAGCTTTAGTGGTAAAGAACCAACCACCACTACCAGAAGCCTTCTTGCCATGAGATCTCATATAGCGATCGTGTTTTACACCTTCGTTAATATCTTCGTCGATACCCATACCGTCCCTCACTGCATCGAATACCTGTTTTGCTTTTGATTGTAATTTTTTGGGAAGACCCTTTTTAAATGTATTGAGATCATTATCTGCCGCTAGTGCTCTCATCTTAGAGGCTGACATACCAGATACGTCATCAGCATCTGGATCTCTTTCACCAGCAGACACGACCTCAATCGAATTAAATTTGTAATCTCGACCGTTATACTTATTCAATAAGGAATTGAATTCACTCACACGATCAGATCCAACTACAAGAACCATATTCTTAAATTGCTTTGATAATTGAGCCGCAACTTGAATGATTGTCTTTGCTGTAGATTTTATAACGATCTTGCCAAATGCTGCTTGAGCAAATTTGACTTTATCATCGTATGAAAGAGGATTTTTCTTCGGATCTGAAGAGTGGGATAAAAAGATCATGGGTGTTGCACCACGTTCTTTTGCAACCGAAGCAACCTTCTGGGCAAGTTTTTCATGGCCAGAGGTGACTGGATTCATTCTACCCCAAGACACGACGACCGTATCTTTCACGGCCTCGTCCAATACTGGCTTAGTGTTAATGAACTTTGAGGCATTAACGCCTTTTTCTTTGGAAACTTTCTTTTTCTTAGTCTTCGGTTCCATTCTTTCCCTAGACCTTATTAATAAAGTGATTTGACTCTACTATTTATAATAAAACTCATTTTCGGGAAGAATTGACTACTGGGTGGTGTCTAGCACCATCCCCAGTATAGTAATCACCGAAAGATGCAATCCAATTATAATTCATTACGGAGGAATTTTCCCATATGGTAGAATCACGAACCCAACCTATTGCGGGTAGTGGATCCATAATTGCCATCGGAACCTCTGTAAAATGTTTTCTACTGCCGAGGAAATACATATTGTCGATAGCAGACCTGACACCATATTTTTCAATTTCATTTAACATATCTTCTGCCGTATGCCAGGTTATTGCATATGCGTGAGCACCTTCATGACAATGAATTCTTCGTAGATATCTTGGTTTACCAGCGGCAACATGATCGAATTTATCTGGATCTGGTGCCTTATAACCAAGAACAATAATCTCACCATTTCTGATAGGTACAGGTCTGGGGTCATGTAACATTAATGCATCGTGTTCAAGGATAACAGCACATTCTTTATTGTCGCGAATCTTTTTCCAAATCTTAGCATGACCAGCAGTACAATTCTGAGCTGCCTGTACGAAATTGGTTCGATTAATGTGTCTCTTTAAACCAATCGAATTCCATGCTGCATTTGGATCTACCTGATAGAATCCTTCAAAGTATTCCCACGGCAATCCTACTTCATCACAAGAATCTGCGGCAGTCTTCGCATACGCATAAGATGTCTCAGTTGGAATTCTGAGAATATATGCTTTTTCAATTATACTGGTACCTCTATCTACTTCGCTCATGATAATTCCAACCCTGTTTCCAATTCAATAATTTTTTCGAAATCTTTTTCGTAGTATTTTCTTACAGCATCTAGTGTTTTCTGGTCATACCATTTATCAATCAAATTTACTTGTTGTGGTGTAAAACCAGATTTAAATTTTTGTAATGAATTCTGTGGTATCACATTATTCTGTTTTGCGAATGAATCAACATATCTATCTAATTTATTATAGAGCCAATATTCACCGTAATCGTATCCATATACTCGTGGGTATTCTGTCTGAAGAATTTTATTTGATGGATCTGAAGCGTGGTACCCATTTTTAAATATAGACCTAAATTCTTCTATGCTGGGTGTTTCAACTCTCTTCAAAAAGAAGTACAGGCTCAATTGTCTCATTAACGGATCACGAATAACTGTTATGATTCGCTTGCGTTCCAAATCCGTGGGTGGTAACATTCGATTCTGAACTAATTCTTCAAGAGTTAGGTGAATATACCGATACTTATCTGCGTATTTGTATACGAGTTCTCTTGGTATGTTATTCATAGGCAGACCACAATCATTCACATCTGTCCATTTATCGCCCATATCACAAAAATTTCGTACAAAAAATTCTGCAAGGCTAGAGCTTGCGTTCTTAGGGACTCTCAAAAATACGAAATTATATTTTTCACATATTACCATTATCACCTCATCTTCGTCATAGAGGGCGACTGTATGGCCCTCGTCATGCACGAATCACTATCAAATCGGACCTCACCAAAGAGATAGGTCTGCAATCCATTAATCTTATCAGTATTTTTATTTATCATGTCATTAAATGACAGCGTATATGTATCAGGCTGAATGGTCCATTTCAAAATTTCATCTAATTCTAATCTAGGCATTTTTCTGCCAGTGTGCTCATTCCAGCGATTAAAAGATTCCCGAATCTCAGCGGGATTTCTGATCAAAATAATCTTTTTAAATCCTTCTAATAAGGTATGACGATGTGTATTATAACCAACATGAGACACAGCAAAATGACCGTCTTTTACATAACCAATGGAATCTTTAAATTTAATCTTTCGTGTAAAAAGGCCGGGGTCTTTCTTTGCCTCTTCGATTCTGTTTGCACGATATTTCTGAAAACTATTCGCATTTAAATGCATGTAACTCTGGACGATACCAAGTTCGACCAGAAGATTACTGCACAGATATGTTCCTGCCTTGGGCATGCTAATAATTATAGTCTTCATGGTGTTCTATTATAATCCATTTATTCTGTATTGTCAACTCAGAATTCATCGGTGCGTGAATTGTTGTTGGTGTATCGATCAGTTGATTCCAGTATACCAACCACTCGTCATTAAGTTTTGCTTGTCGTGCTTGCTGAACCCAACCAGATTTATTAAAGACCCTATCAGTAGTTGAATCCCATACATCCGAGAATAATAGGTCGAATCCGTACATATGGAACTCTGTATAACCAGAATTTCTCAAATGGTGATAAGCATTATGTCCGGTATTCCATGCGACATTGATGCCGTTCTTTTGAGACATGAATGGCTTTTCTAATATATGAAGTTTGGGATTACCTTGCAAGCGATTGATTACTTTCTTATCACTGGCAAAGATAACATCAACGTCAAAATCTGTAATATTAAATCCAGCCTTGAACCCTTCAATATCTTCCGTATAGAATCGATTCGATGGTCCATTGCCTAATAGTATTGCCTTCATACCAATAGATCATAGCCCGTTTTACGAATGCCCCGTCCAGTTGTTTTTACTACAGTCGGAATATTACCCCTGCGAGCATCGATAATTTTCACCCATTCATCATGGTCTTTAAGAGTACAGTGAGCGTTTTCTCCATTGGGAAGAATTGCTTTTGCTGGTGCCGTTGCAATACTAAAATAGACCAATTTCTCTGCGTAACTAAAAATTTCATCGATGACACCATACACAAATTCTTCGGGTATGTGTTCTAATACATCGGTGTTGATAACGCAATCAAATTTACCAATCGGCTTTTTATTCCATTCGTTTACACCCGGGTCATATTTCCAGAGTTGCTCAAGATTCCAGTATTGGTGAAGAAGGTGAGGAGCCTGATATTGGGTTCCATGACCGCAACCATAATCAAGTAATGATCGACACTCAAATTTTTCTAGCATCTCTTTGATGTCATCCTTGCATCTTATTACCGGATCATTATTTTCATAACCGCCGTTGTCGTAAAATTGTCTATATTGGTCTAGGTATTTCATTTTAATATCCTTTCATCTTCAAAATCGTCTTTCATTTTGGCTTTGTGATCCCTGTGGTAATGAATCAGACTTGCATCGAAACGTTTTTCAGTTGGGTTCAACCCCAAATGATAGTTAAATTTGACTGGGAGGGGTGAGTGTTTACCTTCGTGCATAATAAATGTGTTCAAAATACCTTGATCGAAACCACCCATTTGATTTTCAAGTGCAGTTCTTTTCTTATCTCTTTCTTCTATTGTTTTTGTGAATTCAAACATCTTTCTATACATTGACCGTGGAAATACTACAACACCAGAATTAATATGACCATATTCGGCAAACCAATTTAGACCAGGTTTATTTTTCCATCGATTTGTCGACATCATCCACCAGGCAGATATTGCATATGGATTGCAATGTGGGAATAGATTTTCTGCGGTCGTAGTAGCCATAATATCACTATCGATGAAACAAAGATAGTCAAAATTATGAAACCATTTGTGAGTGCCTTCATCCATGAATGGTAGAAAGATACCATAGAACGGAGGAATATCATTGGGTAATTTAGAATCGAAAAATTCGTATTCAGCACCTATTCTCTTTGCATATGCTGAGATGGAAGTGCGAGACATATTATGATACCCAGTACCGGTCTTTACATAAGCACCAGGTCTGGTTTTTCGTAGGACTTCTTGCGAGGGATCTCTGTAATATTGATAAATTAAATTCATAATAAAAAAATTTTGTTAGACTAGCAAATCATTATCCACCAACAATAAATCAAAGGCAGCTGTGATAAATCCATAATATAGTTCTCCAATTATTTCATATATTGTAATCTATTTATGCAGGATTATCTACTAGTATAATATCAAAAGAAGATGAAATAACTGAACCAGTATCACCAGTTCCTCTCACTTCAATATCAGTTTTTTCCGGAAAACGTAAGGGAATTGAATAATTCTGAGTAGTATATCCACCTACGATATCAACAATATCCTTTGTTCTAAATGGTGAACCACCATCTAGTTCTCTTGCTTTTAAAGTAACTGTGACAGCATTATTCATTGGTGCTACACCGATGTTCCAAGTAGTGAGATAACCAGTTTTTCCAGCTGGTATTGTATAAAGTGCAAGTTGAGTTTGACCCAAACCAGTAGTTGTCCCGCTACCAATAACGCCAATATCAGCAAGAACTGTACCACCTCCAGACGCTGCGGTGGATATAAGAACATTACCATCATTTGCCGCTAACACCCCAGCGGTTGCAACAAATGCTCTATAAACTCTTAGGAATGAAGCAGTAGAAGCTGCACCATTTACAGTAATCGTTTCTTCAATTTCATTAAAATCATTATCTAAACCTAGAACAGTAACCGTGTGAGCACCATCGTTGCCAGGGCCATCGTCACTGCTTGCGCTATATGCATAAATTGTACTATCAGAACCAACATCAAGATATTGATAAAGTCCTCCGTGCATCCAAATAGTTTCTGGTATATTTCCTACATTTGGATTTCTACCAAACTTATGTATTGCACTATACCCATCAACGAGTCCAGCTGCAATAGGAATATTCGATGCAACACCAAACGAATTGATAAGATTACCATCTTTATCTGCCAGCAAAAATGCTTCAAATAAAGTTTTATTATCTTGTAGATAAGCTTGGTTGTTTTTATTCCAAATAGCCATTTACTTTTGCCAGCCTTTAATGTATTCTGTTGAGAAATTGGCCTTACTGAATTCGAGTCGATCAACCAATTTGAGAGAACCTTTACCCAAATGATCGATTGCAACAAACCCTTCTTGACCAGTTGCTACAAATCCTGTTTTGGTTTTAAGTAAAGTGGTTAGACCTTCAACGGTATTAAGTTTATTGATTACCATGTGCTTTGCATCGACCATTAGATTATATAGGGTGAACACTTTTTCAAGTTCTTTCAGATTGCGCTTGGTAAAAATGGAAAGCGCTGCATCTCGTGCTTTAATTTGTGTATCTTTCCCTCGCTGTGATTTTTTACTGTCGATTTGAGCTTGATAGTAATCTTCAAGTTCTCGTTGAAGTTCGATGACAAATCCTGCGGCATCCCCGATGCGGGTTCCCTCGCGGACTTTCTTATTAATAAAGACATTCAATCTCGCATTTAGTGGATCAACACTCAAACTGTTCAACACTTTGGCATTAATCGTTCTAAACAATCTACCTGCCTGAGAGAGAAGTTCTGTCAATTCTGCTGTTTCTTGTTTTGTAAATGTAGCTGTACCAGCACGATCTTCGAAAGTAGCATCTACTGCCCAGACGGAGGATGTTGCTTTGAGACCTGGGACAATCTTCTTTCCAAAACTTGCTTGCATTGATTCAAAGTCTGCTCCTCGGTATGTTGTGTGCCAAACCACACCGATTTTGGATCTTTTGATTTGACGAGCAAGTTCGCTTTTTGCTGGTATCGCGTAAACAATCGTATTAGGATGGAAAGTAATATACGATTCTCCATCAATAGTTTCCGTTTGTAAATCTTCTGACGTATAGAGGAAATCACCTTGTATTACTCCTTCACTAATTCCGAGTTTCGAAAACTCAGCAAGGGCGACCTTGAATTTAGCATTCAGATCACCCGACAAATCATTATCAATCTCTGCGTCTGTCTTATAAATTTTTGGATTTTTATTGAACACACCTTTCTTTGCAACAAAGAATTTCCCATCAGTAGGATCAATTCCAGCAAAGATAGCCGGAGCTCCATCCCATTTGACGGTAACCGTTACAGGTGCAGAAGCATTACCTGACAGCATATCGCGTAATGCACGTAAATGGTTAATGACGTTTCGAGTTCCCTTTACTCCGCCATCAATAACTGAGTCTTCAAGGTGCGTCATATGCAGGTTCTTGCCTGCAGCTTCTTCTAGGTATTTTTTAAATCGTATCATATCTTTTTACTTGTACGAGAAAGTTTTGCCTTAGGGAATATACCTACTCTAGCATTCTTTACAACCTGTCCTGCGGCTCTTGCATCACCGCGTCGAGCTTGATATCGAATAAAGAAATAAGCCTCGAATTCACCCTTGGGGAAATCACCATTGGTTCCCTTGTGGGTAGAAGTAATCTTATAAGGTCCAGCACCGGTTCCAACGAGAGACATATTACCTAGATGAAATTCATCTACATTACTAATACTTGGTGCACCACCATATTCGGGGCCATAAATTGCTTCAAAAACAAGTTGCTTATCTTTAATCTTGCGGTAGAAAGAGTCACCCGATTGAAGACCATTTGGTCTGACTGCAGCCACATCTTTCATAAAGCTCTCGACGTCTCTATTTCTTGCATATCTCTTAGATGAAAGACCACCGTACTGTTGGTAATCTTTTGCAGTTCTTCCAGCCTTGTGTGAGATATATGCCTGTGGGTCACCTTGAACATTGACAAGGGTAAAATCTGATTTAGGTTCTTTACGTTCGAATTTACCAGTGGTACTTGCCAGATGAGCAGCATCCACGATACGACCATTGATTTCGATTTGAATGGAAGGTAGATTCTCTTTTGCAAGAATGGATGCTAGTTTCTCGTTGAAATCTGCTCTGGCCAATTCTTCTGCACTAGTACCAGATCCAACACCTTTACCACCAAATGATGGGGTCTTTAAAAAGTCCTTTGGTATAACCAGAGGACCTCGGTTGGTATTGACAGTAAGACTAGATTTATTGGCAGGAAATTTGCCGTCATCCTTTGTCATGAAGTCTGTCACATCTTGAAGTTCTGTGACATCAATAATGACCTCTCCATTATTCACCGTAGCAAAAGGTGACGCAGTAGCTACCTTTTTGATAAAATTTTTAGGACGATTTTCATCTTTTCTCAGGTCAGGTATGGTCAATTTACGGTATGGTATTGCCGATTCTATGAGCTGAGAAAACCTTTTGAAGCCGAACATCAGATAATCCTATTATTGTATAGATGGGAGTCTCATCTATTTATAATCATTTTATCTCAATTGAACGGAATCGTCAAATACACTGCGGCGCTTTTTACCTCTCAAGGTCGAACCAATATCAGTCTTATCGAATACGGGAGTATCATCATCTCGTCGACTTGATCCACCCGACTGACCACCACCATTACCATCAATGTTGATATTCTGTTGCGCGCTTTCTTCTAGGTCATAAATTTTCATTTTAGAACGATCAATACCAACAAGGAATCTGCGATAATAACTCAAATCACCCCATCGATTCTTGAGTTGTTTTAGCATCACCTGACCGAGCTCATCAAGGTGCTCAGAAGTTATGATTCCAAGAATGCAATCAGCAGTGTGAGTGATACCCATAGACTCAGAGGTATTGGTGAGATCCACATCAGAGTTGCCGTAGCCGTCACGATTAAACTGAGAACTAGTAACAACGGCACAATTAAATTCCATAGCGAGACCACGTATTTCCTCCGCAATTGATTTGACAAGTGTGTATGAATTGGCAGCTGCAGCGCCACGGACACGAGAGGATGCACAGATGTTGAGGTAATCAACAAACACCACGTCAGGTACAAAGCCCTTCTTCATTCGTAATTCATTTAGAAGATGCCGAAAATGACCAGCATGTGCCGATCCAGTCGGATATTCCTTAATCACCAGTTTACCCGGTGTCTTGGTCTTATATCGACCCATTCTTTTTTCATAAACGTCTCGTGGACACTCACCAAGTTCATCTAGTGTGATATCCATGATATTGGCATCAATACGTCTACCAATTTCTTCTTCAGCCATTTCCATGGTGATATACAACACATTCTTGCCATACATCAAATGGTTGGCTGCAAAGTGACATTTCAAAAGAGATTTACCACCACCAGTAGTGGCAAGTAGTACAGTCATTGATTTCCGAGGTAGCCCACCCTTGGTGATCTTGTTCAAAATATCGATATCAAACGGAATTCTTTCTTCCTTTCGATGATAGTATTCATATCGATCTTCAAACTCTTCAAGGAAGTCGTGACCAACACTAGAATCAAAGTTGATTCCTAGCGAATCAGATAAGATTTTTGGTATCGATCCCTTATCGTTTTCTTTATCTTGGCCATCAAGAATCAGAATCGCCTTACGGATTGAATTGTATAGGTCTTTATCTTGGCAAAATTTCTCTGTTTCAGCAATCAAAAATTCATTGCTGGTATCCTTGTCGACCTCTAATTGATCGACAGCTTGCATTACATTCGTATAAGTGTCTTCGTTTAAATCTTTTCTTTTATCGATGCTGAGTTTAAGAGCCTCCACTGAGGGAGGCTCCTTGTATTGCTCAACATAATCAACAAACGTTGAAAAGATTTTTTGAAGAGAGATTTCGTCGAAATAATCTTCCTTAATATAGGGATATACCTTACGGTAGTAGTCCCCATTAAGAATCAAATTCGACAGTATCGTCTTCTCTAACATCCTCAACCTCGTCAGCCATTAGTAGTTTAAATTTACGTTCAACGAATTCATTGAATCGGGGATCCGCAACCAGACCTTCGAAAAATTCATCATCAGTCTCAATGTCTTTAGCGCGTTTCTTAGGTTCAATGATTTCACCAGTATCCATATCTACCTTATTATACCATCCTTGATTGGCCTTTGTCAAGTGCCCAGATTCAAGTGCGAGATCAAAAAGGGAAGACCATTTCTGAATGCCGGTATCGTATAGTACCTTGAATGGAAGTTTTGATTTCTCTTTTACATAGCGAGATTTTTCAATGTTGATCGTAAATTTAAATCCAGCAAGGTCGGTACCATCTTTCTCTTGTGCCTTTGAGATAATAAAAATCTGATTGGCAGAATAGTAGATGCCCGTACCACCGGATACGATATTTTTCGGGAACAAGCCAATCTCTTTATAGGTATGATTGATTGCAACCAATGGAATGTCTTTTCCGGTAAGTTTGGGTGTGACGATGCGGAAGAGTGATTTCAATTGTTTTGCCCGAGACATATCGGCAACTGATTTCTCATTTTCAGCATCTTCGACCTCTTTACGAGAAGCAAGGTTACCGACAGAGTCGATCATAATAAAAACTTTATCACCCTTATCAATCTCGTTCAATCGCTTAGTCAAATCAAATTTGAGTTGTTCAACGTCTTCGATTGGGATGTGTAGAACACGATTTGTATCGATGCCGATTCCTTCTAGGTATTCAGGTGTAATACCATATTCAGAATCATACAGCATCGCAATGCCGTCATCGTATTTCTTTAGATATGCTTTCATGCAATAGAGTGACAAAAGAGTTTTGAAACTCTTTGATTCACCAGCAATCACGGTCAAACCAGGGATCAGACCACCCTTGAGTGAACCACTGAAAGCAATATTCACAATTGGCAACTCTGTCTGGATAGGATCTTTCTCATTGAAGAATGTGCTCTTCGACAAGATAGATGAACCCTTGACAGAACCTGCCTTGAGCATTTTATCAAGCAGACTCATATTATTCTCCCTTCAGAATTTGATATAGCTTATCTGCAAAGGCATCAAGTTTATCATAACGGTCAGGCCAATAGATATAATCTTTCTCGGGATTAGCCTTAAGATTATTCAGCAGAGGCATGACGGCATCATAGATAAGTTGAGCTTTGGCTGCATTCGATTCAGCAGATGCACTGGTTGATTCAGCGACTGCTTTTGCCTCACGAACTACATCGAGTTCATCAGCATCGACTGCGGTAAAGCCAAAATCAAAATCAAGTATAGTTTCTTGTTTATCCATACGGATCTCCGTTATTGATGTGGGGGCCCGAAGACCCCCGACGAATTAGTTATCTTATCCTCGTGCAAGTTCTTTAAAGATAGACAGGTCGTCGTCATCATCAGTAACAGAGTTATCTTCAGAAACAGCAGGAGCTTCTGCAAAGGTAGGCTCTGGAGCCACTTGAGCAAAAGATTTGCCTAGATCAAGATCATCTGATTCTTCCATGGGTGAAGCCGCAACCGGTTCATCTGCGGTGAGATCAAGTACTCGGTAGAGCTTGGTCTTCAATTCAGCATATGATTTGAAGTTCTTAGGATCAATCACTTCATTAAGAGAGTGCTCTTGAGTCCATACGCTTTCCATTTCAGAGTCGTCATCAAAGAGAGGTGCCGGAGCATCAAACTCAGATTTGTCATAGTTGGGGTAACCTTCGAACTGTCGAATCTTCAGTCGGAAGTTTGCACCCTCCCATAGATCAAAAGGATTTACGGGATCTTCATCTTCGAAGCTAGGATTCATCAAATCATTCAGCTTGTCGAAAATCTTCTTGCCGAACTGATAAAGGAATACCTTGCCTTCGTTTTCGGGATTCGCAGAATCCTTTACAACGTAGATGTTGGAGATATACTTGAGTCGACGCTTCTGCTTACGAGCCTGTTCTTTGTCAGCCTCGACACCAGAATTCCAGAGTTTAGAGTTGAACTCAGATACTGGATCATCTTGGTTGAGAGTGGTCAGAGAGTTTTCGATATACCAAAGACCAGTGGGGCCTTGGAAACCGTGATCCCAAATTCGCACGAACGGCATTTCTTCACCGGAAGGTGCGGGCAGGAAACGAATGATTGCGAAACCATTGCCAGCCTTGTCCTTCGTAGGCTTCCAAAATTTGCCTTCGTTTGGATCGGAGTAAGTCTTAGATGAGATTTTTTCAAGCTGCTGATTGAGCTTGTCGAGTGATTTACTGCGGTTCTTTTTGAGCGCTGCAAAATCTGTAGGTGCCATATTAGTTTCTCCTTGTATAGCGTTATATGTGCGATGTATTATCATCAACCAAAATGTTCGCGGACAATGTCTTTGAACTTCTTTTCATCAATTACTAGAAAGGGTCTGTACTTTCTAGCAGTTCTTATTATATCACGCGAGACTATTTTGTCAACCAATTTTTTATCCCAATAATCAAAAATATTTGCAAAGTGAACCAGAAGAGTAAAAGTCTCTAATGAGATCTGCTTTCGCAAATATGTAGTCATCACAATTGGATGTTGGCCATCGTGTGATACAAAGTTTGCCTGATAACTATCATCAAGCAATTTTAGATCGGATTTGAACGTATAGGAAAGTGATTCCTGCTTCTTTTTCCAATCTGTATACACCCGTTCACCTTCGTGTTCGAGTATATCTTTCACCCAAATGTTAGGTTTGACTAACATATTGGATAGAATTCTATTTATATAGTCTTCTTTCTGTGCTAATTTCGCAAAGAAAAATGCATCATTTCGGGCTCTAAAGGAATCCATAGATGCTCTGACCTTACCGTTATACTTATGGTAGTCATACCCATCTGTGGTAAAATGTTTCTTTAAAGCAAGATATTTTACATACGCCTCAAATGAGGTCTCATTCACATAAGTCGGTGATGTTGGGCTCATCTCGTTTCACCATTTTCAAATCTACTGCTTCAGTTCGTACTTTCTCTTTTAAGATAGAGGATTTCTTAACGATATCTGCGATTGACTCAATCTCTAGGTTGTTCTTTTCTGCGTAATGAACTAGTGCATCAATGTAAGGTACACCATCAGCAATCATCTTAGATATTTCGTGGTGAATTTTTTCGGGCGTCATTTTCACGACAGACATCAAAACCTCCTATAGTAAATGAATGATTATTATATCAGGTTTTATGGCATTTGTCAACCATAAAAAACGGCCTGACCAAACGATCAGACCGTTCATTATAATACATTACCCGTATTATGTCAACCTATATTATACAGTAGAAGTGTCTGTACACAGATCCACAATAATAGGTCGATCAACGTCGATGATCTTGTGTCTACCTACAACAGGCTCACAAATCTCGACATTGTGTTGCACCATAGGGATGGCATGCAAGCCTGGCATCAACTTACTGTAGTATGATGGATTCATAAGTGGGATTACAAGACCTGCAAAAGAGGCTATAATCATCACAGCAATAATGAAGGCAGTAACTCTCTCTTCAGTTTTGCTTGTCATTTTTTAGATCTCCACCTTCTCGCCCGTACTGGGGTCAGTAACAGTGTAACCAGCTTCGGCCCACTCTTGGAGGGTTCGACACTTACGTGTCATCAAAGATCCAGTACCGATTTGGATCTTAACTTTGGCGCAATATTCACCTTCTTCATTGATTGTCGCACGATAATCGTCAACAGCAAACGCAGAAGGAGCAATAAGCACACAGCACAATGCAATAAACCTTTTCATGGTTTCGGCTCCTTAAAATATATTTTGGGGGACTTGAGTGTGAAGAAAAGTAACATTTTACCTCTTTTCACGGTAATATATATACCCGTTCTAAGAGGTTAGTTCATATTTTTTTCATTTATTTTTCTCATATAATATATTCCCAGTAGGAATAATGGGGGCATTGCACCCCCATGAGTTTAGCTAGATGGGCATGCAGCTCCATCTGATGAGGCATCGTATTTCTCGTCACCACAACCATACTTGTTATCGTTGTTAGTATCGCATCCTCGTTGCCAATATTGCATTGTGAAAGTATAACCTTCGCTCCACGGTGTGTATGCTTTACACCACTCGTGAGTACCGAACGCTTCACCGTCAGTGCCATTATCTGGTGGCACGTAATCTACTTTTTCGGTTGGTACGATTTTTTCATATCGCATCGTTTTACCGTTATTGTAGACTGAACGTCTCCACAACTCAGATCGCTTCGAAACGAAAACATATTCGTCTTCAGCAACCGTATATACATCACCATTATCGTATGTAATGGTATGCGCCAATGCACTCGTCGAAACAAGTGCCATGATAACTAGCAAAAATTGCTTCATTTTAGATCTCCTTAAGTTAGTAGCTGCTACGGCATGCACCCCCTCGGGATGCATGAATAGAAACTTCATTTAAGGATTGGGATTGTAAAAAGTGCCTTGATCAACTGGATATAGCTTTACCTCTTCGAATAAAACGTCTTCTACATACTGCTTAATTTCTTCTTCACCCAATTTCATGGCCTTCAAAGAATTCCAGAGCTGTTGGTTCTTCTTTTGATTGATACAGTATCTATTGTGACTTTCCATACGATCCTCGCCCAACCAAAATTGTTGGTGTTCAATCTGTTCAAGATAATAATGGATCAATCTTATTGCAGTATCACAAAACTGCTCTGTCTCTTCACCCTCACGAACGTTTCCTGCTGCAACCATATGTGGAGAGAAAATTTCTTTTGCCCATTCAGGCAATTCCCTTTCTGTTTTCCACTCCAAGTCTCTGGTCGCAAGACCAAATGTAGTAATGATGGGGTGTGTTTCGTCGGATACTGGAGAGAAATCGAAAAATGAACCGCTGATCTTATTAGGTCCGGCCACAACATCCAATCCCAAGATCGGATAATGGAATGATGTGCCGGGAAAGATATTAATGTGCATCAACCAAAGTTTTGGTTTACCCTCAATAGGCTCAATGATTTTCAAGTGTGCCTTACGAACGGGGCCAGATTGCCAAAACAGATCTGTCCAACCTTCGAATTCGTGTATGTGTTTTTCATTATCAAAGCGCTCCATGTGCTTATCAAATATCTCAATGATATCAGTAGACAGTTTGCGCAAACGATTCAGTAGGGGTGTGTCCATAATATATTCAGCCATTAATTACTCGTTATTAAATAGTGTGTCCAATTCTTCAAACAGTTTTGTTGCGTATTGAAAACAAATAATTGCTTCATCTACCATACCATCATAAAGCAATTCACGAATGCCAGAGATTAACTCTCTCCTGTTTTCAAATTCGTACATGGTACCAGAACCAGGTACCCTCTTCTTAATTATCTGGCCACCGTGCATATCACCGAAGTGTCGTACATAAAGGTGTGCTAGGAGGTCGTCATTGTCCTCTAGTGAAAGGATATGGTCGATATATTCATCTACGGATCTGAGGTTTTCAGTGATCCATGGTAGATTATACTCTTCTTCTAGTTCACATAAATCTGATAATATCTTATCTGCACGGAATACACCACGAAGATCCTGTGCCAGGTGAACTCTTTCTTCAAGGGTTTGATATATCTCATACTGCGACTTTAAATAGTATTGATACTCGACCGGAGAGATATCACCACTTATTAGTTTGCCAGCAAATTTGGATTGCTCTGCCATATCGTGGTGTTTTTGAGTTAATTCTTTTAGACTAGATGCCATACGACTCCTCATAATAAGTTGGTGCCCCTGTTCGGTAGCAGGGCTGGGGCCACACCCTGTCAAGGCTGCGACTGCCTTGAGTGAATTTATTTATATAAATATTCATTATTACTTTAGTGGAGTTTTTTAAATGATGCTCAATGAGCTAGCCAAACAAGATAGAGAGCGATCTCAGGTGTTGGAATCTGGGAAGATACACGCAGTATTGGCCGCAACGGCATATGAAGATCCTACACTAGCAAAACCAATTTATAAGTCTATGGGTTTCACCGGACTCAAGTTCTTTGAGCATGATGGTGCCCAGGCTTATGCAGTTTGGAACAAAGAACATATTGTTCTTTGCTTTCGAGGCACGGAGCCAACTGAGATCAGTGATCTAAAAGCTGATCTTAATGCTTGGCCGGATCGTGGAGAAGTTGGGGGACTTGTTCACAATGGCTTCCAAAACGAGGTAGAGAAAATCTGGAAGGATGTTCTCAAGACGATTGATTCTAAATCTCATGCCTCAAAAAAGCTGACCATGTGTGGCCATTCGCTCGGAGGGGCAATGGCTACCGTGGCAGCGTCCAGACAAAAAGATAGAGTTCATTCTCTCTATACATTTGGTTCACCCCGTGTTGGTAATAAAGAATTTGTCAACGCATTTAGTGATGTTAAACATTATAGGTTCGTGAATAACAACGACATCGTTCCTACAGTTCCGTTCGCATGGATGGGTTATCGACATCATGGTGAATGCATGTATTTCAATTATAAGGGTTACCTGAAAAAATTTACTTACTGGGAAGACTTCATTGACGGTTGGAAAGGTAAGTGGAGAGCCTTACAGAAAGGTCAGGTATTTGACGGATTGTATGATCACGGTGCTAACTACTACTGTTTATATACAGCGAGCAACTATGATCAAGAGAAAGATACAAAAGGCTAGAGATTTAATATTTGAAATTGTTGATCCATTTTGGGACTGGCGCATAGGTACGCCAAATGTTATTGAAAGATTAGAGCGACTAGAAAAAGATAGTCATCCACCAAAAGATCTCTGTGAGTTTGAACAGTGGGAATCTTTAGATAAACGTCTCAAACAAATAGAGCAAAAAATAAGAAAGTTGGAGAAGCAATAATGGCTGATAACGATACTCAACGTGAGCTTATGAATCATTACAGTAATTATTTAATGGAAGAAGCTAAGTTTGAAAGCAAAGGAGTAAAGGCTGCTGCTGCGAGGGCCAGAAAACATTTAAGTGAAATCGGTAAACTGGCAAAGATACGCAGGGCCGAGATTCAACAAAAGAAAAACGAGATGGAGGAAAAGTAATGGATTGGTTAAAAGATCGTTTGGAAGAGCGCACTACTTGGGACGGAGCTGTTCTGATTGGTGCTGGTGTTGCATTTCTAATCTTCAAACCTATTGCAGGTTTGATTGCGTACGGTGCAATTGCTTACGGTGCATGGACAATCTATACTAAAGAAGATTAAATGAAATGGAAATTCTGGGAGGGCGACAGTCCTCCCACACCACCTCAGTCCATTGATGTGATGAAGGACGATACTGATCCTTCAGAGGTTAATATTGAAAACGCATATAAGACTAGGTGGATATGGTATCATACCATTTTGGCATTGGAAATTTTGATGACGAATATATTATTGATCGCTATACTCATTGTTCTATCAATAAAATTATAAGGAATTATTCAATGGCAGAAGAAGAAAACAAGACATATCACCCAGCCGATACTAATGGTGACGGTAAGGTAAGTGCAGAAGAAGAGCGTATGTATCTTGAGTTTAAGAGAAAGGAACTTGAAGATGCGGATGCAATGCGAGATGCTCAACGAAGTATGACATGGTTCGCACTATTTGGATTGCTTCTTTATCCCTTTGCAGTTGTACTTGCAGACTGGATTGGTCTTGACAGTGCATCTAAAATCTTAGGTGATATGGCTGCTACCTATTTCGTGTCTGTTGCAGCTATTGTGGCAGCATTTTTTGGTGGTCAAGCATACTCTGCTAAGAAGTAAACTAGGTGTCGGGCATTGCCCGACACTTCCCCATCACTCATTATAATCCAAAGATTCCACCGTAAAGAATTCTTTTATGAGTTCGATGTGCTCTGGCATCTTTTTAGATACCCAGACAAAATGTTTGTCACTCATCATTCCGGCCAAATGATAGTCGTGTTCTTCTAAAATGTCTTTGGTCTCGACCACATTATAGTCTTCGATTACGATAATTGGTTTGTATTTGTGTATCGTTCTGCGTGCACCTAAAAGAGCACTTCTTTCATGACCCTCTACATCTAACTGCATCAATACGATATTTTCAAAATCGAACATATCTACTGTATATGAATTGGTACGAGCACCATCAGTTGCAAGTTGTAGACCACCACTTATATTTCCCTCTGAATCAACATCTTGCTGTGAGAGATCTGTATTCACTAGAATAGATCCAACCTCATCTCGTAATGCACCATGAAATAGCACCACATTAGATAGGTCGTTTTCTTGAGTAGAAAGGTTTGATAGGTAGTAATTTTCCATCACGGGTTCAAAAGCAAAAATTTTGCCTTCTGGGTTTGCCTTTGAAAAAGATGGTAGCATATCACCAAAATAAGCCCCTGCATGAAGTACATCTTTGCCGGGAATTTTCGTGCATATATGATTGACTAGTTTATGTGTGAGTTCTTCGAATAAGAACCCTCTCATAATACACCGAGAAGCAGGATTATAAAGTGTAGTCTCAGGTACGTAGAACAGATCTGGCTTTGGATCCCATAGAGTCCACCATTCAACTTTTTTATATTCTATAGGGATCCTTTTATCCCTAATCAAAACTCTAAGAAAATTTGGTTGTGTCATTTAATTCCCATCTCAAATACTAAAATTGGTGCCGGATGCAAGAATCGAACTCGCGACCTTCTCATTACAAGTGAGCTGCTCTGCCTGCTGAGCTAATCCGGCTTGGTGATTTATTTATTTAATCCCATAAATTCTCATAATACTTGCCAAAGAGTCTGAATCCATTTGAGATACGTTTTTGTTCTGCGCGCATTCCTTTCATATCATCTGCATCAAAACGCATGAATACATCATCTTTATTTGCTTTACAGTCAAAAGCATAGATCATCTCATCGAGTACCCAATCCCAGCGAGCAAAAAAGAATTCGTCAGTGTCCCATTCGTTTTCTTTGGGTGGTGCACTTGTACTGCGTAGATTTTTAGGCACATCTTTATCGTCTACATTAGGGCCACCGTGTTTGGTTTCTTTGAATTGAATCAGCATGGGAAGAATAATAGGAGCAAGCGTATGGTCCATGCTCCAAGTGTCCCAACGATCAATGTGCACTTTTATTTTTTGTTGTCGTCTATCAAACCACAACCAGTTAAACACATTGTAAAAATCTTGGATACGATCATCCAACCAATTTAAACAGCGTTCGAATAGTGTGTAGTTTCTGGGCCAAGTCACATAACCATACTTTTTAACCATATAGTTATTGAATAGATTACACATCAGTCTGTTCGGGTAATTACCGATTTTGATTTTCATTATTTTTTACCATCGAAATAATCAGTCATCCATACAGCTGCATACCATGCTGCGACAGGAATGACAAATAAAAGGATTACCGAAAAATGCCAGTATGTCACTCACTCTTCCTTAAAGTGTAGCCAGGATATTCTCCGGTGTCTTCACATATTAAAGTTTCTTCCCAAACTAATTCATCACCCTCACTCCAACCTACTTCAGCTAACAGTTCATCGGGGATGGGTAGAATCAGTTCTCCGGTCTCTGGATCTTCTTGAACTTTTACCGTATACTTACTCATCATTTCCTCCGTTTGGTAGGACTGGATGGGATTGAACCATCGACCTCCCGCTTATAAGACGGATGCTCTAACCTCTGAGCTACAGTCCTAAATTGGTCCGAGATGAGGGATTTGAACCCCCGACCCCCTGCTCCCAAAGCAGGTGCACTACCAAGCTGTGCTAATCTCGGGTTATCTTAAGAATAAAAATCATCGATGAATTGCAGCGCCACTTCCATGGTCATACCTTCATCGTCGATAGAATAGATTTCCCTGTTACCACTCTTCTGAATCTTATCTTCGGAAATACCGAAAGATTCACAAAACTTACGAAGCTGTTTGTGCCTCATGTTTAGTACGTCATCTTTCTTTGCCCAGACTGCAACTTTAAGAGAAACAGAGTCCTCAGTAGAAACATCTAAGAAACATTGCATGTGTTGTCTCGTTGCAAGTTCCATAGAATGGTTTCCAGAGGTGATCGACATTCTATTGATTCGATTCAAAAAGACAGAATAGTTTTCGGTAAACCAATCTGGCAACGATTCGAAATTATCGTGTTGATCTTTCTGGAACTCTTCAAAAAGTTCTGAGAATTTAGCCATTACAAAGCACTCCTTATGGTGTCCGGCTACGGAATTATCACGTGGATCATATAATGAAATCAAGTAAGATTCAAGTATGAATGATTGCAAGTCGTCCTTATCGTCTCTAAACGATTCAAGATTTCTAGCAATGATGTATAAATTATCTGTACTGTAATCCTTGGATTTCACATGGGAGATGGCACGATTTCTATTACCTTTCCCAATGTACACAAATTTATCATCTTCTCTGTATCCGTATACGTATTGACCAAGGGTTTCCCAAAAGGCCATAGGTATGGATTCAAATTCATTCTCAAACATAAATGTCTTCCCGATTTATGTTTTCATTATAATAGGATTAAGAGTGCTTGTCAATAAAAATATAGTCTTTTTTATAATAATTTTTTAACCATTCTTCTTGGTGTGGAGTTATCATTTCTCGTGTGATTTTGTAGTTGGTTCTATTCATCACCTCTTCGGTCTGGAAGAATTTACCGATATCTTTTTTCCACACAAACTGAAACTCTTGGAAGTTCTTGGTATCAACAAACGAACACTGATCGTGGAAATGATGCACTTGATGAATATCACGAATTACATCCATATTCTCAAAGAATAAGTGCCATCGGGTCTCATAGTCGAAAGTTGCAAGGTTTGTGCCATTCAGGTGATGCAAGAATGCATGATTGCCATAACTCCAATATCGCTCGGTCTCAACTAAATAAGCATTGACTGTAGAGAGAAACCTTTCGATGGGATCAGTAAATATAACGATAGGCTTTGCAGTCCTTACAATCTCGGGATATCGCGGATCTGATCTCTTTATTGCATGACCTCTATCCCCTCGGCCGTGCTTTCCGTTGAACAATTCCTTAATGGTAACGGAACCACTTCTTGGTATCTCAAACCAATAGTTCTCTTCGTGTTCCGATAGTTTGTATAAGAGAGGCCACTTATTCTGATCGCAGTGCCAACATCTACAAAGAGTCTGTAGCGTCTTGGGTAATTGTAAGATATTAGGCCCCTGCTGTAAGTGATCAGCATTTTCGATTTTTACTGGTTGGGGGTGGCCTACTTGATTAAATTCTTTCAATAACTCATTACGATTTAACATTTTCTAGCTCAATTCAAAAATTTCATTTACCTTATCTTTTGGAATATCAATGATCATACCATCGTGTCGCTTCAGAATCCACTGATCGCTTCCTTCATTGTTCAGTTCATCCGGCAATTCACCTGCTTGTTCAAGCTCCACACCCTCTTTCAATGGGTGTTGATATAAGATTCTTACCTTTCTCATTACACCAGTACCCTATCGAATACTTGACTGGTAGAATAAGTATATTCTTTACCATTAGCATCGTACATGGTAAATGAGTAGTTCACCTCGCGGATATGATAATCGCCACTAGCAGATTTATAAGTGGTCATCACACTCTTGTCTTGATACGATACATCAGTCTTTACAGCTGGGTTTACTCGGTAGACATCTCTAATGTCCACGACGTTGTTATTTACTTCCATACTTCTCTAACTCCGGTTTGTCTGCTTTATTGAAAACGTAATTCGAATAGTCTTCAAATAATCTGAGCAACATGCCGTTCTCTTGCACCATTGCCTGGATTTGCTTTCTCTCGTTCGAACCTTTCACGTAGTACCTGTGGTCGTCGCTGTACACATAATACCAATCATGTGCTTCTAGTAGATCCCACAACTTTTGTACTTCGTTATCCATTCAGCACCTGTATCAAACCCCTATCCCAATTTTCTGATACGTCTTGTGCGTAATAGAAATTGTTATCTGGTAGTTCTCTGGTTTGGATTAACTTGCCGTCTTCCCACAAATCAACCACATACATTTCACCCGACTCTGTACTGGGTGAGGGTACCTTTCGAATCTCGCTGTGTCTAATTGTCATGTTTTTCTCCCATGTTGATGAAAGAGTATAGCATTCCAGCCTCATCAAACATTTGTTTTGAGTGCTGAAACTCTTTTTTCCATTTGTCTGGGTATTTATTGCTTTCTGGCATCACGACTCTCATGATACCACTACTGATTACACCCTTTGCACACTCAGAGCAAACTGGCAATCCCCAAATATAGAGAGTAGATCTGTGTAAAGAGACACCATTACCAGCAGCATTATAAATTGCGTTCATTTCTGCATGGACAGTATAACGGTACTTCTGCTCTTTATCTAATAAACGTTCGGTGAGATCAGCAACCTTACGAGGAAATCCATTGTACCCAGTCGCTAGAACTCTACGATTCTCATTAATGATTACAGCCCCTACCTGAGTGCTAGGATCTTTACTCCAGGTTGCAACCTCGCGAGCAAGGCGAAGAAACCTAATGTCCCAGTGATCATCGATCATTGGAATAACCACCCTTATGCTTGCGATAACCCTTTGACGCAGCTTTCTTGCGATCAGTAAACGTGGCAGGTCGATTGAACTTTTCCATGTTCTTGGCCACGGGGTTACCTTTAATCATTCTCGGTTTCATCTTTCTTTATGTCCAGTACCTTACCGTCTTTAAAGGGTTGTACCTCGACAACCGTTTCGTTTTCAATCATTCGAATACACGTGAGTGTGATCTTAAGATCTTGTTCAAGGAAAGCAATTTTACGTTGAAGCTCTTGCAGATGTTCGTAGTATTGCTCGAGCTCTTTTTCTTTGCGTATCTTACTCTCAATGATATCCGTTAATGTGATGATCTCACTCACGAATCACCTCAAAGGCAGGCTGCAACTATTTCTCGTTGCTCCTTATGATCTCGTACAACACGGGCAAGGTGAGATTTCAGCATGGTAATTGCCAGATCTTTATCATCCGTGCCATACTCATTGAGGTATTTATCAGCTAGGGCATCTACAAGGGCGTTAGACTCCTTATAGGTTAAGCCGGAACTAAATTTGAATGTGTCGATGTTATAACTACTCATAATATATCCTTACATTGGTTTCAAATCAAATTGGCACGCCCGAGAGGATTCGAACCTCTGACCGATGGCTTAGAAGGCCATTGCTCTATCCAGCTGAGCTACGAGCGCATTAGAGTCCATTCTCAAAGCCTTCGACCAGTTTCAACTGCAATCGTCGGGCTTCTTTTTCCCAAGGTTGATCCCAGTACTCTGCATTGGAGAAGTTGCGTTTCTTCCAATGGGTCAGTTGTGGGTTCAATTCACCACGGGCAAACTGCTTAATGTGTACAAATTCATGAGCAAGAATGCTCATCCAGTTGGAATACAGAGCAACATCGATGATGAATGCCCGGGTACTCAGGGGTTCACAAAGACCCTCTGTGGTCGTTCCTCGTTCAACGACAATGTTATTATGAACACGAATCTGAATGGTCGTTTTGAGACGGCTGATTCCTAGTTGCCTTGCAAAGCTTTCGCAAGCAAGGGTCACCATACCTTGTAGAGATTTGGGTAGTTCACCTTCTTTGGGTCCGCAAATCCATAAATCCATAAATCGACTCACATTATTAAAAGAAAGAAAAGGAACAGCACAACCAGGAGAATCGCATTATTGAATGCGAATTCCGCGACCTTGGCAACCAATCCCAATGCAACGGCGAATACAAATACAAACACCATAATGCAAAAGAGAAAGGTCATGATCACGGGATCCATAATTGTCTTAATACTCTGCTTCACGGTAGGCTAGATCCTCTCGACCGATTTCGCTCAAATCGAAATCTTCAGCCCTGTCTATATAAAGAACAAATTCAGAATTTGACTTGGTGAGATTCTTGAGAGCCTTTGCATTTTTGCGCTTCTCTCGTCGATCGGCCAACTCCAATTCTCGCATTGCAAGTTCAACATCATCTAGGTCATTGTGGTACATAATATATATCTCTTCTCAATTGATGATATGATTCTATCAAGCCCTAGGGCCCCTGTCAACATCTTTTTTCGGTTTTCTTAGAATATTTTGGAATATCGATATAACCATTTGAGATGCACTTAGGAATAGATTCATTGTCTGATGGTAGACATTATATAGGGTAGCCGACCTACTGTCAACCCTTTTTTGCAATTTTTTTCAAAAAAATTATGAACCGTAAGAAAATCAAATACTTAGCGGATTGACCCAAAAAATATCAATTTTTTTCAAAAAAATGGTTGACAGCCGTGGTCAATCCTGATACTATATGATAGTTGAAATGGAGTGGTGTGAATGAAACAGACCGAAGAGTTCCGAATTCTAACAGCGAGACAACACGTCCGTGAACGGATCGGTATGTATATGGGTTCATCTTCTAAAGAGGAGATCGAACGTTTCGTGCTGGGACAGTGGAAGAAAGCCACGTACGTTCCTGCACTATCGAAGATGGTAGATGAGATCCTCGACAATGCGATCGATGAAGCGATTCGAACCAATTTCAAATTCGCCAATAAGATTAATGTATCTATAGATGGCAACAAGGTGATCGTTACTGACAACGGTCGAGGCATTCCCCAAGATGAGGTGTATGATGAGACGTCGGGTCAAAAGATCCTGCGGCCCGTTGCAGCGTGGACCAAGGTCAATGCAGGTACTTCATTTGATGATGAAAGGGTAACGATCGGCACAAACGGTGTCGGGTCTGCTGCCACCAATTTCCTATCGGCCCAGTTTATCGGCCGCACCTGGCAGAACGGCAACCTCATCGAGGTCAAATGTAAGGGTGGTGCTGAACATACCGATGTAAAAGAGAAACAGCGAGATGGGTCAGGTACGGAGGTGACCTTTGTTGCTGATTTTGACCTTTTCGAGGTTGACAGTCTTGATGAGCTAGATACGGTCGCTCTGATTGAGGATCGATTGATCAGCCTTCAAATGGCCTTTCCTGAGATTGCATTCTCTTTCAATAAGCGCCGAGTAAAGGTATCAGACCTCAAGAGATATGCAGCTCTGTACAGTGAATCATGCGTGATTGAGAAATCGAATAACCTGTCATTCTTCTTTGCACCGTCTGAAGATGGTTTTCGAACCAACAGCTATGTAAATGGTGTGAATACTCGACAGGGTGGAACCTACGTCGACTACATCGTTAATGGTGTGATTGAAGAATTAGTGTCGATGATCAAACGGAAGCACAAGGTTGAGGTAGCAAAGACTACGATCAAAGGTGGTCTCACCTTCATCAAATTCAGCCGTAATTTCATCAACCCCAAATTCGACAGTCAGACGAAAGAACGGTTGACCAATCCCATGTCAAATGTACGAGATCATTTCGAAGCAGCTGGGGTTAAAGATTTCCAGGCCCTTGCTCGAAAGATTATGGGTACTCCCGATATCATTGACCCGATTATCGAGGCCCAACTAGCCAAGAAGATTGCAGCTGATAAACGTGCTGCAACACTTGCTCAGAAAAAGCTTCGAAAGGCCAAAGTGGCAAAACACATATCTGCTAACAGTGAAGATGCCACCCTTAAGATTGTCGAGGGTGATTCGGCCATGGGGTTCCTATTGAAGGTTCGGGATCCCAATAAGGTCGGGGCTTACCCTCTTCGTGGTGTCATTATGAACACCTGGGATATGGCTCCGGCCAATGTATTGAAGAACAAGGAATTGAGTGAATTGGTAGCCGTGTTGGGGTTAGATATCAACGACCCAGATAGTGTCGATAATATGACCTATCGAAACGTTGCAACTCTAACCGATGCTGACCATGACGGTATTGGTCATATCAGCCCTCTACTGATTGCCTTCTTCTACAAATTCTGGCCTCGACTGCTCAGCGAGAAGAGAGTCAAGATAACCAGAACACCTATAATGATCTCTACAAAGGGCACGGATGTTAAGTGGTTCTATACCTATGAAGAGGCTAATTCATTCAAGGCGGAGAACACCAGCTGGAAACATAGATATATCAAAGGCTTGGGATCTCTCCGTGAAGATGAATACAACAGTATTATTAATGATCCGGTCTACGATACCGTGACAGTTGATGATGCTTCAATTTTCCAAATGATGTTTGGTTCTGATGCTCAATTACGAAAGGAGTTCATGTTCAATGGTTGATATCACCGCGTTTGCTGAAGAGGTCAACAATACAAACGACTACCCAATCTCGGCTGTTGCCAAGAATGAGTGGTTGTCTTTTGCCAAATACACCGTAGAGGCTCGAGCAATCCCTAACATGATTGATGGGATGAAACCTGTTCAGAGGTTCTACCTCTACTCATCGATTATGAATTCCAAGCGAGATTTCAAAAAGGTCTCTGCTGTATCTGGTATCATTTCTGATTATGGATACAATCATGGTGAATCCTCTGCTGCTGGTGCTGGACAGTTAATGGCTGCAGAATGGAATAACAATATCTGCCTGGTAGAAGGTCGTGGTTCGTTTGGTACACGATTGATTCAAGAAGCTGGTGCACCTCGATACGTCTACACCCGACTCCACGAAAACTTTGACCGGTACATTAAAGACATTGATTTGTCCCCGAAACACGAAGACCCAGAACACGAACCCCCGGCATTCTATCTACCCACAATCCCTCTGGTTTTGGCAAATGGTACGAAGGGTATTGCAACTGGATTTGCAACTAACATCTTACCTCGATGCCCGAAAGATTTGCTCAAAAAGTGCGAAGACTACGTTACCTTCGGTAAGATTACACGAAACCCCAAAATCAAGTTTCCCGATTTTACCGGCAAGGTCTTGGCTGATCCTGAATCACCCAACAAGTGGATTGCATATGGCTCCTACGAGAAGACCTCGAAGACCGTAATGCAGATTACTGAGGTACCCTATGGGTTCGACCGAGAATCATATGTAAAGGTCTTGGATAAACTCGAAGAAGATGGTGATATCGTCGGGTACGATGATCTATGTGATAAGAACGGTTTCCGTTTCGAAGTAAAATTGAAACAGGTCACATCAGCAAAATGGAATGATGCAAAGATCATTTCCAAATTCAAGCTCAGTAAGTCGTTTGTGGAGAACCTTACTGTGATCGACTTCGATGGCAAACTTCGTGAATATGATGACCCTCGACAACTGATTGCTGACTTCTGCGAATATCGTCTGGGTGTTTTGTCTCAACGAATTGATTTGAAAAAGAGTGAACTTGAAGAATTGAACCGATGGTTGAATATTAAGATTCAGTTCATTCAAGCAGTACTGGATAACCAAATTGAGTTTAAAAACAAAAAGAAGGCACAGGTTGGAAAGCAGATTCTTCAAAACACGGATGCAATGGAAACTGATGTTGATCGTCTGCTCCGTATAAATATTATGAGCCTCACCGATGAGATGGTGAAAGATCTCAAAAAAGAAATTGCCCAAGCCAAGAAAGACCTGGCCTTTTGGAAAAAAGAAACACCAAAGAACCAGTTTATCTCCGACCTTGACGAATTGCGGAATCAAAAATGATTACTAACTACCTATCACCGGCATCATTTACAATCTCAATTGAGAGATTGCCAAACGTAGAGTTCTTCACACAGACTCTTACGATCCCGGATATCTCTACCTCTCCGGTCGAGGTAGCAAATCCACTAAAGGCACTGTATGCGACCGGTGATCGTGTCACCTATGGTGACCTAGACCTCAGCTTTGTCGTCGACGAAGATATGAATAACTATCTTGAGATTTTGGGTTGGCTCGAAGGTATTGGTTTCCCCGATGATAGCAATCAGTATAAGGCTCTTGAGAGTAGTAAAGCTGGTATTGTAAGTGATATTCGGGTGATCATTCAAAACAGCCACAAAAACCCGAACATAGAATTCGTATTCACAAACGCATTCCCCACAAGTATGTCGAGTGTCGAACTCGATATATCTCAATCTGATATCACATACCCAAAGGCAAATGTCTCATTTCGATATGATGATTTTAAAGTGAACAAAATTAATCGTTGACAGCCTGGTTAAAACTTGATATAATGATGAATTATGAAACCAGTAATTCTATACAAGCACTTTGATCAAAAATTTGTCGATGAGATTTTAGCATTCCGAACAGGATCGAGTTGGTTCAAAGGTCATATTCAGACCCAACCCAACTGGCCTACGATATATGATCCTATGACTCGACAAGTAGACTGTATCGAAATCAACGATCAGTCCGTAAAGGACTTGCTATTCAAAGCAGCCCAAGAATATAACGATGGTATGGATATCACCCATATCGGCGAAGTACATCTTCTACGATATAATACTGGTGGTAAATTTATATGGCATTCAGATGTTTTAGAGAAAAGAGAACATCAAAGAAAGCTTACAATGGTCGTTCAGCTGTCAGAGCCAGAAAATTATGAAGGTGGAAAATTACAGGTTGCTGGGTTTGGAATGGAACCGTTTAGACATCTTGGTGATCTAACCATCTTCCCTTCTAATATGAGGCACAGGGTAACACCGGTTACCAAGGGAGTTCGATATTCCCTTATCACATGGATTTACGGACCTCCCCGACCATTAGATGAGGATTGGCACTAGGAGTTTATAATGAGTACTGAAGACATAAGTGAAATGTGGTCAAAGGATGCACCGATTGATGAAACCGATCTCGTATCTGAAAGTCGTCGAATACCCAAACTACACAGCAAATACTATAATATGTATTTCAAAGAAGTTTTGCGTATTAAGAAATTGAAAGCAGAATACAAGCAATTAGAACACGACAAACGAGAATACTATGATGGGTCTATGGCTGAAGAGGATCTGAAAGATCGTGGCTGGAGACCATACCAGAAAAAGGTTTTGCGAAATGAGGTCGACAAATATATCCAGGCAGATAAAGATATCATCCAGCACAGTTTAAAGATTGACTATCATACTGCTCGAGCATCTTATTTCGAAGACATCATTAAGATGATTCACTCTCGCAATTTCATTATTAAGAATATGCTGGATGTAATGAAATTCCAGTCCGGCGATTATTGATGAAAGAGCAAACTAAGCGAATTCACAAAGAGACATTCACTCAGGTAATTACCGGCATTGTAATTAACTATCCGCTAAATCTTTTGATGCTCTATACCTTCATAGAGGTCTGGAAAATTCTCGACCCAGTGACAATCAGTATCATGACCACAATTGGATTCACTGTTGTGGCTTACGCTAGAATCTTTCTGCTCCGTTCCTATTTTTCCAAGAGGTATAAATAGGTAAAACGGCAATGAAAGGTTTATCTAAATCATGGGTGACGTGGTCAACGTCGAATATATCAATTCAGTTCACATGAAAGTTACTGCTGATCCAGGCATTCGACAAGAAATTTCCGAATACTTTTCGTTCAAACCTGAAGGGTGGCAATTCAACCCTAAGGTGAGAGCACGTGTTTGGGATGGCACCATTCGTTTGTATCAACCCATGAGACCAACTCTTTATGTGGGTCTATTACCCAAACTGAGAGAATTTTGCGAAGCCCGAGACTATCACCTGAATGTACCAGATGAGATCGGCTTAGATGAAAAGATCGACGATGATTACGGTATCGAGTTGGCAAAAGAGATCAACTGCAAATTCATACCTCGTGATTATCAGAATGATTATGTGGTCAATGCACTCCGCAAGCGACGATCTCTGTCATTAAGCCCCACATCATCGGGTAAATCATTGATCATTTATTTGATCCAGCAGCATTATTACCAGGCGTTTGGCCATCGCACCCTAATCATTGTACCTACAATATCTCTGGTGCACCAGATGGCCGGGGATTTTATGGATTATGGTTGTGACGAGAGTTTGATTTACCGAATCCAAGGTGGTATTGATAAGAATACCAAATCACCTATTGTGATCAGTACGTGGCAGTCGATTGTGAAACAACCAAAAGATTGGTTTGCACAATTTAGAGTGGTGTTGGGTGATGAGGCACACACATTCCAAGCCAAATCTCTCACCACAATAATGGAAAAATTAGTCGACTGTGAGTACCGACACGGATTTACGGGCACATTAAAATCATCTGAAAGTAAAACTCACCAGATGGTGCTGGAGGGGTGTTTCGGCGAAGTGAAAAGATATGTTGCAACGAAAGACCTAATGGAAGATGGTACCGTTGCTGATTTTGAAGTCAAGGCGATTGTTCTCTCACACTCTAATGACACGCGCAAGGTGTTCAAAGATGCACTGCGACAGGTGAAAGATAACAGCAGGAAATACCCGGCTGAAAGAGAGTTCATTGTCAATCACGAGAAACGAAATAACTTCATTAAGAATCTCGTTCATAGCCTAGAAGGTCAAAATAATTTGATTTTATTTGATCTCGTGGAGAAACATGGCAAGATTCTGGAGCCTCTTCTAAGGAAGGAGGGTAGAGAGCTACATTTCATTTACGGTGGAACAAAGGGAGAGGAACGTGAAAGAATTAGACACTTGGTTGAAAATGATCCTGATAAGAAACATGACATTCTTGCCTCTTATGGAGTATTTAGTACTGGGGTTAATTTGCGTCGGCTTGATAATGTAATCTTTGCATCAAGCAGTAAATCAGAAATCAAGGTACTTCAGAGTATCGGTAGAACACTACGAAAAGGTAATGGATCAGACAAGGCAACACTCTATGACATTACTGATGACCTCAGTGTAGGGTCATTTCAGAACTACACACTCAAGCACTTTCGACAGCGCATCGACATCTACTCGAACGAACAGTTCAAATTCAAAATCTATACAATCGATATCTAAAATAGTTGTTGACTTTTAGCCGAATCTGGTGTAAAATGATACCCTAATTTTAATATCGCATTGGAGGTAATAATGGCTAAGAACTATGTAAACAATAAAAGTTTACTGCAAGCCCTCATCGATTACAAAGCGGCCTGTAAAGAGGCTGAAGATTCTGGTGAACCCAATCCTAAAATTCCAGAATATATCGGGGAGTGTATTTTTCTAATCTCAACCAGACTTGCAACGAAACCTAACTTCTCTGGCTATTCTTATAAGGATGATATGATCTCTGATGGTATTGAGAACTGCATTCAATATATCCACAATTTTGACCCAGAGAAATCTGAAAATCCTTTCGCATATTTCACACAGATTATTTGGTTTGCGTTTCTTCGTCGAATCCAAAAAGAAAAGAAGCAAATGTATATCAAGTTCAAGTCCTCTCAGGCAATGATGACGGAAGCAGCTATCATGGATTCAAGTGACGTTCAGGTGCAACTGAATGAACCACCCGAATACATTGCAGAGTTCATTAAGGAATTTGAGTCTAAAAACAAAAAATGAGGTGTGAATGAAAATTGCAATTGTAACAGATATTCATATTGGGGCTCGAGGTGACAGTAGAATCTTTGCTGATTTCCAGCGCAAGTTTTTCTTAGAGGTATTCTTTCCCTACCTTGACGAGCATGGTATCACCACAGTGTTCGATCTTGGTGACACATTCGACCGTCGAAAGTATGTTAATTATTTGAGTTTGAAGCGTGGCCGTGAGTTTCTTTTTGATGAAATTGCTAAGAGAAACATCGACTTTCATGCGTTGATTGGGAATCACGATACCTATTATACAAACACCAATGATGTCAACTCGATGAAGCTTCTGCTTCAAGAATACCCATCATTCAAACTCTACGAGGATAAGGCAGAGCACCTACAACTCGGTTCGACCAAATTTTTAATGCTTCCTTGGATCAGTAAAGAGAATGCAGAATACAACCTCGATATGGTTGCAAACTCTGATGCTAATGTAGTGATGGGTCATTTAGAAATGAAAGGCTTCGAAATGATGAAGGGTTCGGTGTGTGCTCACGGCCTTGATTTGAAATTATTTAAGAATTTTGAGAATGTCTATTCTGGCCATTTTCACCATCCATCTCGTTACCAAAACCTAGAGTATCTTGGTGCACCTTATGAAATGACTTGGTCTGATTATGGTGGCTCGAGAGGATTCCATGTATTCGATACTGAGACTCGTGAGATGATCAAGGTTGAGAACCCGAATCGAATGTTCCATAAAATTGATTATGACGACGAAGATATGACCATTGAAGAGATTGCATCGCTTGATACCTCAATGCTCAAAGATACATATATCAAGGTCATTATTAAGAATCGAACAAACGCTTACCTCTATGACCTTTTCATGAGCAAATTAAATGATGAAGGTGCGGCCGACGTAAAGGCCATAGACGATGCGCTCAATCTTGAGTCTTCTGGTGTCGAAGAAATACTTGACGAGACCAAAGACACGAAAGAAATTCTACACAATTATATTGATTCACTTGAAACGTCAATCGATAAAGGCAAAATCAAATCGATGGTTGACGATCTTTATGTAGAGGCACTTAGCTTATAATATGAGAATAAATTTTAAACGTGTGAGATATAAAAATATCTTATCGACGGGGAATACGTTCACTACAATTGAAATGGATGAGAGTCCCACCACTCTTATCAGTGGTACCAACGGTAGTGGTAAATCAACATTACTTGATGCAATTGTGTTTGGGCTCTATGGCAAACCATTTCGGAAAATCAATAAACCACAGCTAGTAAATTCAATCAACCAAAAGGGAATGGTGGTAGAGATTGAATTCACGGTCAGTGGTCATGAGTATTTCATACGCAGAGGAATCAAACCTGCTGTATTTGAGATAATGAAGAACGGTGAATTGATTGACCAAGATGCAGCCAAACGAGACTACCAGACGTATCTTGAGCAGAACATACTCGGCATCAATTATAAATCTTTCAACCAAATTGTTGTTTTGGGTAGTGCAACTTATGTACCCTTTATGGAATTGCCTGCTCAAGCCCGCAGAGAAATCATCGAAGATCTACTCGATATTCAGGTGTTCAGTACCATGGGTATTTTGGCAAAAGAAAGACTCAGCAACAATAAAGATGCTATCAACGAAAACTCTTATCAGGTTGAAATCGTAGAATCCAATATTGCTCTCACCGAAGACAATAACGATAAGATCCGTAAGATCCGAGAGACTGAGGTCGAAAAGATCCGTGATAAGATGACTACACATATCAATTCTATCGAAGAAAAGAATGAGTTGATTTGTAAGATCAATGATGATATGCAAGAGCTATATGCCACAATCGATGACAAGGTAACTGTAAAAGAAAAATTTACAGAGGCTGGTCGATTGAAACAAGACCTCGAGACAAAAAATAAGGCAATCGAAAAGGAATTGAGGTTCTATCACGACAACGATAACTGTCCAACCTGTAAACAGGGAATTGACCATGATTTTAAGAATAATGTTGTGGAAGAAAAATCAAAGCGGAATTTGGAAATCGAATCTGGCCTACACGATATTGCAGAACAGATCAAAAGGTATCAAGAAAGGCTTGATGAAATTAGTAAGGTGCAAGACCAAATCCAAGAAAAGAGTTTCGAAACCTCAGAAATTAAGGCCGAAATCAAGTCTTCTAAGAGTGCGCTCAATGCTTTCCGTGAAGAACTACTCGCCGCAGAGAAAGAGGTTGAAGACGTCGATACATCGACCCTCAAAGGACTACAGGAAAGGTTATCGACGTATCAATCTGAAAGGAAAGAACTCTTAGATGAGCAGACTACTCTGAATGTGGTATCTACCATTCTGAAAGACGGTGGCATTAAGAGTAGAATCATCGCACAATATATTCCAGTAATGAATAAGCTGATCAACAAATACCTCGCCGCATTTGATCTGTTCGTTGATTTCCAGCTGGATGAAAATTTCAATGAGGTAATCAAATCTAGGTTCCGTGACACATTCTCGTATGCTTCATTCTCCGAAGGGGAGAAGCTGAGAATTACCTTATCTATTATGCTTGCCTGGAGATCGGTTGCAAAACTGAGAAACTCAGTATCGACCAATCTGCTAATTCTTGACGAGACACTTGATGGTGCACTTGATGGAGTTGGTATTGAGAACCTCATTGAGACTTTACACGGCCTGAACTCTGATGACAACATTTTCGTTATCAGCCACAGAGGTGATCAATTCGCAGAGAAGTTTGCCTCTCATGTTAAATTTAAGAAGATAAAGAACTTTAGTGAGGTTGCAGCATGAAAGGAATTAAAACCCTAAAAACCAAGGGCATGAGTTTCGAAGGATTGGGTGATGATCTGGTAGAACTTCATACTCTCTACATGGAATTCTTCCATAAAATGATGTATGATTGGTACTACGAGGTGCAACCGGATGATATTGTGGTTGACATTGGATCGTGTATAGGAATGTTTACGTGTCATGCATTAGACAAAGGTGCAAAAGAGGTTTATGCAATTGAACCGAACAGAGCACTGCTACGGACTACCCTCTATAATTCTTTCATGCACATATGTAATAATGCCAAATCGCCAGTAATCCCGATTAACGCATTTGTAGGTACATCAAATGAAAATGGATTTGGTGAATTTGACCCAAACGATGTACCCATGCTAGACTTTAAAGATTTCCTTAAATGGTATTATATCGAAAAAATTGATTTTTTGAAAATCGACTGTGAAGGCGGAGAGTACGATATTCTCACCAAAGAAAATCTTCCTTGGATCCAAGAGAACGTAAAGCATATTGCAGTAGAGGTTCACATGATAAATGAAGAGTCTCGTGAAAAAATCAAGCGGTTCCGTGATGAATTCCTCGTTGGTTTTGAACCTTGGAAAATAAGGTTCTCGGGAAATGGTATGGCACATAAACTGACAGATAATTTTATTGACAATTATAAGATTGGTGATTGGGGTGGATGCTTCATGGTCTACATCTGTAATGAATCTGCGCCACAACTCAAAGACCGACCAGTGGATTTTAAATATTGACATTTTGGTCTGCTTGTGATAGAATATCACAGTTCATTCAATAAAGGTATATCATGACTTCTTTCTATACATCCGTTGAAAGATTTGGCAACAACATCTTATGGCGCGGATATGAAAATGGCAAGCGCTTTTCGTACCGTGTTCCATTTCGACCAACTCTCTATCTACACACACCTAAGAAGGGTGGTGATTACAGGTCTCTCGTCGGCAACAAACCTCTGAATCCACACAAGTTTGGAGACATGCGAGAGGCTAAAGAATTTATCGAAACGTACAAAGATGTTGGTAATATGCAAATCTATGGCACTACCAACTATACTGCTCAATTCATTCAAGAAAACTATCCAGGCTCAATTGAGTTCGATATTAACCAGATCAATGTTGCATCATTCGATATTGAGGTTGATATTCGTGATGGCTATGCTGATATCGAACAAGCCGATAAAGAGGTAACATCGATCGCATATCACAGTTCTAGGAGTTCGAAATATACACTCCTTGCTGTAAAAGACTTTGACAAATATGCAACGATTACTGGTATCGATCCAGATGATATCGACTTCATCAAATTCGATAACGAACTTCAATTGCTTCGACACTTCGTAGAACTCTGGTCATCTGATTACCCAGATGTTGTCACTGGCTGGAACGTGGAATACTTTGATATCCAGTACGTTGTGACCAGAATCATTCGACTGTGTGGTGAAGATTTTGCCAAAAGACTCTCACCTTGGAAACACATTCAAAAGAAATCACACGAGGTGTTCAACAAAGTTCAATCGACGTATAAGATCTCTGGCATGACTGTCATTGATTACATGGACGCGTTCAAGAAATTCGGTTACAAATATGGTACCCAAGAATCTTATAAACTCGACCACATTGCCTATACGGTACTCGGCAAGAAGAAACTTGACTATTCTGAATACGGTAACCTCACGGCTCTCTACGATGAGAACCCTCAGCTGTATCTTGACTACAATCTTCGTGATACCCAATTGATCTCTGCTCTTGAAGAAGAAACCAGTCTTCTGGCTTTGGTTATGACCGTTGCATATGGTGGTGGGGTAGATTATAAAGACGCATTTGGTACCGTGGGTATCTGGGAGACAACGATCTATCGCAGATTGATGTCTGACAAAATCGTGCCACCTCTCAAGGGTGGCCCTGGTGATCACTTAGATGGTCTCGTCGGTGGTTATGTAAAAGACCCAGTGCCTGGCATGCACCCATGGGTCGTATCGTTCGATTTGAACTCTCTGTATCCACACCTTATGTTACAGTATAATATGTCACCTGAGACATGGGTCAGCGACAGGCGGGAATATGTGACACAAGAAATGGTTCTGAATGGAGAATTCCAAAATGATGACCCGTCTGTGTCTGTCTGTGCTAATGGAGTGTGTTTCAGTAATGAAACGGTTGGCATGATCCCCGGTATCATTGATGAATACTATAATCGTCGATCTCTGGTCAAGAAACAGATGCTTGCGGTAGAACAGCAACTCGAGGTGGAGACCGATGAGAGAGAAAGAAAGAAACTCAAACGAGAGGTGAATCAACTCCACAACTCACAAATGTCGATTAAGATTGCCATGAACAGCCTTTATGGTGCTACTGCTAACAGATACTTTCTATACTATATTTCTGAAATGGCAGAGGCAATCACCACATCTGGTCAGTTGTCTATTCGATATGCTCAGAAATCAGTCAACCAATACATGAATAAGATTCTGGGTACCGAAGACAAGGACTACATTATCTACATCGACACTGATTCGATCTATGTGAACTTTGCTGATCTGATTCAAGAGGTCTATGGTACCACCGATATCGACCGAAAACAAGGTGAGGAATTCCTTGATAAGGTGTGCTCCACCAAAATCGAACAGGTGATCGAGCAAGGATACGAGGAACTCAGATCAAAGATGACCGGATATCGTAACGCAATGGTGATGAAACGAGAAAAGATTTCAGACCGTGCAATCTTCGTTGCTAAGAAACGGTACATTCTCAATGTGCTCAACTCTGAAGGTGTTCATTACGAGAAGCCAAAAATCAGTGTGACTGGTCTTGAATCGGTTCGATCTTCTACTCCAGAAATCTGTCGAGAGAAAATGAAACAGACGTTTGATGTGATTATGAATGGTACCGAATCTGATACTCAGAAATTCATCAAAGACTTCAAAGATGAATTCCAATCGGCACCCATCGAAGATATTGCAAAGACTTCTGGTACTGACGATATCGAAAAATACAAAGACCGTACCACCCTATTCCGTAAGGGTACCCCGATTCACGTTCGTGGCTCTATACTATATAATCATCATCTGGCACAGAAAAAACTAAATAAGAAGTATGAGTCAATTCAGTCTGGTGATAAGGTAAAACTGATCTATCTCAAGGTCCCCAATCCTATTCAGCAGAATGTGATCAGTTTCCCAGGCGTCTTGCCGAAGGAAATGGAGTTGACTAAATACATCGACTATGATACTCAATTCGATAAAGTTTTTCTGACACCGATCCAAGGTATCCTAGATGCACTTGGTTGGTCTGCTGAGAAGATTGATACCCTTGAAGATTTTTTTGGTTGACAATCAAAACATTTTGTGTTATAATAGACGAGATATATTAGAGGTACTGCATGAACAGTAGTTTAAAAGAATACACCAAAGACACATCGGTCGAGTATGATGACATGCTCGACTATGTCGCAGATGAAAACATCACCGATACACTGTCTGAATTTCTTGGGGAAGAACAAGAATACAAGCCAACCGTATCACGAGGCAAGGCAGATCCCAATTTTCCAGAATCGTGGCAGACGTTGTATGTGAATTTCGAAACCGAACAAGATTATATTGATTTCATGTTGGCAATTGATGAGAAGCCCATGCCCAGATTGAAATCAGTTGTATACAAAGGTGGCCGACAAGATAATGGCATCTTGGACTTATTTTAGGAGTTATTATGTATCAACCTGCTCAGACACATGAAGAATTGCAACACGAATGGAAAAATCAGTACATACAATGGTATGCTGCTGGGATGCCCTCTTTCCAAGCTCCGAAGAAAGAAATTTTCAAACGGCTACCCATTCACTTCAAGACGCAAGAAGATCGTCAACACTTCAGTGATCGGCTGGGATACAATCTAACAAAGAAAACCAATTACGTCTATTACCCAGAAAAGGGCCGTGAAGCAAATCGAATGAACCGTTACGAAGAAGAAGATAACGGTCTGCTTCCTCGGTACCCGATCTATATTATCAGTAAGGGTCGATGGGATACGCGACACACTGCAAAGTCGCTAGAAGAATTGGGTATCCCTTATTTCATTGCGGTAGAACCTCAAGAGTATGACAAATACGTAGAGGCAACACCACCGGGTCTTGGAACGGTATTGAAATTGCCGTTTTCTAATCATGGTAAGGGATCTGGGCCTGCACGTAATTGGTGCTGGGAACATTCACAGGCAAACGGTTTTGAAAGACATTGGTTGATGGACGACAATATCGAGCGCTTCATTCGACTACATAATAACAAACGATATCGTGTTGCTAAGGGTGCGGCTATCTTCCGTGCTACCGAAGATTTTGTAGACCGATATGAAAACATCGCACTTGCTTCTTTTCAATACAAGGCGTTTGTGGTAGAGGGTTGTCCGTATCAACCGTTCATTCTCAATACACGAATGATGTCCTGTATTTTGATTGACAATAACTGTCCTCACAAGTGGAGAGGCAAATTTAATGAAGACGTTGATCTCAGTATTCGTGTTCTCAAAGAAGGGCTTTGTACTGTTTTGATGTATGCTTTTGTTCAAGGTAAACTCCGAACCGGTACGGTCAAGGGTGGAAACACGACTGAGGTGTATGAAGACTATCAGGTAGATGATGAAAACGATCCAGCGTATAATAAATCTAGGATGCTAAAAGAAATGCACCCAGATTGTGTTACACTGGCAGAAAGATATGGTAGGGTTCATCATCACGTAGATCTTGATGCAATCAAAAACAAAGATGGGTATCCTGCACGACAAAATGCTTTGATATTAAAGAAAGATGTACCCATTATTAATAAGGTAGATAACTACGGAATGAGATTGATGCGCAATTGGGGTACTGATGAACAATACCCAGACCCCAGTTTTGAGATCGATGAATTCCCTGCTGGGAGGCCTTCAGTTCATGGCTAAAATATTAATTACTGGTGGTGCTGGCTTTGTCGGTTCACATCTTGCAGAAAGACTGGTCGCAGATGGCCATGAAGTTATCTCTTATGATAACTACTTTACCGGATCGAAAGATAATCATGTTGACGGTGTTACCTATATTGAAGGTTGTACGACACTACTGACACCGAATCATTTCTTTGATCTGGATCTTGTATATCATCTGGGTGAATACTCTCGTGTAGAGCAATCATTCGAAGATATTGAACGTGTACACAAATACAATATCGAAGGTACCACTCGGGTCTTAGAATGTGTTCGTGAATGGGGCTGTAAGATTATTTACTCTGGTTCTTCCACTAAATTTGCTGACCGTAATGACAAAGATTATGTGATGAGCCCCTATGCCTGGTCTAAGGCAAAGAATACCGAATTGGTTAAGATGTATGCTGAATGGTTCGGTATCGATTATGCTATCACCTATTTTTATAATGTATATGGCCCGAGAGAAATCGCAGACGGCAAGTATGCTACATTAATTGCTAAATACTCTAAATTGATGGAACTTTCTGGTGTATTACCGGTTGTATCACCTGGTACTCAACAAAGAAACTTCACACACATCGACGATATTGTAGATGCTCTGGTTCTGATTGGAGAAAATGGTCATGGTGATGAATATGGTATCGGTCACCCAGAGAGATTTACTGTATTAGATGTTGCAGAAATGTTCGGTGGTGAGATTGATATGTTGCCTCCCCGGCCAGGAAATCGAATGGCAGCAGATGTAATCACCGATAATACACGAGCACTTGGCTGGGAACCAAAAAGAAATCTAGTAGATTATATTACTAATATGTAATCAAGGACTAATATTATGATTCAAGTTGAAAACTACATTGAGACCAAACCGTCTTTATTTGCCTTTGTAGAAGATGTTGAACCAGAATCGACGTTCAATGTTGCCGATCTGGTGAGAGATTTGATTGCTGATTATTCGAATCAAACTGTTCAAAAATATACCGTCTATATTCCATCAAAGGGCAGGTCAGATCAACACACCACTTATGATATCTGCAAGGAAGAAAATATTCCTTGTAAGGTTGTAGTGGAACCTCAAGATTTTGAGCAATATGCACAGAATATTGAAACAGACGATATTTTGGTTTTAGATAAAAATGACCAGGGTGTTCAATATGCCCGTACATGGATTAAAAGATATTCGATTCAAGCCAATGAAGAGTATCACTGGCAATTCGATGACGATATGAGATCATTTACCATGAGGGTTGATAATAAGAACAAGAAGGTAAGTGTAAGACACGCAATCTCAATCATCGAACAAGTGGCAACCCTTTTCGAAAACTTTGCGGTTGGTGGTATGACCTCAAGTGCATTTGCTTTTTCTAAGCCAGCACCTGTAAAGACCAATCAACTGGGATACGGTTGTACCTTTATCAATAATGGCTTTGACCAAGAATGGAGAGATAAGACTGTAGAGGATTGGGATTATACCTTACGTGCATTAGAAGCCGGAATGTGTACCCTGTCATTTTCTCATATCAATTTTCAAACTCCCTCGTCTGGTACGAACAAGGGTGGCAACAATCTTACCGATTGGGCTACCATGGAAAAGAGAAAAGAATTCTATGATTACTTTGCCTCACTCTGGCCGGACAATTTTAGGGTCGTTGAGATAACAACCGAGAGTTCACGTAAGGGTTACAAGTTGGAACACAAGAGGCGCTTTTTCAATGACTACAAAAACCTAAAATTAAAATTAAAAACCTCTTGACAAATAACACGAGGTGTATTATAATGAACACTTACCTTAAAAGGATATCTCTATGAAGCACTGCATCATTGACTTTGAGACCATGGGCGTAGATGCAGGTAACTGTGTAGTTATCGACATGTCAGCATTTGTATTTGACTGGGATAGATTCACCTCAGCAAAGCCCTATGGTTTCGAAGACGTTGCTGATGTTAGAAAATTCAAGTTTGATGTGAAAGAGCAGGTTACTAAATATAATTTTACAATCGACCCAGATACCGTAAAATTCTGGGAGAGTCAACCTTCAGACGTTCGAAAGAATATTGCTCCGAAGAAAACAGACATAAGTATTGAACAGTTTACCGACGACTTCGTAGATTTCCTCATTCCGCATGGAAAGATTTCTTATTGGTGGTCACGATCTAATACTTTCGACCCTGTTATTTTGTGGCGCTTATATAATGCTGTAGGTAAAAACAAGAAGATTCATGAGTATCTACCTCATTGGACTCTCCGTGATACGAGATCGTGGATAGATGCAAAATTAGATTTCCCAAAAAAGAATGGGTTCTGTCCAATTGAGGACGAACAATTGTGGGAATCAACATTCAAGCATCATGATAGTGCTTGGGATGTATTGGCAGATGTAATGAGATTACAGCGCATTGATCGTGCCGAAAAACTTTGACTATATACACTATGGAGAAAAAAATGTTCACACAGGCATCAATCGCTAAAGTAGATATGCCCCCAAACGGGATCAAATTAGATATGGACAATAATAAATTAGGGCTCGGTATTGTAGGTAAAGGCTTCGTTGGTGGGGCTGTTTCTGCTGGATTTGATACCAAGAATGTTAGACAACACGTGGTAGATCCCAGGCATTCGACACTGTCGCTTGAAGACCTGGCTGATATCAACCCAGATATTATCTTTATCTGTCTACCCACTCCCTGTCAGCTGAATGGTAAGGTAGATGCATCTCTGATTGCTAATACTCTACACAAATTTAACAGTGAGAAATATGAGGGTATTGTCGTTATCAAGAGTACCGTGGCTGCATCTGTACTAGATGCCTTTGTGAAGACATATGAAAATTTGAATATCGTTTATAATCCAGAATTCTTGACCGAGGCAAATGCTAACGACGATTTCATTAACCCACCCTTTCAGATCTTTGGTGGTGAATGGGATCTATGTACAAAGGTCGAGCAGATGTACATTCAATACAGCAAGGTCAAGCCCGTACCGTCATTTAAGATGGATATCAAGGCTGCAAGTTTTCTTAAGTATACCGTCAACAGTTGGTTGGCAACCAAGGTCACTTTCTTCAATGAACTGAGACTCCTTTACGATACATATAATATGGAAACATCGTGGGAAGAGTTTGTTGGTGTTTTGGCACACGAACCACGGATTGGTGCATCACATATGAATGTACCTGGCCCCGATGGTCAATACGGTTTCGGTGGGAATTGTTTCCCGAAAGATACCAAAGCCTTTGTAGAAGAATCCCGAAATTCTTCTATGCTGTCATTACTGGCAACGGCAATCGAACTAAATAATTCAATGAGAAACAGCGTGAAACTAGAAGAGGTAAAAAATGGCTGAAAACAATTTGAAGCGTGAACTACTCGAAGCACTGAAAATGGGTTTCGAATCGAACATCCAACGGCATAAAGTAAATATTCAGGTGTTACTAAATAATGCTGTTGGTGTTGCAGAGCACCCTGACGTTATGGAAACCGTCGAAGGTGAACTGTCGAAAATGGCTGAGTATGAAGATAAACTTGAAATGCTCCAAAAATACTTCTAATCGGAATTTTTTATTATGGACCTAAAAATCAGTACCGAAGATCTTAGAAAGTACAGTCTCTTTGTAGGTACACCCATGTATGGTGGTCAGTGTTCTGGTTTGTTCACTAAGGCATGTACAGACCTTTCCTTGGTTTGTGGTGCACACGGAATCCCACTTAAATTCTATTATCTTTTTAATGAGAGTTTGGTACAAAGAGCTCGTAACTATGTCGTAGATGAATTTCTTCGGTCTGATTGCACTCACCTTCTTTTCATTGATTCCGATATTGGGTTTCAGGCAAGAGACGTTCTTGCACTTCTAGGGATTCAAACCTCTGACCCCGAAAAATATAATATCGTGACTGGCCCTTACCCCAAGAAAACAATTGCTTGGGAAAAAGTGTCGAAGGCAGCTGCAGAGGGTTTTGGCAAAGATGATCCTTTTCAACTGAATCAGTTCACTGCTGATTACGCATTCAATCCTGTTAAGGGTCAAACGAATCTTAAACTATCGGAGCCCATCGAAGTGGCAGAAGCAGGAACTGGATTCATGCTTATCCCTCGGGAAGTCTTAGAGAAATATAAAGAGGCTTATCCTGAACTCTCTTATAAGCCCGATCATGTTCGAACAGATAACTTTGATGGTAGCAGAGAGATCACAGCATTCTTTGATTGTGTGATTGACCCCGAAACCAAACGATATCTGTCTGAAGATTATTTCTTTTGTAAACAGGCCCGAGCTATTGGAATCTCTGTATGGATGTGTCCTTGGATGCAACTGAATCATGTAGGTTCTTATATCTTTACTGGTAATATGGCTGCAATTAGTCGTATCGGTGCATCTGCTACGGCAGATAAAACGGCCAGTAGAAAAAACTACAAAAAGAAGAAAAAGTGATTGACATTTAACCCAACTTGTTATATAATGACACCTAAATTTGAAATGGAGAAATCTATATTATGAAATTTTCTGAACGTACACTAACCATTCTCAAGAGCTTTGCAGGAATTAACAAATCCATTCTCATGCGAGAAGGGAGTGTTCTTAAGACAATTACACCTGAAAAGACTCTCATTGCGATCGCTAATATCCCTGATGAGATCCCGTCAGAAGCATGTATCTATGATATGTCTCGTTTTCTGTCAATTTTATCGCTTTACGAGGATCCCGATGTTGAGTTTAATGATAAATACTTCATTATCTCAGAGGGTCGGCGTCGTACCAAGTACATCTACGCTGACATTTCAATGATTCATACTCCGCCTGAGAAAGAGATTTCGATCCCTTCCGAAGACGTTGTTGTTGATGTGAAATGGGATGATTTACAGTCCGTACTGAAGGCTGCTGGCGTCCTTCAGTTTAGTGAGGTTGCATTTGTTGGCGAAAGCGGCAAGTGTTATCTCAAGGCAATCGACAGTTCTACCGAAAATGCTGACGACTTTGATGTTGAAATCGGAGACACTGACGATACGTTTAAGATTATCATTAAAACCGATAACCTTAAACTGCTACCTCAAGACTATCGGGTTACGCTTTGCAGCAAAGGTATCTCAGAGTTTCGAGGCAAGGATGTCACGTACTTCGTGGCAATTGATTCTAAGTCGACTTATAACAAAGGATGAAAATTATGAATGAGCAACAAGAACAGGTCACTATCCAATTGGGTGATATTGCAACTCTGGTACAGGTTATCGATGTTGTATCTCAACGTGGTGGCTTCCAAGGCCAAGAATTGGCAGGAGTAGGAATGCTACGTAACAAGCTCGAGATGTTTGTTCGTCAGAACAGCCCCGAGCAGGACGGTGAGGCTATGAAAGAAGCTGGTGCCGCTCCGGTCGATGTGGACGTTCCACCCGAAGGTCCGCTCGCAGACAAAGTGGTTGGCTAACAATCACTTCTTATAGAGGGATCTACGGGTCCCTCTTTTCTTTTTTATTATGTTTTTATTTGATGAAGGTTTTATATTATGTCCGTTGATGCAAAATCAAACGAAGTGTTATGGGTTGAAAAATATCGACCTCAAAAAATTAACGACACTATCCTCCCCGAAAAAACAAAGGCGATGTTTCGAAAATTTGTCGCCGATAACAATGTCCCAAATCTACTACTAACCGGTGGCCCGGGTGTTGGAAAGACCACTATTGCTAAAGCTATGCTCGATGAGCTTGATTGCGATTACGTTGTCAAAAACGGTTCTCTTAATGTCAACATCGATACCCTACGATATGAAATCTCAACGTTTGCCTCTTCCGTTTCCCTCGCTGGTGGCCGGAAATATGTTATCTTTGACGAGGCAGACTACCTCAACGCTGCATCTGTACAACCCGCCCTCCGTAACTTTATAGAAGAATACTCTTCTAATTGTGGGTTCATCTTTACTTGCAATTTCAAAAATCGTATCATTGCTCCCCTCCGTTCTCGGTTATCTGAAATCGATTTCTCTATCGAACAAACCGAACGTCCTGCACTTGCTATGGAATTTTTCAAGCGCGTCAACACAATCTTGCAACAAGAGAATATCGACTACGACAAAAATGTAGTTGCCAAAGTAATCGAAAAACACTTTCCTGATTTTCGACGTGTTCTCACCGAACTGCAATCGTATGCTGCATCCGGTAAAATTGATGAGGGTATCTTCGTCAATATCAAACAAGAATCGATTGATTCACTCTTTGCTCTGTTAAAGGCAAAAGACTTTACCTCGATGCGCAAATGGGTTGCTAATAACTCTGATCAAGACATGAACGAGATGTTTCGTAGAATCTATGATGCTGCAACCGATCGAGTTGAATTTCGATCCTTGCCCGGATTCTGTGTGACCCTTGCTGATTATATGTACAAGGCAAATTTTGTTGCTGATCTAGAGGTGAACATGGTTGCATTCCTCACCGAGGTGATGATTGAGTGTGAATACAAGTAATGGTTTTTCGTAGAGGCATTGACCCATATCATGTTTCAAAAGAAAAGGCTACTGAACGCAAAGAAATTTGTAGATCTTGTGATTCATATCTAAGCATGACCGACCAATGTAAAGAATGTTGGTGTTTCATTAGTCTTAAAACAAAATTGAAGAAACATCTAGGTGGTGAATGCCCGAAGGGGAAGTGGTAATGTTAAAGAAAAAAGTAACTTGCTTTAATTGTGGTAATAAGGTTGCTTTCAAAAAGGCTTTCACAATTAAACTAAATACGTTAGAGGGTGCACACGAGGTTAAGATGTGTGAACCTTGCTCAGAACAATTCGACGAGATAATGAAAGAGATAGAGGAGGTTCGCAGTGAAGGATATCAGTCCGTTTGATTTTATGAATGCAGCCTCTTTCTCTAAAGAGGACCTGATCGGCAACAACGAGAATCCAGAACTGATCGAAAAACAATATGCTGCTTATATTGTGAATCGAGGTTTTGCTAATTTTGACGATACGATCTTACACGCGAATGAAATGAACATGAGGCCCCATCTTTTCTATGCGGCTCAATTCGATTATTACCGTGGTGCTCTACGAAAACGCAAAAGATTTTCGAAATGGCCTAAACAGACCAAAGATGCAGATCTGGATGCAATACAAGAAGTATATCAGTGTAATAGGACTGTTGCCAAATTATATCTTAAAGCCCTTTCAAAAGACGACATGAAGCGAGTGCATGACCGTCTAGTTGTTGGTGGAGTTGGAAAATGATAAATAGACAGAATGGTTTACCATTGACGACACTACTAACAATTATTATAAAGGTGACTTTAAATCATGGACAACGAGGATATTTTTAGAGGCGTGGGTGTAGAGGTCAAACTACCGACTGAAGATAGCTTCCTTAAGATTAAAGAGACACTTACTCGCATCGGTATCTCTTCTAGGAAGGAAAGGAAATTATATCAGTCCTGCCACATATTACACAAAAAGGGTAGATATTCTATCCTACATTTCAAAGAGCTGTTTATCTTAGACGGCAAACATAATACATTCACAGAGGAAGATCAGGCGAGAAGAAACACCATCGTCAACCTACTCGAAGAATGGGAACTGCTTGAGATAGTAGATAAAGAAAAGACCAAAGAGCCCGTTGCTGGACTCAATCAAATTAAGATTATTTCTTATAAAGATAAAGGTGACTGGGAGCTTGCTGTAAAGTATAACATTGGCAAAAAGTGAGATTATTATGAATGTCTATAAGGCATATGATGAGGCCGAAATTCCGGTCTTTGCTACAGAAGGTTCGGCATGTTTTGATATCAAGGCAAATATCAAAAACGGCCAATATCTAAAATCTTATAACAATTGGAATAAAGAACAGAGTATTCTGGTAAAAGGAGTAGGGGGTCTACGAGACGCCTTTCAACTTCCACCAGGTATTCGATGTCTTGTACCTACCGGCTTAATCTTTGATATACCCGAAGGGCATGTACTAAAGATGTACATTCGTTCTGGTGTTGCACTAAAGAAAGGTTTGGTTCTTTCTAATGGTACAGGGATCATCGACTCTGATTATGTAGAACAGACGTTTATGATGATATCGAACATGACCGATTGTCTGGTGACAATTGAAAACGGAGAAAGGTTAGCCCAAGGTATTCTCGAGCCAACCGTTCCTTATGATCTAGTAGAAACCAACGAAAGACCGGTGCAGAAAACTGACCGAGATGGTGGTTTTGGTAGTACGGGTTCTAGCTAAACCTAGAAACCTTTTCTACTTTACAAGTATGACGGTTATCATCAATAAAGAAGATAACTCTTGTACCTTCTTTGAAGGTTCGAGCCTTAGTGGCAAATCGAACGTCAGAATTTTGTTCGATGGGTAGATTGCAGGCTGTTTCAATCTTCCAGTAATCACCTTGTCTCTTATCGTAGACAATCATACCAGTTTTGGTCATGAGAGTAGTATTTTTTGTGATATGAACTGGAACATCTGCAAACACAGATGTTGAAAACAACAAAGCCAATAGAGTTAGATATTTCATAATGCTATCCTTTTGGTTGTATTTTTGATATATGACAGAAATATTACATATATACACCATATATATGAATTTGAGGATCTTGGGTATGAAGAAGAACGACACTCTCATTGTTAAAATTAATGATGCAGAGAAAAAGGAATTTCTTGAGTTGTGCAAGAATATTGATACTTCGGCGAGTCGCGAAGTACGTCATTTTATTCGAAAATTTATTGCAGAGCATACAGCACAACTGAATAAATAAATTTTGTAGGATGCCAATTGGGTCCTACCAAATCGATGGGTATTTACCATCACTACAATTAAAACTCTTGCTTAAATAAGGAGAAACTTATGACTGGTTTAAATATTAACCACCTCACCCCGTTCACTGTAGGTTTTGATAGAATGCTTGATCGACTCGAAACGATGTCTGATCACATGAATCGAAATAATACAGGATTCCCGCCCTACAACATCCGTAAACAGGAAGATCATTTCTATATCGACTTGGCACTTGCTGGGCTCGATAAAGATGATGTTGAAATCGAAGTAGCAGATGGAAATCTCACCATTCGTTCCACTTGGGACGAGCAAGGTGACTACTTCAATGCTGGTGGAGATATGCTCCACCGCGGTATCTCTTTCCGAAAGTTCACCCGTAATTTCTCTATTGCGGAAGACATTCAGGTAGTAGATGCCGAATTTGTGAATGGTCTTTTAACGATTCATCTGGAACGCATTGTACCAGAAGAGAAAAAGCCCAAGAAAATTGAAATTGGTTTAGGTGAAAGGAAACTGTTAACCGAATAGTCTTCACCCCCTTTAATATGGAGATTAATTATGAATAGAAATGGTAGACGCATCCCAGATGTGACCTTTCAAACACGTGTACGAGACGATTCTATCGATGGGCCAAATCCCTATCGATGGGAAGCCGTAACCACTGGTGACCTCTTTGATGGAAAGCGAGTGGTCGTATTTTCTTTGCCCGGTGCATTTACACCGACGTGTTCCACCTATCAGGTGCCAGGTTATGAAGAAAACTATAACCTGATTCGTGATCTAGGTGTTGACGAGGTATATTGTGCTTCTGTTAATGATTCATTTGTGATGAACAAGTGGGCAAAAGATCAATGTGTCGAAAAGGTAAAAATGATCCCAGATGGTACGGGATGCTTTACTCGACAAATGGGTATGCTTGTCGATAAGTCTAATCTTGGTTTTGGTTTGAGATCGTGGCGTTATGCTATGGTTGTGACTGATGGAAGAATTGAGGCTTTCTTTGAAGAGCCAGGACTGAGAGATAATGCTTCTGATGATCCCTATGGAGAAACTGCTCCACAGATGATTATTGATTATTTGAGATCTGCATCATCTCTACAACAGGCAAGCTAAAGACAGAGGGGCTCCGGCCCCTCTTTTCTTATCCAGCAGGACTACCTAATGATCTCATAGGACCACCACTAAATACTGTACTTACCTCTGTTTTAACATTATCACCTTGTTTGACAACGTGTGTGGTGACTGGTGCATTTGTGGTATTCTGATTAATAATAACAGGACCTTGCATATTCGGTGCATTTTCTTCTACAGTACCCAAAACCCTTCCATTGGCATCAATAACACCTAGGTCTCTCATCATCTGGTCATTTAATGCTTTTGCCTCTTCTGCGGTGAGAGGATTCTCTAGACGTTCAAGGTATGATTGAATTCGCTCTTCATCAGCTCCTGCCAGTACTGCTGTTGCAATTGTCTGATCTTGTTGAGCCTGTAACCTTTGCAGTTCTGCTACTCTTTCTTTATCAAATTCTGCTTTGGCTCTTGCATATGCTTCGTCAGATTCACCTACATTTCGGCCTTTGCGTGCCCTTTGAGCTCTAAATTCTTTTTCTGCCAATTCATCAATTTTTTCTTGTATCTCTCTTGCAGATCTTTGTGCTGCAGCAGTAGCTTCCTCTCTGATTGCAGCATTCTCAGCCTCTACAATATCTCTTTGGGCTTGAATTGCAGCATTACCGAGACCTATATTCTCTAATTGTTGTTCTGTCAAACTCTTAGAAAGTGCCTCTCGTTCTTCTAACATTTGCTCTAATTTTGATTCTGCATCTGTCTTGAGGTCTTCAATATTCTCAAGCGAATCTTCCATCACATTTGTAATGGCACCTTCATCATATGCATCATCTCTTATTACGTCTGCAATTTTTTCACCGATACCGAGAGCCGCACCTACGGCTGCACCTACCACAGCACCCTTTGGTCCAAACATTAAACCAATAGATGCGTATTTTAATACAGTACCACCAAAATCTACTGCATCGTATTTTCTGTTTTTAATCTCATTGGGAGTCATACCCATTACATTTTCGCGAATGGCATCACCCATTGCAGGCATCAGAGTATCTAATGCCAACGTTGCCAGACCAGCAACACTAAGACTTCTGAGGTTCGGCATTCTCATGCCTTTTCCTATATCCTTACCTCCGAGGCCTCCGCGACGACCGTCGGGATCCACATCTGGAGGAGCGGCACCACCTCTTCTTCTTAGCGCTTCAATTACACCGTAAGAAACTAAACCATCACGAATCATCTCGGTTACAGGGCCAGCAGCCAATGCGGCCGCACCAATTCCAAGACCTGCCACGGCAGCCGTTCCTGCTGTTGCAGCAAGTTTCTCTAAATTTTCAGGTGATAATGCTGCTTCCATTTGAGTTAAAATTAATGGAGTCTTCTCTGCTATCAGATTTAAAGATGTGGAAATCTTGTCCCATGCTGTTGTTGCAATGGAATCGACCATTCGATCTAATCCACCCTCAGTTCTGGAATTGAGATACCCATAACCTATTGTGGCTGCTCCAATACCAAAGGCACCAGCGGCAAGGAATTTCATATTCTGAAGACCCTTCAATTGCTCGAATAGCCCCTTTCCTTTGCCCTTATCTTTCTCTGCGGCAAGATCATTCTTTAATTTTTCTGTCTCAACTTTTTCACGCAAGGCCTTTAATTCTGCGGATTCTTGGTTTGCTTCAAGATCATCAAAAGCCCTATCTCGTGCAGCCTGCTCCCTTTCTCTCTCTGCAATATCTGCTTGAGCACCCATAGATGCTCTCATCGTATCAGTTTGTGCCGCAATATTATTTGAAATGGTATTAAAAATACCTTCAAATTTAGCCAATTCGACCTTCACAGAGCGAATTGAATTAGAGCCTGTATTACGTAACAGCCTGCCTTCTGCTTGGAGCTTATCTATGATGGCCTGTGTTTCGGCCGAGAGTTCAGCCATTTACTTCGTTCTCCATGAAACAGTTACTGGGCTTGGGGTAATTGTCACTTAAAAGCATGTTTTCTGCCCACTCGAGTTCTTGAATAAGTCTGTTATACCAATGAGCATCATAGGCACTATTATTAGGGTTATCTCGCTCGATCTTCAGCATCGAAATGCGCATCTTAACGTATTCTTTTTTGGCCAGTGCCTTCTTCATTCTACGTTCTTCTCGCTGGAGCAGGCCTAATTTACCTACTGTTGCACATTCAAATTTTTGTTCTACCTTCATTGGTTCTTTTCCTTTTGTTTTTCGATGTAGTTAATCAACATCTGGAAATATAAATCCCTTTCGTATGGCAACATGCCTTCAATATCTGATATCGAATATTTATGATGCTGTGCCAAAGAAAATATCATTTGATAATATTCACCGAGACTAACATGACACAGCGTCAGGAAAAAAAACTGCGCATGCCCTCGACTACAAATGTTTTCTCTTTACCTTCCTTATTCTTATATTTCATTTCGTGACGCAATTTAGGCATCGTTTCAAAAAATGCTTGAACACCTTTAATTACATCACCTGGCATATCTTCCATGAAAGCATCGATCTCTTCTTGCGAGTATTCACTAAAATCGTGTATCTCATCTTCAGAGGCAATTCTATCCAAACATGCGACCATGATATAGTAATTAACTAGCGGATCTTTAGGATCCAGTTTAATAATCTGACCAAACTCATCGATGGTAGGATATCTTAAAAACAAAACGTAATCTTCGTTTACCCTAACCTCATTCGTGTGAGATTTATCCCTCGTGACCTTTACCTTAGTAATATCAAGGTCTAACTGTACGGTTTCTTCTGTGTCTGGATCTTTAATAGTAAACGACACATTATTATCCACGGATCTTGCACGTAACTGTAACAGTACATATTCAAGATCAAACATTGCAAGGGTAGAGATATCAATGTCTACCAAACAATTATTTACAATCTGCCTTGCAGCAAGTAGCTCTTGTTCTGCATCTCCAGATTCTTGTGCCACTAACAGAATTTTTTCTTCTTTAACTGTAAATGGTCTGTATTTTATTTTTCTACCTGTAGACGGCAACTCCATCTCAGATATTGGCAAATCAATTTTTGGTAAACTCATGGTATACTTACTCCCAATAATTTAAATTCCTAATGTATTACTAATATTATCAAACGAATTAGTTACTCTTGTCACTCTATTTACTGCATCTTGAATCGAGGTGGGTCTTCCAGCTCGAGTCGTTTGTCTCACAACATCTGCAAACCCGGCAACGGCACCAAGAATATCCAAGAGTCCAGTACCTCGATTCAGGCGAGATGTGGGTGATCCAGTCTTTTCACCAGAATATTCCAATCTCTTATAATTGAACGATACTGGTAATGTCAGATAGCTGTCGTTATTCTCCCATGCCAGATCGATATCACCAACAATGGTGGGATAACACTTATCTAATATAACCTCATAATACTTGTCTGCGAAACTTTCTGTGCTGTAATGCCTAACGGTCATTCGACAAGCATATTCATCCCGGTAGCCTATTTCAAAAGGTAGTTTCTCATCTATCTGAGCAAACGGCCCACCCTTTGTTCCGTAATTCATAACGCTTTGAGCCCACTGGTGAAAGAAAGAAATAACCTGATGATCTGAATCACACATAAAAATTGTTTCCAATGGCCTCGCGGAGATTCCGGTTGGTAACAATGATGGCAATTGTCCTACCTGAGCATTTTCTGTCGTATTAAAAATGATGCCCGGCATGTTAACCGACTTACAGAAAAATGTAAATTCTCTGGTTCCAAATACTTTATTTTCAGCAAGAGTGCTATCCTTATAAGGAGTCATCGTAACTTCAAATAAAGATGATCGAGCCGGACCTCCGAATCGATTCATTGTTGATTTGAATTGAGTTATATCGAATGGCATTTATTATCCTCTGATTATTCTTCTTGAGTCGGCATAAACTTTTTGTTTTGATGCTCCGACAAATTTAGCCATTGGTAAGAAAAGAGCAATGTCCCATTCACTGGGATTGATATAAACAAACCTGGATCTCGTCTGTGCATTCAAATAATGTTTAATACAAGGTTTGAATTCTTTAAATTTTGCTGCGCTACTCAATAATTCATATGATATTCTTAATTTCGTTGTCTCGTCATATTTCTTATTAGTAAGATTTCCATATAGTGCATCCATTAATTTTGCACGTAGCACAGGAGGTAGATAGTGTACGTTAATACCCATAAACCCACCTTTTGCTTTATTTATCGGAAAAATCAGCGGAAATCGATCCCAATAGGGTAGTGTATCTTTGTGTTTGGCATCGTATTCGAAAAGATACATATTGCCAACAACCGGTGTACTGACCATTTCACTCTTAGATTGTTTAATTACATTCTCACCGGTGACTCCAGTCTTAGATCCAGATTTGGACATTGCTTGAGCCTGATTTCGATACCACTCCCTAGCCTTAGTAGTCCGTGCAGGGACATTACCAGCACGAATACCTTTAGCTAGAATCTTATCGAATATTTCTGCCAATTTATACTCCTAATTCTTTTTCGGTCATGATGATAAAGTTCCAGCCCCTATCAGCACAAAAACTTCTTGCAGCCTTCCACTTTGCATCATTCACACCCCACGTCTTAACCTCATTTAGATACCGTCTTGATACTCTGCCAGTTTTTGTAGCATTTTTCTTTCGGGGGTCTGGTGGTAGAGTTTGTTTATATGGCTTTATCTCAATCATCGTTGTTTGCTTTGTACCGTCTGTCTTTTTCGTGTGAACAATCACATCGGGAAAATACCGATGGATTCTGCCGTCAATTGGAGATCTATAAGGTACGATTACCTCTTCAGATTGCCACCAAATTACATCTGGGTGTGTGTCGCAATGTTTAAAAAACTTAAATTCCCACAAAGACCTATAAATAATCTTTGTAGGATCACCCTTGTATTTTCGGGGGTTCTTTGGTCTGAATCTCCCATTGTAAGCCATCTTTCTCTCTTCACATTTCCATATAAATAAACTCTATACTCATTGTATTTATTCAAAAAAACAGGTAACCAATAAATGGCCAATTTTACTCGACCCGAGAGGCTAAAACAAGCAGAGTATTCTAAAAAGCACTCTCTACTCTCGTTTCCAAGTACACCATTGCCGCACGGAATTCTTCTACTCTTTAAAGAATATGATTATGCAGCAGTAGGTGGAGAAGGTGGTGATGACTATAATAGCCTAACGAGTGGTCTTTTTGCTGGACTGTCTGGTGGAACTGATAAGCCACCACCGTCGAATGTTTCTTCAATTGAATTGCCGTTTCCAAAAACCCTTACGGACCAACACGGTATCAAGGTAAATGGTTTTGACAGAAGTTTTCTATCAGAAAGACTTTCCTCATTTGCCGCAAGTGCACTAGGTGGAAGTATTGCTGAAGGTGGTGATAGGGTGGCAGGTGCAGTGTCTGATGCTGCTGGCATGGGAAAGGATGTTCTTTCCAAATTAAAGACCATCGGCGAGAGATTAAATACAGATCCCTCTGGTGTAAAGGAAGACCTCAGATCTCTTTTAGGTAGTTCGGGGCAACAAGCCAAACAGGTAATGACATATTTGCTACAGAATTATTCTGGTGATATAGGAAGAGCAATGAGTGCTGCAACTGGTGCAGCAATCAACCCAAATGAAACCCTTGCGTTTGAAGGTGTTGATCTAAAAACATTTTCATTTACATGGGATCTGTTCCCAGAAAACGAACAAGATTCTGAAAATATCAAAAAGATAGTTCAATTAATACGACAAAACATACTGCCCGATTATGGTGCGTTTGAAGGACTCAGTGTTGAGAGAGCATTGCTTACTTATCCATCCGTTTGTTTTATTGAATTGCTTGGAGTAGACAATTCCCACTGGCCTAAATTTAAACCTTGTTTGGTATCGAACGTCTCACTTGACTATGGTGCCGGTGGTATGATAGGCATCTTAAAGGGAGGTCGTCCTGTTGCTGTTCAACTCCAAATGACATTTAATGAATTGACAATCCACACGAGACAGGATTACCCAGGTGATACAGCGACGGCACCTCAAGCGGAGGCAGAGAACACTGAAGGATAAGATATGACAAAATATTTTGAGCCCTTTCCGACAATAGAATATCAAGGTAGATTGGTAAAAGATATTACTCGCAGAAATAATTTCATGCGCAGTATTACGAACAACCCATATCTATTTTTACCCTACACTGTTTCCGAAGGCGAGAGACCAGAAGATGTCGCACAATTTTATTATGGGTCAGTCGATTATGTTTGGTTAATTTATCTTGCAAATAATATCATTGATCCCTATCACGCATGGCCTATGGATGAATTTACATTCAATAACTACATAATTAACAAGTATCAAGAACAGTCTGGCCTTGAAGGTGATGATGTGGTTGCTTGGACACAGAGTGATACAGATGAAAATATTGTCTACTATGTAAGAGAGATTAACTAATGGCAGTCGACGAGATCATCCTAGCTCCAGAATCGTTTCAAACGATTTATCTCCGAAGGGAAGATAGAGTAATTCTACGAACGGAGCAAGGTAGAAAAATTATTATCAAAAGAATTGTACCGGAAGAATGGAAACCTTACCGCATCTACGATTATGAAAGGGATTTGAACGAAAACAAGAAAGAGATTTTCTTATTCGATAAAAGATTCTTATCGCAACTATCAAAAGAGTATGTTGATGCCCTGCGTAATTCTAGCGAGTAAATATGTCAGGTAATTTCAACCCATCAAAAGCCTTAATTACAAAGGCCTTGCTTAAAAATCTTTCGGGTGCTACCGAAGAGATTACTGCACTCATTGGTGGCTTTGAAATTAAACAGTCAATTGCAAGTACCGCTTGGAATATTGTGTTGTCAGTTGGAGACTCTATAGGTTTACTCGAAGGGGCCAGAGAATTTGGTGAACTAAAAGGTGAAGAAGAGATAGAATTAGAAATTCAATGCATGGACTTTGAACCTCCTACAAAGGTGATATTGAATGCATATGTAATTCGAATCGATAACGTACAGCCAATGGGTAGTGGTAGAGGTTTGTTTTATGATATGCACCTCATTTCTAAAACTACCTTTGAGGCGTCAACAAAAAGAGTGACTAGTGCATTTAAAGAAAGAACAGCTAGTAAAGTAGCGCAAGAAATATTCAGTCAATATTATGGTAAAATGGGTGGGACCAGTAATATGGCAGCACAACAATTACCCTACCCAAAAGATGTTAGGAAAAGTCTAGGGTTGAAGGCTGTCTATTTCGAAGAGTCTGCTGATACATTGAGCCTTGCAACAATCATACCGAATCTACCTGCTGCCAGCGCAATGGAATTTGTAGCAAATCGCTCTTATAGTGAAAAGAGTAAATCGTCATCATTTAGATTTTTCGAAACATTGACTAGCTACTTTTGGGTATCAGATGAGTGGTTAATTGAGTTTGGTAATAGAAATCCAGGCCGAAATATGCCACTCGTTTATAACCCTATCTCATCCTTAGATCCAAGAGATAAAGATTTAATGAGAAAGACTATTGAAAATATGTACAATGATAAACGTGTAAGTGATATGGATGATATTCATTCTGGTGGATATAAAAATAGAGCTTTTATCATTGACCTTCTAAGAGGTAAGGTTGAAGATAAGACCTTTGAATATAAACCAGGCGAATTTGTCGAGATGGGTGGTGGTTCAATAACGAACGATACCCATACCAATCAATGGATCAATAAGTACACTACAAAAAATAATGCTCAACGGTTTTTCGTTTATAAAGACTACAAAGAAAAAAATCCTGGTGTTAATAGACCAAATCAATTCCATGCAGAAATTGTTTCTCAGCGATTGAAGCACGAACACCACATTAATTATATGACGGCAACTGCAAAATTAAAAGGTAGATTAGATATTGAGCCGGGAATGATTGTAGATATAAAAGCATCGAAAATGAGTAATGTTGGAACCAAAGAAGGGGAAGAGAATAAAAGGCTATCAGGTAACTATCTGGTTCACTCTACCAACCATACGATGACGAATAATGTTTTAGAAACACAATTGACATTAATTAGATATATGAGTGAGAAGTGAGGGATTTATGTCATTTGAATTAGGTGTAGGAATACGAGAACCACTTTTCTTTTTAGGTATCATCGAAGATAATGATGATCCTACACTGATGGGTCGGGTTAAGGTACGTGCATTTAGTATCCACGGAACAAAAGAGGAAGTAAAAACAGAAGACTTACCTTGGGCAATGGTGGCACACGGTAATTATGACCCGAATAATTTCTTGCCCTCGATCAACTCTTTTGTTTACGGCATGTTCTTAGATGGTCGATCCGCGCAGGTACCAGTTGTTCTGGGATTGCTTCCAACCCAATTCGTCGAGCCTGTAGATGACACGAAGATGGGCAGTATTCCAAAAAGAGATGGTAAATTACTAGCAAAAGGTTTTTCTCCAAGAGATGCTGGACAAGCTCAAATGTCTCGTTTGGCTCGTGGTGAAAATATCGAAGAGACTGGAGTCGCATCACAGGAAGTAAATCGAATCGAAGGCTTTAGAATTGGTGGTACAGATAAGAAATGGAGTGAACCCCAGACTGCATATGCTACCAAATATCCACACAATCGTGTTATCGAAACGGTACACCATTCAATCGAACTAGATGATTCACCAGGTGGTGAACGAATTACGATTCGACACAAAGAAGGTTCATATATTCAAATTGATTCGATGGGTAATGTTGCAGAAAAATCCAAAGGAGCAAGACACGAGGTTACTACGAAAAACAGATATGAAGGTACTGGTGCTAACCACGTAGTGACGATCGGTGGTGATGCGCACGTTTATGTGAAAGGTAATAAGACCGAAGAGATTGAAGGAAATTATAATCTACTGGTGCACGGAAATGCTCAATTTGGTGTTGGTGGCCAGATGAATTTGAATGGTGGTGATCAGATACAAATGAGAGCCGCAGATGTGAAGATTCAAGCCAACGTCGGTACTATGGCAATCAACGCAGAGAAAGAATTGCAGATACAGGGCAAGACTCGACTTAATATTAAATCAAATAACATTTATTTCCATGCAAATCTGAATCCGTTAAGCCCACTGAGTGGTAAATTTGAGGTGTTTGCAGACACAAGTACAAAACTTTTCTCTGGCACCGATGTACATATTAGATCGTCAAATATGTTTATTGATAATCATGGTCTCATCCCTTCACTCAACGGTACAGGATTTAATGTCAGGAGCAATACTGGATTATTCATGGAATCGACTGTTGGGCCGGCTCATATCAAATCAAATACCCAAATGTCTTTACAAAGCATTGCAAATGTAAGTATTTCGGGTCTCAGTGTATTCATTGATGATACCATCTCTATGGCAATGGGACTAGCAATCCCTGCAGCATCACCTGGAGTTCCATCATTTGCACTACCCACCATCGATGCGGCAGAGTGTTCAATGCCGGAACCTCCTTCAAGGTCTTCGGCCCTTTCTTATATCAAATTCGAAAATACCCAATCTACCGGTGGGTATGTTTCGGCTGAGGAATAAAAATGGCATCTAATTGTATAGACATAACTGATCAATCAAGAATGGCCTCAGTGGCTCTGAAAGGTGGGCCTGGAGTAGATGCAAACGGTGAATACACCCTCAGTCAAGTAAAAATATTTTCACAGGAATATGCAAACAACATATTACGAGATATTGAGAAGAACCCTCTTGCTAGAATTACTGAGCTATATGGTGATTCGATCTATGACACCACAGATTACATTAATGGTATTTTTCTCAAAAAAGATTATGTAGAAGATGCGCTAGAGAATTATCCCGGCTTGAGTCGTAGATGGGAGAAAGGCAATCTATCAAATATAGAAATTGCTGATTTCTTGAATGACTATAATCTAACTCCAAACGGTATGATTAATAAGAGTAATTTTAATTATAACGGTTTGCTACGAGATATGGATTCATACTATCAAGCATCTTTTTCTGATAGTATTTTAGGTGGCTTCTGTAAATTAATACCTCAAGTATTCGGTGCGATTGATGCCTTCTTTGATACGCTTGTTGCAATCGAAAACGCAATTGCTAATATTCTTACCAAATTAAGAAATCTGGATGATGCTTTAAATGCCCTTGCACAAAAAGCAACGATAGAGTTCTTAATCGGTGAAATCAAAAAACTAATAACTGAACTAATTACTCAGGTTTTTGCTGAAGTGATGTCTATCGTTGAGAATTTTAATATCCAAGATGTGATAGGTGATATTAATACTTTCATTCGGGAAGATATAGTAAAAGGCATTGTGATGCAAAAAGAGAGGGCATGCTTACTTCTTAATGATGATAAACAAAAATCTGTAAAAGAAGAAGCAGAGAGTTTGATCGACTATATTACAGGTCTTTTCGAAAACCCTCAGCTAGAAGAAATCGAATTCATGGTAATGAGATTTTGTGCTTTTGCAACCAATATCGAAGCATTAATTAAAGAAGTAAATAGACCCTTAGATGATTACACCAACCGATATCGAAGAATAGTAGGAAGATTGAAAGCCGTTTCTAATTTGAATACTTCAACAGCAGTACGAAATGGAGGTATCCGTTTATCGGATGAGCGTAAGAAAGAGATAATAAATAGTATGGAACAGAAATGGGATTCTGCTGAAGGGACAAATAATCCACCACCTCCCACCGTTGCAGAATATTTCGGTTTACCCAGTTGTAAGGCAGTAAAAAATGGTAGCGATCCAAGAGTTAAGATATCGGGTGATTGGGTAGATCCAGAAGTATTGGGACTCGAAGGTTGGGTGAACATAGATTTGGACGCAAAGGTATATCTGATGCGTTTTCAAAAGAAGGTTGGTGGACAGTTGGATGTAGTCAACGGATGGAGAACCGAAGAATATAACGAAGAAGTAGGTGGATCTCCAGAATCGTCTTATTTAAGTGGTATTGCTTTAGACGTAAAACTTGCAGGCGATTCTGATGATTGGATTCAATCAGCATATGAAAGTGGTTTTGGTTATGCAAATGTTAAGGGCAGTAATATCCACCTAGATCTGACACGAAGACCGAGGCCAGAATAAATGACCGTACAGGTATACACACCGAGAACTAAGAAGCCGGTTCTCTACTCTGATATCCGAAAGGATTTGGCGCTTAGCCCTATCAGTTCGGATATTGCTGTATTGAAGGACGAAGATTCTGTAAAAGAAGCAATCAAGAATCTAATCCTTACAGACCCGGGTGAGAGACTCATGCAACCATTCATTGGTGGAGGTATTAGAGCTCTACTGTTCGAAAATATAACGCCTGCGGTCATCAAATTAATCGAAGATAGAGTAACTACTTGCATTGAAACGTATGAACCTAGAGCAGAATTGATTGATGTAACTGTGTCTTCAAATATCGATGATAATAAAGTGGGTGTACTGATAAGATTTTTTATTCAAAGCAGACAACAGCCAATCACGCTCAACGTTATTTTAGAAAGGATAAGATAAGATGGCAAATCCTAAAACACCAATAACAGAACTCGATTTTGGTGCGGCCAAACAACAACTCAAACAATATTTGAGAACGCAAACACAATTCAAAGACTATGACTTTGAAGGCTCGAATATGAGTGTGCTGCTTGATGTTCTGGCGTATAATACGTTTCAAAACAATTTTTATACGAACATGGCAATCAACGAAATGTTTCTTGATTCTGCCGTTCTTAAGAATTCGATTGTTTCTCATGCAAAGGAATTGAATTACCTACCGAGATCTCGTAAATCAGCAAAGGCTGTTGTAAATGTAACCATCGTAGATCCCACAGAAACATCACAGACAATTGAGATCCCGAGATTCACAGATTTCTCGTCTAATTATCTGGGTGAGAATTTTAACTTTGTGACAGATCAGACCTACGTTGCTAGAAGGGTATCTGTTGACGAGGCTGCTGGCATTTTTGCTGGTACATTTATTGCTGAAGATGTCGAACTCTTTGAAGGTCAGACACTTACAAGTTTTCAGAGAGAAGGTTTCATTATTGACGCAGATGGAAAATTAAGGGTACAGCTGACCAATGACAATGCTGATATCGATTCTCTGGTAGTGTACGTTGATGCAGAAGAGACTGAAGATAAAAATATCTTTACCCGAGCAAATTCAATCTTTGGTGTACGGCCTGATGATAAGGTATTTTATGTCGAAGCATATTTTGACAATTCCTACGCCATCTATTTCGGTGGTAATAATTATGGCTTGCAGCCAGAACCATTCGAAGATGTAAGAGTTCAATATAGAGTAACATCTGGTGAAGAGGGTAATGGAGCATTTAGTTTTAGTACCGGATTTAGAGAGGGTGAAATTTCTGTAGAAACCGTCTCTCCAGCACAAGGCGGTTTAGAAAGAGAATCACTTGACAGCATTCGTTATTTTGCACCCAAATCATTGCAGATCCAAGACAGAGCAGTAACGACAAAAGATTATGAAATTCTGTTGCAACAAAGATTCCCAGAAATCACAGCAGTATCTGCATATGGTGGTGAAGACTTAGATCCACCTCAATTTGGTAGAGTTGCAATCTCTGTATTCTTGCAAGATGATGCACAGCTAATTTCAACGACACTTGCAAATACATTTATCGAATATCTAAAAGAAAGAAGCCCTCTTAGTATTGAGCCTATTTTCGTACAGACACAATTCTTATATGCTGATATTCACGCGAAGATTAACTATACTGGTAAATTATCTCAGAAAACACCACAAGAATTTGAGGTTATGGTTAGAAACGCGATTCAAGCATATTCTGATAATAATTTGGAACAATTCAATGCGACATTAAGATCATCCAAGCTTGCCTCTTCTATTGATGCACTAGACACAGCAATTCAAAGTTGTCAGCTTGATATTATGCCAATCATTCAATACTCTCCGGTGTTGAATGTGGCAGCTAATCCAAGATTTAGATTTGAAACAGAATTGGTAAAACCATACCCATTCAGATTAACGAACGGATTTAATGATTACAAACCTGCAATTAAGAGTAGTGTATTCGATACCACTGGTGGTGTTTGTGTATTCATCCAAGATGATGGTGAAGGTAAATTGCAGCTTGTTACAGATAATCTTACAAATCCGCAGATTGTAAATCCAAATGCTGGAACTGTGGATTATGAAACCGGTGATGTTCGTTTATCAAAATTGATTGTAGAGGATTATCCGGGCCAAGCAATTAAGATTATGGCAAAGACAGCATCCGACGATATTAAATCTCCCACAGGCCGAGTTTTCATTATTCGTGATTCTGATGTTAGATTTAGTGCAATTCGTGAGGATAGTGATGCTTATGGTAACCTCGATGGAAATATTAGTAGAACATCAACAACTACGTACTAGGGACACTCCCAGATGGCGGTAATAGAAAATAACATATCGTTCTTTATCCAGTCTCATTTTCCTGCTATCTATAGGGAGAACGGCGAAGAGCTCGTTGAGCTTGTAGAAGAATATTATAAGTGGTTGGAATCGACGGACAACCAATCGATTTATAATGCAAGAAGAATGTTTGAATATCGGGATATTGATACTACTCTCGAAAAAATGCTTATCTTCTTCCAGAAAAAATTCTTAGCAGATTTACCTCTGAAAGAAGAAACAATCAGATTTGTTACTAAAAATATTCTTGACCTTTACCGAAGAAAGGGAACACCAGCAGGTATTGAACTTTTCTTTGCTTTATTCTATGATGAATTTGATGCTGAAATTACTTATCCAGCTAGGTTTATGTTTAAGGTTTCCGATTCCAATTGGAAAAATGGCATATACCTACAGATGTTCCCTAACAAGAATAAATTTGTTTCTAAAACAGATGTTATATACACCTACAAAGATCTCCTTAGCAGAAATATATTAGGCTCTTCTTCAGGTGCAGTTGCAGCTGTCGATAAAATCAATTTTATCATTTTAAATAATATTTTGACACCCATCATTTATATTGATGAGGTGTTGGGTGTATTCGAAAAATACGATGACCTAATTACTACCATTAACGGCGAAGAAATTTCTTTTGGTCGTGTTGCTGGATCTTTAAGCGCAGTTGAGATTGATACTGGTAATAAAGATGCTAGTACTGGCCACAAGATTGGTGACATATACAATATAAGAACCACTACTGGTAAGGGCGGAGAGGTGATGGTGACTGAGGTCACTGATGATCTATCTGGTAGTATTAATTATGAAGTAGAAAATGGTGGTTTCGGTTACACGATTGAAAATACCAGGCTGATTGTTTCAAATCAATCGATTCTATTCAATCAAGCAGAATATGATGCAAACAAAGATGACTTGACATTTACTCCGTTTGAAAGATTAAGAGATTTTGCTGGAAATGAAGCAATTGTTGTAGGACAAGCAGATAATGTTGTAGGTATTGAGTGTGATGCTAGTGCTGGACTTCATGGTGAATTTAGTATTAACAGAGTAATCCTTACCGTAGATCGATCTCCGAATATAACAATTAATCCTAGCTGGGTTGGACTTGTTACACCTAAGAATATAACATCACCTGGTGATATGTACGTTGATACCGGATTAGAAAGTGATGTGAAAGTCTTGAGTCTTGACAATGCAACAAACATCAATATTATTACCGATCCGATTGCTAATTTTATTGAGAATACCGAACCCGGTGGTCTTGCGTCTGCTCCTGTTTTCCTTAATTCAACTAATTATAATGATGTACCACCTGCTGCGGCACCAATGTCAGGTACAGCAGATCCGGTAACGCTAGCAACACCATTGAATCAGGCTTTCAATATCGAAACACTTACCATTGGTTCGATACGAGAATTTGAGAATATCGACCCTGGCAGAGATTACACATTTGATGTATTTGCTCGAGCAAAAGATGATGTGTTTTCAACACTTTCTAGGAGGCCTCAGATTATCAGTTTCGATGATCCTGCTTCTGCTGGTGTATTTGATGTTGGAGAAATCGTTGAAGAAACTAATTCGGGCCGCACCGGTATTGTTACAAAAACTAATACACAGCAAGGCTATATTGGATTAATACCTTACGACTATTATGGGTTCTCAGCAGAGAACGAAATTATAAGAGCAAATGGTAATATACCTATATCTCAAGCAGGAGATGATCTTACTGAAGAAATTTTAGGATTAAACGCCATTATAGATGCAGAGACACAATTTTCTATAGGTAAGATTTCGAAGGTTGCAGTAATCGATTCTGGTTTTGGCTATGTTACTGGCCAACTTGGTGAAATATTTGATGACGACAATGATATTAAAGCAATAGGTACAGTATTTGCCGAGACACAAGGTAGTACCAGTGGATTCTGGTCTGAATTTAATTCTCATATAAATGGGTATCAGGATCTTCCAGTCGATCTGAACACTCCAATATTACCCACAGAAAAACTCGTAGAACAGCTTGAGGTATTTGTCGCGGGAGTAGAACCTACAGTTCCCCCAGAGCTTGGATTGTGGGCAAACACAGTACATTCAGATGGGTATTCATATTTTGATTATACACTGAATGGGGAAATCAATGCAGCAGATATAACACAGCTGAGAAAACTTTCTGACGGTGCTGAAGACGTTGCTCAAGACACAATTGATAGATGGAATAATGTAGTTGCACCGAGTCTTAAATCTCAAGTTTGGTACAAGACGTATCCAGAATACTATGTGGTCTTACCAGAAAAAATATATTATGATTCTGCAATGAAGATTCAAGATAGTGATTTCTATCAGGAATATTCATATCAAATTAAATCGACTCTTGCTAAGCAAGAATATGAGAAATTGCTAAAAGAGAATGTTCACCTTGCTGGAACGAAGATGTTCGGTGACTTTATCTTTAAGGCATTAATAGGTTCACCTCAAGAAATGAGGTTTAGAAGAAACTTTAATACACCGGGGCCCACATATAATAATGATGGTACCGTCGATGATGGTGCACCACCTGGGTCATTACCGGTGCTTATTGATTCACCAGATTTGGAGACACTTACAGTAGATGTAATCAATCTAAGAGTCGATAGAGACGATGTAACCGTAGATAATGATTCTACAGTTTAAGATAAATAGTTTAAAAATCTTTTAGGAGAAATCATGTCAAAACAAACTGTCAATATTGGTACTTCTGCCAACGACGGTACCGGCGATCCTCTCCGCACAGCATTTGATAAGACCAATGATAATTTCGTAGAATTATATAATGCGCTGGGTGGAAACGATATCGTAAACCTCATTAATAATGATGAGGAAATTGAGCTCTTATCTACAGCAAATAAAATTTCGTTTTTATACAATACAGAGGCTCAGCTACTTGACGTAGATCCTACCTCACATCACGGTTGTATTGCTCATGCCCACGATACCGGTGCACTGTATTATGCTCATCAAGGTGAGTGGAGAAAGTTACTAACTGATAATGCAAATACGGCCGCACCAGTACCAAGTTATACTGATCCTTTGGCAAGGCATTCTTATGGTGAAGCAATTACAGGTTCAGAAACTGATGGGTATATCTTACAGACAAATGCTGACGGCACCTATCAATGGGCAGCTCCAGGTGATGTAACAGGTGCAGTTAGAAATATCTCAGAATTAGACGATGTTGTTCTAATCAACCTGAACGCAGGTCAGACTTTGAAGTGGAATGGTTCTAATTGGATCAACGATTCAGATTTAACTGGAAGTGGTGGTTCTGCTAGTTTTACAGGGCTGACCGATACACCGGCTTCACTTGGAAGTGCTGGTCAATTTATCAGAGTTAATTCTTCTGGTAATGCGCTAGAATTTACTGCTGCTCCCTCTGGTGGAGGTGGTGCAAGTGTATTGAATGATTTGACCGATGTTTCTACAGCAGGGGCATCTAGTGGACAAGTATTAAAATACAACGGTAGTAGTTGGGCCCCCGCAGCAGATGCAACTGGAAGTGGTGGCGGTACTCTCAGTAGAACAACAGAGACTGTGACTACAAGTGGATTAATTGGTAACCAGCAAGATGTGGTGATGAATTTCAACAATGTAGGTTCTTCATTTATGCTAATGAAGGTTCAGGTAAGCCATGCAGTTTGGTTCAGAATATATGTTGATGATGCTGCTAGAGCAGCAGACATATCAAGAGTACAGGGTGATGATATTGCTGATGGTGAAGGTCTTATTGCTGAATTCATTTCAAATGGAGCAGAAACTTTTGATATTACACCAGCCATATTAGCATATTCTAATTCCGGCTCGAGTCTTAGGTGTGCAATAAAAAATGACTCTGGTGGTGCTCAAACACTATCAGTTACCCTTACCGGAATTATCTTAGAGGCATAATTTTATGTCAAAGGAAGCATATACAGTCGTCTTTGAATCTGGAGTTGATGAAAATCTATTTTTCGATTCGGGCGACGGCCGAGATATTGAGGTCATAAGTAGACTATCGTCGATACCCGGTGTTGCTAGTGTTAAGCTTGACGAAGAAGAAAAAACATCTCTTTTAGAAAGTGCAGAAGTAAAAAATCTTGAAAAGGCAAAAATGCCGGTGAAGTTTTCTACTGCTTTCTATGATGGACCATGGCCATCCACAGTTGTTAATACCGATTTGGTTGGAGGTGCTGATCTTACAGCACCCCCAGTAAGTAATGGTAATTCTTATGATTATCAACCTCTCGGCAAGGCTCTTATGTCATCCGTAAACATCACCGCATCTTCAGGTCCAGCTGGATTTCATTCCTACCAAGGTGAAGATAATTTAGTCACTGCAAACTGGGAACAAGTACCTGTAGGACGATATGTTGATATCGTTTGTATTGAAGCTGGTGTACCACCAGACACTTCATATAATAGTAGAGAATACTATTTTGATTTTGCTGAATATGATCCTCGAACATGGAATCTCACATTAACTCCAAATGGCTCATCAAATTGGATTGTAAGTGGTACACACAGAGGTGGTACACTTTCCAGTGCCAATAATCCAACACTAATATTTCATCCAGGCGATACAGTTAATTTTACCAATAATGCTAGTAGTTCTCACCCACTAGAATTGGTAGATGGTTCGGGCAATCAATTGCCCTTGGTAGATAACCAAGGTGCGGCAAATGGCGAGACACTCACATATAAAATTTCTAAATGGGGCAACGGTGGAATTCAATTCTACTACAGATGTACAATACACACCGGCTCGATGGTCGGAGGTGTAAACCTTAGCTTAGGTGCGAATTCAAAAATTGTTAAAATGGATTGGAGCAATTATGATTCTGCGATGAATGAACCGGGCAATAACCAGATCTCAAATCCATCAGCTGGATGGCTAGATGAACATGGTATCGGTGTAATGAGTGCTGCAGCAGGGAGAATAAACAGCTGGGCAATAGGTTCCGATGTTCGAGTAATATACATTCAGGATTATGATACCTTGGTCGCCTACAATGCAGTATTAGAGTGGCATAAAGCTAAAGCTGTAAATTCAGAAACTGGTAAAAGAAATGCTACAATTTGTACCGGGGCCTGGGGATTTTCGGACGAATATTATGATAAGGCAGTACCCATTGATAATATTACAACTCTCACTTATTACAGTGATGGTGGTGGAGCTACTACAGTCAATAGACCTGGTGGTGGCTGGGGAAATGATTATTCAGCATTTGAAGCTGCACACATGGCACCAAAGCAATTCCAAGACCCATTTGACAATGTAAAAAAATGGTGTATCATAGTACCAAATTCTACTCAAAATAGTGCTCTTAAGGCAGCCAATGTAGCATTTGACAATGTTACCACTGCCGGCCATAGCCCAATTTATCACTTTCGATCAATAGGTAATGCTGGCAATGTTTTTGCCAAAGAAGGTACTCCACAGTGGGATAATGAATTTACTGCGAATGGTCGAATTATCAATATTTCTACCTCAGGTTTATCCGTGAGTGGAGGTAGTAGTTCTTCCGTATCCAATGTAGTATATTATCCACTGCGCGTTGGAGACAATGGTATGGAAGAAGAGATTAGTATCGGAGCATATCAATGCAGCCAATTAAAGCCTTATGTTGATTTTTATAGCACGAGGGGCCCGATTGTAGATCTATTTGCTCCGGGCAATCATTGGTATGGGCCATATCATAGGTATGGTAATCCAACTGACCTTTTTAACCAGTCAGGTACTACCAGCATTAATGGTGAACTAATGGGTTATTTCATTGGAACTAGTTGTGCCGCACCAGTTGCTGCTGGAGCTGGAGCTCTATTTGTTGAAGATTATTACTCTAAGACGAGAAGCTATCCCTCAATAGCAAAGCTGAGAGAAATAATGCAAAATTATGCAGCGCACAGATTAGAAAGTATGAATCAGATTGACTGGTCAAACGCGCCTACTGCTACCCAAACAATCATAAGCCCAGCAGGTGAACTAGCTTGGCCCGGGCCGACAGTAACATATTCAGACCCAGGATCGGCTTTTCAACCTGTACATGCTACGTATCTTGGTTACAATTTAAGCACGGGTGGTTCCATGATTATGCAAGATTTATTCGGTTCAAAGAATCTTTGTACTTTCTTGCCCAAGGCAATCTTACAAAGTAATGGAAAATTCATTAACTCTAATGGTACTGGAATAAGGCGACCAAAGCCAGGAAGAACCGGCATGATGTATCCTCGTCGTCGACTTTCAATACAGAAATAAAATATAAATAACCAATATCGTTTGGGATTGAGATGGTAACATGCCAGAGATTTTAACTTCAGAATATAAGACAGATGCAACACGACGGTTTGCACAAGACGTGCAGACAAATAACTACTATGTGTTCGTATCTTCTATTAATGAATTTGTACCTGATGATACACAGGTAGCTAAGAATACGTTCTTGGAGCGAGTAATTTTTGGCAAAAAAATAAGACCAGAAGATACTCATTTCATGATTAAATATTATCCTTGGCAGAGAGATGAAGTATTTGTACAATATGATGATACAGTACCTCTAGACTCCCAGAGATTCTATTGTGTTGTGGGCCCAAATGATAATGATACCGGAGATTATCGTGTTTATAAGTGCCTGTTTAACAATTATGGAGCAGGTGTACAAAGCCCCCCGGCATTCAACGAATCTTCAGATGACCAGATATACCGAACAGCAGATGGTTACATTTGGAAATTCATGTATGTTGTATCTGCACTAGAAGAAGACGCATACAGTCATATTGGATATCTACCGCTGGTTGGTACATATGACCAAGACCCGTCACCATCACCCAACGGAGGTGGAGGTGTTTCTGATATTGTCGTGGAAAATAACGAAGATAATTTTGGTTATGTGGAAGAAACCGGTAGGGTAACAGAAAGAGCAATAACAAACAGTACAATACAATATGTTCCAGAGAGTACATTCAACCCTCGTGGTAATTATTATAACGGTCAGTCGATATACTTTACAAACCCAGATGGATCGACTTATCTTTACAGAATTACTGGATATAATTACGACGATACAATTAATAAGGGATTCATTACTCTCGACCAAGATCCCGTGGTACAAGGTGGTGGAACTTCAGTAATTAAAGAAGCTGCAACCTTCAGCATCTTCCCTACGGTTGATATTAAAGGTGATGGTACCGGTGCTGTTGCTATTCCAAATATCATCGATAATACAATTGCGTCAATTATCGTACTTGATCCAGGTACTGGTTATAATAATGCAACTGCTACAGTTGTTGATCCAGAGAATGATTTCAATCCAGAGGGAACCAACAGTACCGATGTAAGAGCTCAGATTCGTGCAATATTGACACCAAACGGTGATCACGGATACAATTTAATCGATGAATTTAAGTGTAGACATTATTCTTTATATGCGTATATTACAGGAGATGATAATAATCAAATCGGTGCCACCAATACTTACGGCTGTGTAGGTATCGTAAAGAATCCAGAATTCTCCTCGGTATCGCCTCCTATCGTATTCGATAACAGGATTGGGGTTGTTAGTGAAAATATAGATAGAATAGTGGCCAACACATCGGTGGTACAGATAAACTCTGATAACGATATTACATTCTCTGGTAGAATTCACGAAATTGATGAATCAGCAAATACATTTTATATTGCTGAATATATGGGACCATATGTAAATGGAACTGATGGTAATGGCGATACATCGCTTGATCTGTCACTAACATTTAGAAATGATACAGGCCAGATAATTGAAATAAACACACCTCAAGTAGATAATGTGACCTTCTCCCCTTATGTACAAAGAAGCGGAAAGATTTATTTTATGGAGAACTTTAAGCCATTACCGAGAACAGAAGGGTCAAGAGAAGAATTTAAGTTCGTACTAGAATTTTAAGGAATCGGATTAAAAATGCCAATTAATACAGATCTCAATGCAGCACCATATTTTGATGATTTTGATTTAGAAAATCAATATCACCGTGTGCTGTTTAAACCGGGCTATGCCGTTCAAGCAAGAGAGCTGACACAGCTGCAAACAATGTTGCAGAGTCAGATTGAACAGTTTGGCGATAATATCTTTAAAGAAGGATCTATCGTTAAAGGTTGTAACTTTACCGAATTAGATGATCTTCAGTATGTACGACTTCAAGATACGTGGATCCCATATGATGCTAATGGTGTTGCCCAAGCTCAAACTGGTTTTGATCCTAGAGCATATGTGCCACAAAGAGTAACTGTAGTAGCAGAAGGTGTAGAAACAGAGTTTGATGAAATTTATCAGTTGACTGGTGAAACGTCTGGTCTTCGCGCAAATGTAATTGCAGCTGATCAAGGAGTTGAGGTTCGAACTCCAGACCTCAACACATTCTATATCAACTACCTAAATTCGAACGAAACAAATAACTATCGTGTTTTCCAGCCTGGTGAAGTTCTGACACTTTCTTTGCTGAGATTCAAAGCAGGAACACAAGATCCTGCCGCAGGCCAAGGACAAGCAGTAATACAGGGTAAAGTAACGACAACCAATGTCGTAACCACTACTGGCAAATCTTTTGGTATTCAATCTGCTCCTGGTATTATTTTCCAAAAAGGTCATTTCCTTTTTGCTGATGCTCAAACACTTGTCGTTTCGAAATATAATAATTTACCAAATGATGTTAACGTAGGTTATAACGTACAAGAATCTACGATTGCCGCAATTAATGATGGTTCTTTGTATGATAATGCAAATGGCTCTAGGAATGAGAACGCACCAGGCGCTGACAGATTAAAACTGGTTCCATCTCTCACAGTTCTAACCTCATCCGAAGCAGAAACTGCTGCTGATTTCTTTACACTGGTCCGCTACCAAAACGGTAATGCAATCACACTAAGAGACGTTTCTCAATATAACGTATTAGGTGATGAGCTTGCCAGAAGAACATATGAAGAATCTGGTAACTATGTACTAGAGAAATTTCCATTAGGTACAGATGATCGTATTCCTGCCGGTGCTTCAAATACTGAAGTTTATGCGGTTCTAGGATCTGGTATTGCATATGTTAAAGGCTATAGGGTAGAAAATTCTGCTGACAGATCATTTAAGATTGATCAGATCGTTGAAACTGAAACTGTTTCAAACCAATCGATCTCTTTTAATTACGGTGGTGGCTATCCCATAGACTATAATAATGGTACGAATTGGGTTTCTTCAGGAACAACCGATATAGATTGGCACTCGGTTATTTTACGAGATCCATTATCATCAAATATGGGCTCTGCAGTTGTATATAATATTACACCCACAGAAGTTTATATGACAGGTGTTGAAGTGAATGGTGGAGAATTTGGCAACGATATTCATGAAATTTTTGATAGTAATGGTGCCATTGTTTTTGATGGTGATTTCGGTGTAACACCGGGTGAAGGTGGAACTTATCAAAAACAATCTGGAAATGAAGCACTCATTTTTCCCACTGGTCATCGCAGTCTTTTCTCAACCGAAAAAATGGCCATCCCCGTTAGAGTTCGTGAAAATGTAAGCGGCATTACAGGTAATACAATCACAATTAACGCGAACCCCGGCGAAGATTTCAATTGTAATAATGATGAAGTCCTAGTTGTAGGTAGTGGTCCTTCACAAGTACGGGTTATCAGTGTTGCAACAGCTTCTAATAACAGCCAATTAATTATTGGTTGTAATCCTGCAGATTCAGTTGGCTCACAAGCAACAGTATATTTCAATAAGAGACTTGTTGGTAGTACCGTAGACGGTGTATCTCCATTTGATAAAGTGGTTCGAACACCATATATCAGACAGACTTGGAACGCAAGCCAATCAAAATATTCTTTAGGATTCCCAGACGTATTTGATATTATCAGTATTACAGACGCAAACGGTGTTGATGTAACTGAAAGTTTCAGATTGATTTCTAACCAGAAAGATACCTACTATGATATTTCATATATGGAATATATTCCTGGTCGACCGCAGCCTACAGGCTCAATGTTAATTCAATTAAAAGTATTTGAAATTAGTCAAGGCTCTGGAGAATATTTCTTCACGATTAATAGTTATCCATCAACATTAGATCTATACGATATTCCGGTCTATAAAGCCAAGAATGGATCATCATATAATCTGCGAGAATGTCTTGACTTTAGACCCTACGTAGATAAAGATTCGAATGTAGATTATACCGATGATGTTGCTGCAGCATCTGTTCCTTCTTCTGCTGTTGGTGACAACTCAAAAGTATTCACTACAATAACTCCAATAACCCCAGCTAGAAATGCCTCTGCCACCGCAGAGATAACATATTATCTTCAAAGGGTAGATACGGTTGCTTGTGACTCTTATGGGGGAATTAAATTAATTAAAGGAAGGGAAGAAAAGCTTGCGGCACCTCCAACACTAGATCCCGATCAGATGGCTCTCGGCCACGTGTTTGTACCCGGCTATCCTGCTCTTTCGGAGAGAGAAGCAAGTAGAACAGGAAGAAAGGCTTACGGTGTCCACACAAAAACTAGTGGAATCAAAGCATTTACCATGAAAGATATGCACAGTCTGAGTAAACAGATTGATCGACTATCTTACTACGTTTCTTTGAGCCAACTTGAATCTTCTACACAAAATATGTTTATTCCAGACGAGCTTGGCCTAAACAGATTTAAGAATGGTTTCATCGTAGATCCTTTCAACGATCTTACCGTTGCTGATGTATCGGACCCATTCTTCAAAGCAGCAGTACCTTTTAATCAAAAGATATTGACACCTGCCTTGAAAACATTTCCAATTGATTTGGTTTATAAAACAAGCTCTGGTGCTTCTATTTTCCCGGCACCAAGTAATCCCAAGGCAGCAACTCTGGGTAGAGATGCTAGTGTAGAAATTCTTTCTCAAACTTATGCAACTGGATTTAGAAACTGCGTAAGTAATGCTTACAGTTACAGAGGTGTTGGTGAAATTTCACCTCCATACGATGCGGCGTATGATACTACAGTGAATCCAGCAGAAATCAATATTGATATGACCGCTGCATTCACGGATTTCGTCGATAATCTCCAAGAGTTTATTCCTCTTACCGATGTGACCACAGAAAGAGTTGTGGGGCCGTTAGAGACTTGGAATGATGTCGGACCTGGTTGGGCTCCCCCAAGAATGGCTAATTGGGGTAACTGGGGTGATTTCCAATTCCCAGGTGCTGGAAACACATTCACCCAGAGAATTGAAACGACAACCAGAAGCATCGAATTGAATCAAGCTGCACAAGTTCAGAATATTCAGGTTGGAGAATTCGTACGGAATTTCAATTTTGAACCTTATATGGCTGGCCGAGACGTTAAGATTTATATGTCGGGTTTGAGACCAGATGCAAGACACTGGTTCTTCTTTGATGGAGTAGATGTTAATCCTCATGTGTTCCCAGGTACAGAAGCAGACAGAGCACAAGACGTGGAGAGAACAAAAGCCGGTGGTGTTGAGGTTACCACAGATTCTAATGGCGTATTAAGAGCGGTCTTTGCTATTCCACCAGAGACGTTCTTCGTCGGTGATCGTGTCCTTGAAATTGTAGATGTCGACACATATGATCAGATAGATTCTGCTGCAATTTCGAAAGGATTTGTCACATATCGAGCCTATAACTTCTCCGTAGAAAAGACCTCTGTCGGTGTATCTACAAGAGCACCAGATTTCGATATCAACACATCATCTTCTTTCAGAAATGTGGTAAGACGTATTCCTGCTGGAGATCCTCTTGCTCAAACATTCTTTATTAAGAAAGGTATGGGTCAAGGTAGTAACAGTATATACATTTCCAATATTGACTTGTTCTTTAAGCGTAAGAGTACAACCAATGGAGTTACTGTTGAACTGAGAGAGGTGGTCAACGGCTATCCTTCTGGTCAAGTTCTTCCATTCGGAAAGGTCCATAAGTTACCTGGTGATGTAAATGTGTCAGACGATGCTTCTGTAGCAACAACATTCTCATTTGATGCACCCGTGAGAATGGATGTTGAAAAAGAATATGCAGTATCAATTAAACCTGATGCTCAAGATCCTAATTATTTGGCATTCATCTCTCAAGTCGGTGGTGTTGATTTGACACCAGGTGATACCCAAGGATCTGCAATTGTTCAAGACTGGGGTGACGGTGTTCTCTTCAGTTCTACTAATAACAGTGCTTGGAGATCTTATCAAGACGAAGATCTGAAATTCACTCTGCGTAGACATAATTTTAATCAGTCTACCGGTAGTGTAACACTCACAAATAATAAGAATGAATTCTTTACACTATCCGGTGGTAATGGCAGATTCAAGTTGGGAGAAAAAATCTATCAGACAAAGTCGAGAGATTCAGCAACAACCGGTAACCTTGGACTTTCTGATTCAGGTGGTGCAAGAGTTACACTAACTGGTACAGCACTTGATCAAACCTATTTCGATGGTGATTATATTATCCTAGAGGTAGGAGGTGATAAAGACATCTTTAGAGTTGAGAGTGTACCTGGAGCCACTTCCATCATTGTGAACAAACCAGTAAACCTTGGTGCAGGGCCGACATTTATAGATACTGGAATTCAACACTCTCCGGTGGTTGTGGGTGAGATTTCTTTCTGGGATCGTAATGATCCTACTAAGATGCATCTAGAGGCAAGCACTGCTAATTCTACACGATTCTTTACCACTGGTACCATCAACGGCTTGGATAGTGGATTTACTGCAACAATCGATTCGGTAGATAATATTAATCTAAGTTATTTCCAGCCCATGATAATGAAGGCTTCTGATTCATCATCTAAGACCAGTGGCTTCGGAACATTCAACCCTTATGATGATGGTAGTACAACTTATTCGATGCCGATTAGATTCAATGATAATAACCACTTCAATGTAAGAGGTACTATATTATCAAGTGCAAGTAATATTGTAACGAATCCAAACAGTACTGCTGAGTTTTCATTGACTATAGAGATGGAAAATTCGGGTGATGTTACTTCCACACCTTTCGTAGATGTGGAAGTTTCGAAAATGATTGCATATCAATATCAATTAAAAGATACAAGTGCACCGGGTTACAGCCCTCTTTCCAACCCGACCTCGATGTATATTTCAAAAGTAATCGAATTAGCACCAGAACTGGATGCTGAAGATATTTACGTAGCAACAACGGAATATAGACCACCTGGTTCCACAGTCAAAGTTTATATGAGAGCACAAAATCAATATGACAGCCAATCATTCAAAGAAGTACCTTGGGTAGAACTTGAATGCTTTGAAGGTTCCGATGTAAATTCTTCTATATCCGACATTAATGATTATAGGGAATTTGGCTACAGGCTTCCAGAAAATTATTCGGGGTTGTATCAATATGCAAGCAATGCCGGACTTAAGAATTTTTCTGGGTTCCGTAGATTTGCTATAAAGATTGAATTGATTTCACCAAACGTACATACTGCACCAACACTAAGAGATTATAGAGCGATTGCAGTTACATAAGGCTTTTAAATTATGCAAAATAGAAGAGATTCCGAAACACAAGCAGTTTTGAATACAGATGCACATGCTTTTAATAAATACAAAAGGGAAAGAGAATACTACCGAAAAGTCACTCAAATGGAAAAAGACATTGTTGAAATTAGAACTTGTCTGGTATCTATTTGTCAACGTATGGAAAAATTAGAAAGTAGATAACAATGGCCAGAAATATAGTAAATATCGAAACTACACAGACGTTTCAGAATTGGTTAGATAAGACCAATGAAATGGCCGCGGCATTCCGTACCAACGCGGTAACAGCATCACCGACCGGAGATACAACTGCAGGTAATGCTACTCTTCAAGGAATCTTTAGTGCAGAAAGTTTGGTTGCAACTAGCGGGGCATTATCTGCGGATGAAATCAGATCTGCTACTGCAAATGAAACAATTGAATTTACCTCCGTTGTTGATTTTAATTCCGGCGATCAAGTCACTGCTATTTTCACCAATAATAATGGTGGCAGAACTCGATATACAGATACGACCATTGCTTGGGACGTAGGTCTTAAGGACAGCGGTGGTAATTTTATCATCGATACTGGCTCCGCACCAATCAAGTTCGAACTGACTACTGCTGGTGTTCTTTCAGTACCTGTATTCCGATCAGATAATTATCAGAATGCTGATGGGTCTCCATTCGAGCCAGGTACAACCATTAACGAATTATCTGATATCGGTGATGTATCAACCACGACACCTGCGAATGGTCAAGTACTCAAGTGGGATGGATCTGAATGGGCACCGGCAAATGATTTGGTCGGTACTGCTACAAGTGGTATTCAAAATGTTGTTGAAGATTCTACCCCTCAGTTGGGTGGTAATCTAGACCTGAATGGCAGAAGTATTGTAGGTTCGGGTGCCATGCAGATTACCGGTAATATTATCACCACCGGTGGTGTCCTGAGAGCCGACGGTACCGGAACTCACACTATAGGTGGTGCGATGAATGTGGGTGATACGGTTACGGTCACAGGAGATGTACATGCGACAGGTAACGTAAGATCAGCCCACAGCACATCAGATATTCGTTTAAAAGAAAATTTAATAAGAATTCACAGTCCTTTAGATAAGGTAATGAGCCTTAATGGATATACCTTCAATTATAAGAACAACGAAGAAAGATCTGCTGGTCTTATCGCGCAAGAGGTTGAGAAGGTATTGCCTGAAGTTGTTTATGAATTTGAAGAAGAGGGTACCCAGTATAAAGCCCTACGCTATGAGAATATGGTATCGCTTTTAGTTGAAGCAATTAAAGAATTAAAAGAAGAGATTGAAGAGTTAAAATCTGGGCGCAATTAATTTGGTTTGAATAAATATACCATTGATATGTATCCGTCTAAATATAAGAAGAAAAAGGGTAAAGACTAAATGTCTAAGATTTCAGAACTCGGGCCGATTACAGGTGCCAATACTAGGTCAGAAGATTTATTTGTTATCGTAAACCTAGTACAGGGCGACGACGGTACTAAAAATATTACTCGAAAAGAGCTCGTAGAAGCACTACAGTACGAGATTTTCAGTAGAATCCGAATCACTGGTGAATCGATCACCACTACCTTCATTTCGAACTCGGATCTTGACAACGTTAGAATCGATAATTCTACGATGGAAGATTCCGATATTTCTCGTAGTGATTTCAATAACGGTACACTCAGAAATTCATCTGGTGACAATCTTGTAATCATCAACTCTCAATTCAATGACGGTACTGCTGATAACATCGTTATTACAAATTCCCAATTCAATCAAGGGGATATGGAAGATGTTGATGGCGATAATGTTCGCTTAATCAATTCGACGATTGATGACAGTGCCATCAGTGATTCAACTGCCAATAACATTAGCATCACAGATTCTACATTTAATAATGGTGCTCTATCTAACAGTACAGCAAATAATTTAGCCATTACCGCATCTACATTCGATAATGGTGAATTAACTAACAGCACTGGTGATAACCTAGACATCACAAATTCTAATTTCGAAAATGGTACCATTGCCAATACTCAAATCGAAACCTCGGTATTCCAGAATGGTGTTGTTAGAGATTCAGATCTTATTAATGTTGATATTACTGACTCGACATTTGATAATGGTGACCTAACAAATTCATCCGGCGACAATCTGACGATTGTAAATTCTGATTTCTCCGATGGTACTGGTAATAATAATGTCTTTACCAATACCACAGTAGATAGAAGTTTAATTACAAATTCTGAAATTGCAAACACATCATTCACAGGTACGATGGATGGTGTAGTTGCTACTAACATGACCATTACCAGTTCTACTGCTGATGGTTTCAGCCAGAAGAATTCTACATTCGAAGACGGTGGTATTGACCGTTCGACTTTCGAAAATGGTGTTATCGACAAATCTAAGCTTGTTGATTTCGATATGGAGATCAACGATGAGTTCGAACCACATATCGACGAGAACAGCTGGTTTGCACTCAAGAATGAAAAGACTGGAGAGGTTGAGAGAATTACCTATGCTCAATTCTTCAGCGAGATTTCGAAGACCACTGAATCCGACCTGAAGATTTATGTGGATGCTGCAAAGGGTGATGATGATAATCCCGGCACGGTACTTCAACCAATCAGAACTCTTGAACGTGCTTCTGAATTGGCAAAAGAAAAGGCTGGTGGTTCTTTCGACCGAAATGCGATCAACAACGCCATTCATATCACGGTAGGCCCGGGTACATATTACACGAAAGGTAACATTGCATTACCAGATGATTGTGCCATGACCTCTACTGCTGGTCAGTATGCTACAGTAATCGAGGCTTTGCCAGGATATGAACAGAACAACGCAATTCTTGTCGGTTCTGGTAACTACGTACAGGGTTTCGCATTCCAGAATTGGAAGATCGATAACTTCGATTTCCCAGAAGGTGGCTTTGCTTGTGCTTATAGACCCGGTGCTAAACTACTCCGATCTCCATATATCAGAGACAGCTCCCAGTTGTCTAACTTCCTACGAGAAGACGTAGAACCACCACTCCAGCCGTTCAATACCAAGGGCAATGTACTTGACCTCGGTAGAGAGTTTATTCTGGAAGTCGGCCATACAGGTGCCTTCTTACAAGACGACGAGATTACATTCTCCAGTGGTGCGAAAGGCTATATCTCATGGGATGATACAAATGATGCAGATGCTGGTTTAACCCCAGACCTTGCTACAAACCGAAAAATCTTCGTCCGTAACCTGAAAAATAATAAAGGTTTTGCTGTAGGCGATACGGTTCGTTCTGAATCTGGTGGTCTTGGTGTTATTCAAGAAATTGGCATCGATAACTTCCCGAACCCACTTGTCGGTAGAGGTGGTGGATGTATGTTGGCAGATAGAAGAGTCCTAGACCCCGACTCTCTCTACACATATGTTCTCTGCTTTGGTTTTACCCCTCGTTCTCAAAACGGTATGGGTTATGTAGCAAGAGACGGTGCTGGTGTTAACGGAATTGGTTCTCTGTCTATCTTCGTTCGGGTGGCATTCTATGCTCTGAACGGTGGGCAGATGACTCTGAACAACTCTGGTACTCAGTTCGGTGATATCTCAATGAGAGCAAAAGGTAGTACCAAGATCTTTGCTCCGAAAGACACCACAGCCAATATGCTTGGTAACAGTGCCTTTGCAGATGTAATTACAGATAACGAAGATTTGATCATACAAGATATGGTCGAATACCTCACAGCAAATACAGCATCTGGTGGTCTTGGTTATACTGGCTACGATGCTGCTAAGTGTGAAAGAGATTCTAAAATTATCATTGATGGTCTTGGATATGATATGTCGCTCGACACCAACTACTGGGGTCGACTTGCAGGCATTACATATCGTTCACCCATTTCTAGTAAGGTTGTTGGTGAACAGCTCGAAGCAACACTTGGAGCTAACAGATATTTGCAAGACAGAATCAATGATGTATTCCAAGGTTCAAACACGGAAATCTTTACAAGAGCAAACACCTCTTGGAATGAACTCTACAATGTAGTAGAATACGGTGAAGAGAATATGAATCCAATCATATTCGCTGACACTGGTAATTCTGCTAGAACATCTGCAAGAGAAATCATTCAAGACAATAGATCGTTTATCCAAGACGAATTGCTCGACTGGATCGATGACAATGACCAATTCTACGCTTATGATAGCGTCAAGTGCCGAAGAGACACAACAGAATATATTCTTCCAGCAGTAAAATATGATATGCTACTCGACACCAACTACAACTCGGTGAGAGCAGGTGGTGCATATTACATGAAGTCTGCTGAGAAGGTTGTCGGCCAACAAAGAAATGAAACGATTGCAGCATATAAGAGACTGAAAGAACAGACCAATGAGTTGATTGATGCTAATTCTTTCATTGGAACAACGCGTGTTGATGAAGGTTTTGATGAGATCATTGCTGCCCTTGATAACCGAGGCACATTATATACACCTACAGATGCGACATATGACCCAGATACTGGTCTCATGGTTGCAACAATCGGTGCTCATACACTCACCGTTGGAAGAAAGATTCTTATCGGTGAAGGTGGAATCACATTTAGTTGCGGCACAGATGGTAACGTAACTCAAATTTCTCACCCAAGACCAACAGATCCTGCATTCAACAGCCCGTTGGAAATCTTGGCCGTTACAGCAACCACGATTACAGTTGACGTTGGAACATCTTTCTATAAAGGTGTACACACATTCGTATCGGCACTAGATAACTCAATCATCGAATTGGGCTCTGAAATTACTTTCTCAGACGATGCAGCAATCCCTGCTGACAGACGTAATGCAAGAAAGCAACTGCAGGCTAACAGAGGTTTCTTGCAGGATATGGTTATAGGATATATCGACAATAACTATTTCCTATACGACTCTGAAAAGTGTGAGCGTGATATGACTCAATACATTCTACCTGCGGTAGAAAGAGACGTTATCACTGGATCCAATTTCAATGCTCGTCAAACAGGTATTGCTTACAGAGCCGGCACGATGGGTGCCGAGACAGTGGTCAGACAGCAATTACCAGAGACTGTTGGCGCAATCGAACATCTGAAAGGTTTAACCACTGCTGGGGTAAATGATCCAGCTGCATCTCACAGAGCAGAAGAATCGTTTAATCAGATTATTGATATTGTTAATAGCAATGGTAAGACATATACTCCTACGTCTGGAACAACATATGATCCTGATACTGGTCAAATGATATTAGAGATTGGCTCTCATGATCTGCAAGAAGGTCAATCTATTATCATTGCAGACGAGAGTGTTACCTTTACCTGTGCCTTAGATTCTAATGTGACACAACATTCTTACCCACAGAAAGGTCATCCTGCATATAGAACTCCTGTAACAATTAACAAAGTTACAGCAACCACTATATCCGTCAATGTTGGTGGATATGAGAATGGTACGGTTCACACATTTGTAAGTGCAACTGCTGATTGTATTAAGGCTGGTTCTTATATCAGTACATATACTCCATCTGATGCTCAATACGATCCAACTAATGGCGTAATGGTTGCAGTTATAGGCAAACACAATTTGGTCAAGGGAGATTACATTCAATTCAAACCTTTGAGTATTACGTTTGAATGTAACGGAGATCAGATTACACACCCAAGACCTACTGATCCATTCTATAATAAGCAAATTAAAGTTGATGCAGTAACAGCAACATCGATCACAATGAATGTTGGTGATGCTGGTGGTTATACGGGTGCCCATACATTTGTAAGTGCAGAAGTTGGTGCGATCGAAGCAGATCCTATCATTTGGACAGATCCTGCAACATATCTGGATTACTATACACCGACGGATGCTACATATGATCCTAGCACGGGTATCAGTACGGTCACATTACCAGGTCATGATATTGAAATTGGTGATTATGTTGAATTTGCTCCTTATAGTTTCACATTTACTTGTGCGGATGATGGCAATGCTACTGAGCATTCTTATCCTCGTAAGGGTGACAGTAATTATCGTGAAACAATGGAAGTCACCAACGTCGCTGGAGATGTTATCACGGTTAATGTTGGTGGAACCGGTGGTGGTGGGTTACACACATTTGTAAGTGCATCAGATGCTGCCGTTGCTAAGACAACTTATAATTCTCAGGGTCAAAGAGCAAGAGAACAATTACAAGCTAACAGAACATTCCTCCAAGAAGAGGTAATGGCCTTCCTCGATACGCAATACTTTGTCTTTGATGGCGATAAGTGTTCAAGAGACACAGGATATATTCTTGAAGCTGTCAGACGTGACGTATCTACTGGGTCGAATTATAATTCGGTCTATGCTGGTCTTGCATATCGTGCAGGAACTACCAGTGGAGATTATGTCATTTCAGACCAACTTCCACAAACCGTTGCTGCAATAGGTTATCTGAAAGATGAAATTGCAAGCAGAGTAACTGGTTCAGAGTTGACTGCCGCTAATGCAGGATTCGATGAGATTATCGATATCTTGAGTAATGGTACAGGAAATGCAGATACCTTGAATTTTGGAACTGCAACTGTTGGTATTACTGGTCAAAACGGCAGATTACATTTACAAGCAAATAAGACATTCTTGCAAGAAGAAGCAATTGCGTACATTGCACAAGAATTCCCCGGCTTTGTTTATGATCAAGCCAAGTGCAGAAGAGATATTGGTTATCTAGTAGATGCAATTTCTTTCGATATTTCTCATGGGTCTAATACCTCTGCAATCAATTTTGCTAGATTGTATTTCGATAAGGGTATTAGTACACTGCCTGAAAATCAAAAGGCTAAGACCGCAGAGGTTTATGAACACCTTGCAAATGTTGCTTCTAATATTGTACAAGCAATTGGTGTTACACCCACCACAGGCAATGCACAAAGTCAAGATATTGCAAATGCCGATGCTGGAATTGAAATTGCTAAGAGAACATATGATCTGATGGATCTTACTGCTAAGGTGATCAGAGAGGATACTCTTGATTGGTTGCCAACAGCAATTGAACCCGGTTACAACACCGTGGCTCAGATGACAGCATCTAATACAATTGATGGAATTACAGAATCACTTCAGGGTGGTGTAATTAAGTACCTCAGAGAATTCCACAACGGTCTTCCTTATAATAAAGAAAAGTGCTACAGAGATGTCGGTCTCATTACCGATGCAATTTCTAAGGATATCGAATACGGTGGAAATGCATCCACAATCGAAGCTGCAAAATATTACTTCACTGTCGATGAAAGACTTGCATCTTCTTATGAAGAACTCAGAACCAAGAACGTTCTTTCTATTCCAGTAACAGGTCAGTTCTCTGTGCTGGATGATCTGGCTGCAGTATCTGGTCTTAGAGAGGCTACAAATATTCTGCCTCAAGAACAGCGTATTCCTACCAAGAGAGCGTTCGAACATCTGGCTGCAACCGCGGCCTCTATCGTTCAAGAAGTTGCAGTAACACCTACCACAGGTAATGCTCAAGTACAGGACGTATCTGGTACAGCCGCAGATGCTGCTACAGGTACAGCAGTGGCAAACCTGTTTAATATTATTTCTGGTGTTGTCGATGATAATGATCTCGACAATCTGACCACTACCGAAGTCAAGCCACTTGCTGATCCTAATAGAACAGTTGCTCGTCAGCAGATCCAAATGAACAAAGAGTTCATTATTGATGAGGTTGTTGCTTATCTCAACGATGAGTTCTTCACCTTTGACGGTGAGAAATGTAAGAGAGATTTGGGCCTGATCATAGATGCAGTAAGACGAGACGTACTGACTGGTTCTGATTTCAATTCAAACTTTAACGGTCAGGCTTATAGGTCTGGAACTGTAGGTTCGAATTTGGTCATTGATGAACAGCTCACAGAAACCGTTTCTGCTATCAGATATGCAAAAGACCTTTGCGTGAATTCGATCGTCGATCCTGCTACGGCAACAATTGCTGCAGCAAGATTCGACAAGATTATCGATATCATGGGTAATGGTACTGCATATTCTAACGTAATTGAATACGGTTTTGATTCTGTCACGGCTGAAAGAATTAATGCAAGATCACAGTTACAGCTCAATAGAGCGTTCATCCAGGCAGAAATAACTGCATGGATTGCACTGAATTACGGATCACTCACATATGATGTTGCTAAGTGTGAAAGAGACGTTGGCTATCTGGTAGATTCTGTGTCTTGGGATATTCAACACGGTGGTAATACAGCTTCGAGAAATAATGCAACACTGTATTTTGAGAATGCTGTAAGCACTCTACCTGAAGATCAACGTGCTCCTACTGCAGCCGCATTTGTTCACCTTGCTGCAGTTGCTAGATTAATTGCTAATGGTGATCCTGTCACACCTACAACTGGTAATGCCCAGACACAGAATACTGCTTCTGGTAACTCCGGTGGACCAATTGCAAGTGTTGTAGAGTCTCTATTCACAATTGTCGCAAATGCAATTCAGCAAAATGGAATCGACGGATTACCTGCTCTTGAAGAGCCTATTGTAACTGCTTATAATCCAGAATTGCAAGCCGCATATAATTCTATGGGCACAGCAAAGATAACTGCCCAAGACGGCGTATTGCAACACCTTTCTACTTACTTCAATACTCTTTACTACAATGAAGATAAGTGCAGAAGAGATACCGGCTACATTATCGATGCCGTATCACACGATATTCAATACGGTGGTAATGCTGCTACTGTAAATGCTGCTCACAACTACTTCCAAAATGCTGTAAGTACATTGCCTCTCAATCAGAGAGAACCTACCAGAAAGGCATTCTTACGCTTGGGTATGGTGATGAATCATATTACCCGCGAGATGGAAGTAACACCGACTGTTGGAAACACACAGACTCAATTCTATAACCATGTTGCTGCAAATCCTGCAACAGGCATGTTGGTTGAAGATCTGGTTAAGATTGTTGCTAATTCGGTTGATGATGCAACTCCGGCAACTACAGCAATTCCTGCAATTGTTGAACCTTCTCAGACATGGGTTTCTGGCAATTACACCAGTGCTGTAGATGTGATAGAGAGTTCTTCTAAGACATGGGCAGACGGTGTGATCAGTCACATTAGTACCACTTACAACGGATTGAGCTTCCCACGAGGTAAGTGCAGAAGAGATGTTGGATATCTTGTTGATGCCGTTTCTCACGATGTTCAATACGGTGGAAACTATGCTAGTAGAATTGCGGCAGGAATTTATTTTGAGAATGGAATTTCTGTACTCCCAGCAGACACTAGAGTACAAACCGCTGACATTTATAATTTCCTAGGTGTTCTATTGGCTGGTGTTGTGCAAGAGACTGATGTTTCTAATACTACACTAACAGATACAGCACAAGATACAAGTGGTACTCCTGCTACTCTAACCGAAGGTACAAGAGTTGCAGAGTTGATATCGATAGTAGAAACCGTAATTAGAGATGACGATTTAGATGCTCTGCCAATTATGGAAGAGCCAGATACATCTTGGGTTGCGGCAGATCTCATTGCAACAGCAGAGATGATCGATGACAATACCGAAGAGCTGTCAATTGATCTGGTCGAATTCTTAAGAAGAGAATTTGATGTTCTGGATTACAACCGAGATAAGTGTCGACGAGACACTGGATATCTACTTGATGCATTTAGCTATGATCTGAACTATGGAGGTAATACTGCATCTCGCTGGAATGCTGACTTCTACTTCTGGAATCAGATTTACAGAATCCCAGAAGATCAGAGAGTACCTACTGCTAGATCTTATCAGCAACTCGGTCGAATCTGTAAAGATGTTGTCCTTGGTAAATACCCAGGTCAGGTCGTCAAGAGTGGAACTGGAACCGAGGTAGAATCTAAAAAGGTTCAGGACCTTGCAAACATCTTCTACCTGACTCAAATAAATAACGATACAACATATCTACCCGTAAAAGAAGAGCCAGATTATAGCTGGATTCCAGATATTGTATCTGATGTGTCATCGATTCTGGAGTTTAATAAGATTGATCTAGCTTTCGATACAGTAAGATATGTAAATGCGACATATAAATACATTGATATTAATCTCACACGTAGAGATGGTTTGAATTTGTTGAAGGCCATTGAGCAAGACTTTAAGACGCTCAACCCACAGGGGCCACCTGCTTCAGATGATTACCTAGAGAACGGAGATAGACAAAGAACCAGAGCATATACAGCTGCATTGTTTGATTTCAATGGTAATCAGGCATTCCCTGTATTCAATGCTACAACACCTGGTTTGAGGTATCAAAGTTCTGTACAAAGAAGTGCTGGTGATGCAACTGATGTTGATGGTGCAATCCCTCTGGCAGACCGCAAACCATATTATGCATATATTGTGGCAACAGACTTGAATACAAGTTTCTACGCTGGAGATATATACTATTGGGATGGAACACAATGGATATTTGATGGGCCAAACAATACCGATCTACTAGATGCCTTTACTGGTGCTTGGGAGAGAATGAGAGATTATCTAGTTACTCTTTCACCAGATGCAGATCACACTGCAATGATTAATGGCTTGATCGATGATTGTTTGATCGATAACGTACTAAGACCAGAAACATTGACATTCGGGTCTCTAGTTGAATCGATTGCTCACCAGTTTAACGGTGCCTCTGCTGGTGTAAACAGAAACGCACTTCCATTGAACTTCCGAAACCTTGGTCTGCCAATCTCGGCACTGGCCTCGGTTCTCTCAGAAGATGGAGGACGTGTGAGATGGTCTGGTGCTGATGAATTGAATAACCAGTACTTTGCAAGGGGTTTGAGAATCAACGGTAGAACAGGAAGAATTGAAGGTAGACCATTTACCTCATCGGTAAGAAAACTTGCAAGAAGAGCTTCTAACAGCAGAGCTTCAGTATAAAGGATAGAGAAATAAATGTCATATACAACTAAAATAGATCCAGTAGACGGTACTACGATTATCGTTACTACCCAGGCTCCGGATGCACTACCAATTGGAAAGACCCTGGAGTTGAGTACAGAATGGCAGGTACTTATTGATGTTCCAAAATTTGAAGTTCCTGAGCTTGTATTCGGTGGTTCTACCACTATCGAACCTGGAATTGGTGAGGTAATTTCTCCTCTCATTGTTGCAAATAAAACAAGTAATACTGTTGCAATTGATGTGAGAACGCACCGATTCATAGAGCCGGTGCCAGGCCAAGGAAATGAATTTTATCTTATTAGAAACCTTAGGATACCTGCTTATGATACCATACCAATTCCGCTTAATGGACAGTTTTTTGCTACAGGTGACACATTAGAGGCCAAGGCCAGTGCAAACTTAGCAATTGACTCAACTATATCATATACCTTAGGACAAGCGGAAGAGTACGATGTCGACTAGATTTAGATCCATTGGCTCCAAGACCATTACTCTTGGGCAGGGAATACCACAACAGTTTCCCATTCAATTAGATCCAGCCCCATTTGAGGGTGCCATTGTTTATGCAGATAATGGTACAATTAAACTCTCGAATGGTACGGCGTGGGTTGATGTTGGAGCAGGGCCTCAAGGTGTCCAAGGTTTTACAGGTACCCAAGGTGTCCAAGGTATCCAAGGTGAGTATGGGCCAGGATTTACAATCATCGGTTCGGTACCAGATGTAGACGCAGGTGGTGATCCACAAGCAACTTTAAATGCAGCATTCCCCAGTCCAAATATAGGTGAAGGTGTCATCGATGATACCGACGACGAGCTTTGGATTTGGGATGGTACCAATTGGATTAATATCGGTTCATTCCGTGGTGTTCAAGGTCTTCAAGGCACTCAGGGTGTTCAAGGTCTTCAAGGCACACTCGGAGAAAAAGGTATTCAAGGTACCCGTGGTTATAGAGGACCACAGGGAACCCAAGGTACTCAAGGTTTCCAAGGTGTTCAAGGCTTCCAAGGCAATCAGGGCATACAAGGTGTCCAAGGGCCTCAGGCCTCACAGGGTACCCAAGGTATTCAAGGTAATCAAGGACTTCAGGGTCTTCAAGGTGTTCAAGGACCGCAAGCTTCACAAGGAACTCAAGGCTTCCAAGGCAATCAAGGGATGCAGGGTTTCAACGGTGATGATGCTGGATCGGTATATGAATATCGACTACTAAATTCTAATATTGAGGCTGACCCAGGTAGTGGTCAGATGATTTGGAATTTACCTAGCAACCCAACCGATACTTTCTCCACAACTACAAGAATTTGGATTGACGATGAAGCCTTCTATGGCGTAAACATGGAAGGAATTTATTCGGCAATCGCAGCAGCAGACTCTGTTAATAAAGCCTACATGAAGGTAACAAAGCGTGGGCAACCAGATGATTATGTTGTATTTACTATTCAGGCAATTTCTGATAGTACCGGTTACTGGCAATTAGATGTAACATTTATAGCCGGTAATGCAATCAGAGAGAATTTCGTTGAAGAAACATCACCTGGTGTTTTTACTTCTTATCCTCTACTCGTAGATTTTTCTATCAGTGGTGATAAGGGAATTCAAGGTGATCAAGGCACCCAAGGTTTCCAAGGACTACAAGGACCTCAAGGTCCACAAGGAATGCAGGGAACACAAGGTGTTCAAGGTGTCCAAGGCCCACAAGGGCTTACCGGTAATCAAGGTACCGTTGGTGCTTACGGCGGTGTAACATTTAGATACGAGTATAATGCTCTCGATGTAACTAATACAGACCCCACACCCGGATTCTTAAAGGGTGATAATGCAATATTAGGTAATGCTACTGAATTATACATTGACGTCACTGATGCTGATGGTGTTACCATTAGTGCAATGCTTGCAGATTTCTATGCGTCTTCAAATCCAAATAGTAAGGGCTATTTGAAACTGGCAGATGCATCCAACGTCTATAATTATGCTCTCTTTGAGGTGACAGGTGGTAACCTTGTAGGTACTGCTGGAACTGGATATCACGCAGTAGCAGTAAATAGTCTTGTTACAGGTCAAACCTATTCTAACGGTACAGATTTCCGAATCTCATTTATAAGAACTGGTGATCAAGGCATACAGGGCAATCAAGGTACTCAGGGTATTCAAGGTTTCCAAGGTTCACAGGGTACTCAAGGCTTCCAAGGATCTCAAGGGACTCAGGGTATCCAAGGTGTTCAAGGACCACAAGGTCTTCAAGGTACTCAAGGTTTCCAAGGAACACAAGGCACACAGGGCATTCAAGGATTACAGGGTGTACAAGGTTCCGTTGGTGATTTCGGTGGCCTTACATTTGATTATACATTCGATTCTGCGACCACTGATGCAGATCCTGGTCAAGGTAATTTAAGGTTTGATAATGCTGCATTTGATTCAGCAACTAAAATGTATATCGATGACCTCGATGATGCAGCTAATGATCTTTCTCCACTCTTCACGGAACTTGACATTAATGCAAGTGGTGTAAAAGGCCTGTTTAGAATTATTAATGCAGCCGATGTTACCGAGTTTGCTACATTCAATTATACAGAAATCACAGATTCTACCGGTTATCATACCTTTGATGTAGCCCACATTGCTGGTGTAACCTCGTTCACAAATGGCGCAGATATTAGAATTACATTTGTTCGAACTGGAGACCCAGGCCCTCAGGGTGCTCAAGGTTCTCAAGGACCTCAGGGTACCCAAGGTTTCCAAGGTGTTCAAGGGCTACAAGGTATCCAAGGTACACAGGGCATCCAAGGCACACAGGGCATCCAAGGTATGCAAGGTACCGTAGGAGATCACGGTGGACTTTCTTGGAATTATCTCTTTGATTCAAATACAAGTTCTGGATCGGCCCCAGTTGCAAATAGCTGGAAGATTGATAACTCCAATATAACGCTTGCAACGAAGCTTGTCATCGATGATATTCCAGATGATGCATACAGCAACGAATTAGATGACTTCTTTACCTATCTTGGTGCAATACCCGGTTCTCCAAAGGGTCATATTCTTATTGAGAGCACAGCGGATAACGATGGACCTGCAGGTCATCACTTTGTTGTCTACGAGTTTACTGCATTTAACTGGGATAGTGCATCTGAATTATACGGTATCTTTGATGTAAACTACATTGCATCAGGAGCTGTAACAAGTAATAACTGGAATAACGTAGAGTCCGATCACGGCCCAGATACACTGGTTCACTTTATTCCGGCTGGACCACAAGGTACTCAGGGACCACAAGGTACTCAAGGATTTACTGGTATTCAAGGTGGTGCAGGTGCCTCCGGTGGTGTAACATTCGAATATGAGTTCGATACAGATACTGGCACTTCTCTCTTAGGTGCACCTGGATTATTGAAGTTCAACAATGCTTCTCTATCTTCAGCCACTGAAATGAGAATCAGTGATACTACTCAGAATGGTGCAAACCTTGATACACTTCTGAATAATTATATTCTGAACAACCCAGGGCCCATCAAAGGCTTTTATAAGATCATTTCAATTAATGATCCTACGAAATATGTTGTTTATTCTATTACTGGTGGATCAAGCACTCTCACACAATTTGTAATAAACAGTACATATGTTACAGCCTCTACCGGTGCTGATGCTACATATTTTGGAAACAACCCAGCGCTATTCATTACCTTCAGTAGAAATGGAGATGACGGGCCACAAGGTGTTCAAGGTTATCAAGGTACTCAGGGCATTCAAGGTATTCAAGGTATTCCCGGCCAAGGCACACAAGGTTTCCAAGGTACTCAGGGTATTCAAGGTGGCCAAGGTGATCAGGGTGAAGCTGGTGCCTTCGGCGGTGTAACATTTGACTATACATTCAGAACTGATACGAATCTAACTTCGGTCGCCCCCGGCGAAATAGAGCTCAACAATGCAGCTGCAAATATTGCCACACAGATGGCAATTCACCACAGGGACGATAACTTTATTGATATCAGTCAATATTTAGCTACGATTGATGATTCTACAAGCCCCATTAAAGGACACTTTAGAATCTCAGAAGTAGGCACACCATCTAATTTCGTTCTCTTCACAATAAGTTCGATGACCGTTGGTGGTAGCTTCAATACCATAACCTGTTCATATGTTGACGGGTCTCTTGGTTCCGGCACATTTACAGACCAGGCAGATGTTGTAATTACATTTGCTCGAACAGGTGATCAAGGGCCTCCTGGTGCTCAAGGAGCTCAAGGACCTCAGGGTACCCAAGGTTTCCAAGGTAACCAAGGTATTGCTGGAGACGGTAATCAAGGTACTCAGGGACCTCAAGGTTTCCAAGGTACCCAAGGCTTTACTGGTGGCCCAGGTGACGAAGGGCCACAAGGACCACAAGGCCCTCAAGGATTCCAAGGTATTCAAGGTTTTGAAGGTAGCCAAGGGCCTTCGGGTGCTGGTTCTCAAGGCCCACAGGGAATGCAAGGAATGCAGGGTGTTCAAGGCTTTGTAGGATCTGGTGGTGATGGTAACCAAGGACCTCAAGGTTTCCAAGGAATGCAGGGAACACAAGGGGTTCAAGGTTTCCAAGGTATTTCTGGTGGTGATGGACAACCAGGTGGCCCAGGTTCTCAAGGGCCTCAGGGCACCCAAGGTATCCAAGGTACTCAAGGTATCAGTGGTGATGGAGGCGATGGATCACAGGGTGCTCAGGGACCACAAGGTTTCCAAGGTATTCAAGGTATTCAAGGTATTACTGCGTCAGGTGGTGTAGGGCCGCAGGGACCACAAGGTACTCAAGGTGTTCAAGGTATACAAGGATTTGGCCAAGAAGGTGGTCAGGGTACTCAGGGTTTACAAGGACTACAAGGTATACAGGGGCCCCTTGGTACTGCAAGTACCGGCGCACAAGGTATGCAGGGTACTCAGGGCTGGGAGGGCCCTCAGGGTTCTATAGGGATCGGTGATCCCGGTACACAAGGCCCTCAGGGTATTCAAGGTATCCAAGGTTCACAAGGTACTACAGGCTCCGGTGCAGATGGTTCTCAAGGCTTCCAAGGGACACAAGGTACCCAAGGCTTTACGGGTGCTCAAGGTAATCAAGGTTTTACCGGAGCAGGAGATGTTGGAGCTCAAGGTGCTCAAGGCCCTCAAGGTACTATTGGTCTCACTGGCTCACAGGGTGCTCAAGGATTTGAAGGCGCAGGTGATGAAGGCGCTCAGGGACCACAAGGTACTCAGGGCATACAAGGTGACTTTGGACCACAAGGTACTACTGGTGCGGGTGCTCAGGGTGCTATTGGTTTCCAAGGATTCACTGGTTTCCAAGGTACTCAGGGCTTTACAGGTAGTGCAGGTGCTTCAACATCTATTGATGTACAAGATGTTCATACCTCTGGTCTTCAAAGTACCGACCTACTCGTAACCTTTGTTCAAGGCGGAACCGGTAATAGACCTTTGTATGCTACACTGACACCCAACCCAGCACCAAGTGCCGGTGCTCAGAATTTCCTATACAGAGCTGACCAAGATAAACTATCAGTAGAGAATATCTTTGTTGGAGGCACAATTACTCAAGATACTGGTGCTTCATGGACTGCTTCAGATGGTACTTTAAATATAACCGGAAGTCTTGAAGCTTCAAATGATTTGATTACAGCTTCTGATGCAAGATATAAAGAAAATGTTATTGATATCGAAAATGCCCTAAGCAAGGTCTTGGCAATGAGAGGTGTCAATTATAACATGATAGGTGATGATACACAGAAAATTGGTTTGATCGCACAAGAAGTGCAAGAGGTCATACCAGAAGTTGTATCTAATAATAATGATAGACTTGGGGTTTCATACGGTAATATAGTCGCACTATTGATCGAAGCCATTAAGGAGCAACAGGCACAGCTTGACGATTTGAGAGGTAAGTAAATAATGGCTCTACAGACTAGTGGCGCGATTAGTATCAATGATTTAAGAAATGAATTTGGTCTCGGCGGAACTCGAGGCCTTAATTCATTTTATGCTGATTCTTCAGACCCTTGGATCGGTACAATTCCCACCAGCGGCACCATTGCCATGAATGATTTCTATGGTTCTAGTGTTAGAACTGCACGGCTGGGAAGGCCGGGGTTTGGTGACGCAGCAACTTCTACTGGTTATCTTAATCGCAGAATAGGATGGTCGCGACAAGATGGAAGCCAATTCTATCTTTATGAATATGGTAGTACGAATGCAGCATTCGGTAGTATTACGAGATCCACAAGCTTATCTACTACTGCACAGCTTGGTGGTATTTGGATAACTCAATATTGGTACGGTTCCGGCCCGTCCCGGCCGATCTTTAGTATCTCCCATAGAAGTAGCTCGGACAGTGGATGGACTACCGTACGGTTAAAAGGACCTTCATTTCCTAGCGGTGGCCAGGTGCAATTCTCACTTAACAGAACATCGAGATATACTTTTGCCCGACACTCATACGGTACTACTGAACAAAGAAATTATTATGCTTGGCGATATGTTTGGTGGCAGAGTAGCGGCATGAGCTCTTTACTCACTTCTATTGCTAATTTGTTTGTATATTGCAGAATATATAATAGATCCCTTTATGTAAAATTTGAATGAGGCTATAGATGATTACTTACAAAATATTAAGAGTGAATACCGCAACTCAAACTGTTCAGATTCGTTATTCGAAAGATAACTATGATGATTTCTATGCGCAATACACTTACGATATTCCTTTCACCGAAGAAAAATTGCACCAATTGGCAAAAACTCAAATAGAGGAAGCAGCACATCATTGGCAATTGGCTGATGATGCACAAGATTTTCAAATAGAACAGGATACAGGTGTAGTCAAGGATAGAATTTATGAAGCCACACCTGATTATGATCACCTAACACATACAATAGAACCTGTTATTACGGAAACGGAAACCACCGAAACATACGGCTACAGGGTAGTAGAGTTAAGCTCTGATCAAAAGGCATTTAATATTAGAAATCAGAGAGATGGTTTTCTTTTTGAAACTGATATCTATGCACTTTCTGATAGAACAATGTCAGATGAGATGATTGCTTATCGACAAGGATTAAGAGATATGACAGATCAAGAAGGGTTTCCCGATAACGTTATTTGGCCGGTTCGTCCGATAGATTAAAATGAGCTCCCTTAAGTTTTATGTCTTAACATGCAGGAATTTATTTGCCTTAAAAAGACATGAAAAAACTATTCCAAAAGAAGATTTGTGTATTATCATTAATACACAAAATTCTACCTACGAAGCTGAAGCAGTTTCTTATTGCCAAACTGCTGGAATCGAATATCACGTAACTGCCAGTGACGGTACTGCTGCTACTGGTAAAAACTTTTTCTGCGACATATTCGAAGCCTCTACCAATGATTATGCTGTTTTAATTGACGGTGATGATTTCATCACACCACATGGTGTATGGACATATAAGCAGGTTGCGGCAATGCCCACACCACCGGATGTTGTAGCACTTGAATATCAATATGCATTCTATAGGGCTTGGGGTTATACTCCAGTTATTCCAGCACAGGTAGAAGATTGGAGCATATATGACCCGGATCGTGTACCAGCATGGGGTACACGATGTTTCACTAAACCAAAAGTTTGGTGGGAAGAAGCACTGTCAGGAGATCTCATTAAAGTTGGAGAAAATGAACCAGACGATTTTGCTCAAACTCTTCATGACATTCATAAAGCATGGGCAATTCACTGTCACAAATATATCAATGAATGGGAAACACATTGTAGGCTGGTATTTTTCTCTAAGAAGGCTGTCGATGGCTTCAGATTCGATAATCAATACAGGGTGGGCGAAGATACATTAATGTATTTTGAATTAAAACATGCACACATGCAGGGTAATCTTGTAATGAAACACCTATTCGATAGATATCCTACTTATGTGTATGACACAAGAATAGGTGGTGTGGTAGAAGAAGCCAGAGATGAAGCCGGTACTGATCGTGGCTTTGTTCAATGGCTTACACTTCTAGTTCAAGGTTATGATGAATTGGAATTGGCTGGTAAAATGCACGAAGAAAAATTGCCAGAATTAAAGGTACACACTTACACTGCACCAGAAGATACTTTTAATGCAGATGACTGGGATATAATTTGGCCAGAAGGTTACAGACCAGATGTAATGGGTCTCGTTAACTATCCAGGTAAAAGATTCATCAAACTATAATCCTCCTAGTCTTTCAGTTCCTTTATTCTAGTAATTATAAATACACTAAAAAGGAATTGTCATGTCCTCAAGAGCAAATATTTACATTGATCAAGCAGCAGACTTTCGTGTCAGCCTCGAGTTATTCGATGCAGATGACGACGAGCTGGTGATCGATAGCTATAATTTCTTTGCAAGTATGAGAAAAACCTACGGTACTACTAAAATATGTGATTTCGATGTTGAAAAGAATGGTAATGATATAACCTTGGTGCTTGCAGATGAACTTACAAAAACTCTCAAGCCCGGTAAATATCAGTATGATGTATTGATGGAAAAGCCAACCGGTGAGATCTCAAAGATTGCGGAAGGTCTTGCAATCGTGGTGGACACAATAACAGACACAACAACATACACACCCAGTTCAACCAATACACCTCCTACTGGAGATGGTGTGGCTGATGGTGGATCATTCTAATATAGAGGAATACGTAGATGGCTTTCATAACGATTCTACACAAAAGAAGCAATGTAGAAGATAGACGCCCGACGACAGAGGATTTATTTGAGGGCGAACTTGCACTCAACACTTTTGACGGAAAATTATTTTTTAAGACTGTTAAAAATGGGGTAGAGAATGTCATCGAAATTGGTGAGAATTTTGATGGTCAATATTCTAATCTTACAGGTGCACCTACATTATTGAGTTCATTCACCAATGACCCTGGTTATATTACAGATTACACAGTCACACTTGCGGATGTAACACAACACGAATCCGGCATCACGATCACAGAATCACAGATCAGTGATCTACAAAATTACCTCACGGCTGTTTCTTTTGGACAAGTTACTGACAAGCCTACTACATTGGCAGGATATGGAATTACAGATGCAGCCACAGCTGCACAGGGTGCTCTAGCAGATACTGCACTTCAACCAGGTAGAAATATTAGCACATTGCAAAACAATGTAGGATATCTCACCTCGGTTTCGAATACAGACGTTACTCAACACCAGACAGATATTATCATCACGGAATCTCAAATTAGTGATTTACGACCATATCTCTTATCTGTATCGAGCAGTGACGTTACTCAACATCAAGCTGATCTTCAGCTAACACAGTCTCAGATTACTGATTTCTATGTATCAAATAACGATGTAACACAACATCAGTCGGAGATTCGAATTACTGAATCTCAAATTACAGACTTAAAGACATATGCCACTGCTGATAATGCAATGAATTTTACCAATAAGACTGGTAATATTACACAGTGGACCAATGATGCCAATTATATCACAAATGCTCAAGAAATCAATGATCTAACTGCAAATGTTACTTGGACCACGGTACCGGATCCTTACATATCTCAGTCTGCTGTCGTACAGCATGAACGTCAATTAATTATCTTTGAGAATCAGATTGGTGATTTACAGGATTATCTGACAGCAGTTTCTAATACTGATGTAACTCAACATCAATCTGATATTCGATTAAATCAGTCTCAAATCGTTGATTTTGCTGTAACCAATACAGACGTTACTCAACACCAAACGGACATTAGAATCACTGAGTCTCAGATTACAGATTTACAAGCATATCTGACTTCTGAAACGACAACATCACTGGTTGCAAATACTGTAAGTCAAGAATTACTCTTCACAGATGAAACCGGTGCAGTCAATTCAGTTGATCTAAGTTGGGCTGTAGATGATACAAATCTTGCAAGATTGGTTTCGGGTACATTAGATGCCAATACAGGTATTGCTACATTTACAAGAGATGATGCCAGCACATTCACGGTTAATTTCAATCCGTTATTCGATGATACCAATTTGACCAGAATTAATGCTGCTTCTTTCGATACAGCAAATGGTGTATTGACTCTTACAAGAACTGATGCCACAGAAGTTACCGTAGACCTCGATGGAAGATTTTTGACAGAGGTTACAAATACAGCAGTAACAGCTCATCAGTCTGATCTTCAAATTACCGAATCTCAGATTACAGACCTGCAAGCTTATATCACAGATTACACGGTCACGGTTGGTGATGTAACTCAACACCAAGGTGCTCTTCAGATTCTAGAGTCACAGGTCGTTGGTCTTGGGCCATATGCTCCATTATCTAATGGTGTGGTACCAGATGCTAATATTTCAAACACATCGATCATTCAGCACCAATCGGAACTGACAATTACAGAAAGTCAGATTTCAGATTTGGGTTCTTATCTCACTGCTGAGGCAGATACGCTGGACGATGTAATTGGTAGGGGTGCAACCACAACCACTACGGCTGTGATCCCATTCCTTTATGCTAATCAAGCAGCATTCCCTGACGCATCTACATATCACGGTGCAATTGCTCACAGTCATGCCGATGGTGCAATGTATTTTGCTCATAGCGGCTCTTGGAATTTGTTGGCGAATGACACATCTAATCGTAGGGTTGATATCGGCCGAGACAGAGACGATAGTTTTGCAAGGTCATTGAATGTAACCGGTCCTATTACATGGGCTGGAAGTCTTGATACCATGGTTGGTCGTGGTGTTACTGGTGCAACAACCTATACGGATAGATTCTCAATTAAGCATAGTATTACTGGTGCTACTGACGATATCCAAATTGAACTTGTCCCAGGCAATGGTGCTGGTGGTAGAGGCAGTGTGGGTGTTATTGGTGGTTTGAAGGTCACAGACGAGATCGAAACTGCTTCAACCTTAAATCTAACTCCATTATCTGCTGCACCTTCAAGTCCGGTGGCAGGAATGTTTGCTGTTGCGGATTATACTAACTGGGATCCGGCATCATCATCTACACCAAGGCCATATCCAGTATTTTATGATGGAGCGGTCTGGAATCCGCTGTATTAAGATCAGGCTAAAACCATAAATAGCTCAGGTACTTCTATGACTAAAGCTATATAAGAATAACAGGACATAAGGGATGAGCATCAAGATAAAGGTTGGCGGATCTAAATCGATTCGATCTGTACCTAAACAAGATTCGACTCGTACAGTTGTTGCCGCAGGTGAGAAAAAGCCTGTAATTACCCCAGATTCTATCGCCCTTGGTGTAGATACTGTTGGTGCTTATGTTCGTAGCATCCAAGAAGGTATTGGGCTTGATGTAACTCTTAATAATAGAGAAGATGCAGAAGTAACGATTTCACACGAAATCACAACTGCCGAAGTTAGTTCCAATAATTCGATTTTAGGGTTCACACGAAATGTAGATATTGATCAGTTTGGTCATGTCACTGCGTTCTACAATTCTTCACTCAATCCTGATAATTTTACCTCTGATGGTACCATCATTACTGCCAAAGATATCGTCTTTGGTAATACTGCCATCACAATCGGTGAATCTACTGATACAATAGAAGGTCTATCGTCATTTAATGTGGGTAATCTTACACTCACTGGTAGTACGATTTCATCTCCAGCGACAATCAATTTCAATTCAAATACATCGCTGATTAATGTCGGTGGAGCAACCATCACTGGTCTCGGTACACCTACAGGGCCGTCTGATGCAGTAACAGTAGACTACTTAAGCAATTCTCTTACGACTGTACCAGATCCAGTAGACCCCACCGACGCTGCAAATAAGAGATACGTAGATCTTCAAAGAGATAATATTCTTTCTAGGATGACTGCTCTTGCAGCAACCACTGCTGATCTGGGTTCGAACTACACGTTCTCGGGTAATACAATTACTAGAATACCCGGGCCGAGTTTTCAGATTGATGCTGTAACCGTATGGGAAGTTGGTGACGGTCTCTTAGTAAAAGATCAGAATGACCCTACACAAAATGGTCACTACCAGTTAACACAGAAAGGTGATGCTACAACACCTTGGATCTTAGAGAGATCGACACTCACAAATGAATCTGGTGAGATTGCTGGCAATGCAGTATTTGTAACCGATGGTTTTGCTAATAAGCATACAGGGTGGGTTGCAACTGTAGAGGATGATGAGAGGTTTATTCTAGGTACGGATGATATCACCTATGTTCAATTCCAAGGTGAGGGTCTTTATACAGCTGGTCGAGGGCTTACACTACTCAATAATACAGAATTTGAGGTCGACCATACCCAAACCTTCTCTACTATTAATGGTCTTGGTGATAATCTGATTATATCATCTACTTTGGTAGATGTCAATAGTAATGGCGGATTAATTTTACCAGTTGGTACAACACTTCAGAGACCAACACCACAGCAAGGAATGATTCGGTATAATACTACCGATTCCAGATTTGAAGCATATAATGGTGTTACATGGTCTGGGTTAGGTGGTGTAGTTGATGCTGACCAAGACACATACATTCGAGCAGAAACTTCTGCTGGTGCTGATGGTGATGACCTTGAGTTCTTTACTGCAAATGTTCGTAGATTAACCATTGATGATCAAGGTGATTTAAAATACGGTGTTGCCAGTAACCGATTTACAGTAGATTTTAATACTGGTGATGCAATATTCAAAGGTGCTGTAGATTTTCAGGCCAGATCAGCAATAACAATTCCTCGTGGATTCACGATAGAAAGACCAAGCACTCCTGTTGCTGGTATGATTCGCTTCAATGATACTACGGATTCTTTCGAGGGATACAATGGAAATAACTGGGGTACCCTAGGTGGTCTGGTAGATTCTGACCAAGACACCTATATTCGGGTAGAAGCTTCACCCGGCACAGATAATGATGATATCGAATTCTATACTCGAGGCACAAGAAGGTTAACAATTGACCAAGACGGCAATATCAATATTGGTGCCGCAAGCAACAAAATAACAATTGATTATCTGACGGGTGATACCGTATTTGCCGGCAGTGTTGACTTTAATTCTGTAGGTGCAATTACGGTTCCAAATGGTGCAACCGTTCAAAGACCATTAACACCCGACGAAGGGATGCTTCGTTTCAATAGCACAGATGGCAGATTTGAAGGCTATGACGGCACAAACTGGGCTGGACTTGGTGGTGTTTCAGACCTAGATAATGATACCTATATCAAGGCAGAAACAAATCCTGGTGATGACAATGATCGACTTGATTTCTATACTGCTGGTGTTGAAAGAATCCGTCTTAACAGTCTCGGTAATTTCAGATTCGGTCAAAATTTTGACAAGTTCACAGTTGACTATGCTACTGGCCACGGTTCATTTGCAGGTACTCTGGATGTAGGAAATCAATTAACTGCCGCAAGTGCTGCAGTACAAGATCTCACGATTGCTAGAGTTGTCCACGTTGGTAATAACGGTGAATTGATCGACGATGATGGATTTACATTCTTCAATGATGAACTGACAGTACCAGATCTTCATGCGACTGGTGATTTAACCGTTGATGGTGATACGTCATTTGGTCAATTATCAGTTGGTGATCTCACACCAAATCGTGTTATATTTGCAGGACCAGATGGTAGATTAACAACCGACACAACACTTAGATTCAGCACCACCGGGCCTCGTATGGTGGTCAAGGGCTTCCTTGACGTAGAAAAAGATCTTACTATCGGTGGTAATTTAATTATTGGTGATGCTGCTACTGATACAGTTACAGTCGTTTCAGATTTTGATAGTAACTTGGTGCCAGATGAATTTGGTAATTACACACTCGGTACAATCGGTAAGAACTGGCATAGAGTCTTCACTCCCACAATTTTAAGTGATACTGAAATAGTCACGATTGATGGTGCTGGTGCTCTTAAACTGCCTGTAGGTACACGTGCTGAAGGACCTGATGCCTCTACCCGTCAAGCAGGTATGATTCGATTTAATTCACAGGATAATCGATTCGAAGGTTATGATGGGACACGATGGTCTGGTCTTGCAGGTTCGGTTGTAGATATTGACCAAGATACAAAGATTCTTGCTGAATCTACCTCTGATGTAGATAGACTAGAATTCTTCACTCAGGGTGTTCGAAGATTCTTCATTGAAAATGATGGAAAGATTACCACCGATAGTGGTGTCGACCTTGTCTTTGATGTATCTGGTAATATCAATGTTGGTAATAGTATTATAACAGGTTTAGCCAAACCTGTCAACCCCACAGACGCAGTTAGTAAAGAATATTTGGAAGATGATTTTACGTCGACAATGACGTTCAATCAGGAGAACGGCCCTCTCACCGGAATTACTAGAACGGTAGATGCAGTTGCTGATCCCACAATTAATCTTGTAAATGGATTAGAAATTAAGGCATTCGATACTGCCAATAACTCAATCGATCTTGGTCTTACGTCTCCAATGGCTGGTAGTACGGGGATATACGGTAATGATGGCTTTACACCAAGAATCAGAATTACCGAAGATGGTCGAATTGATTTTGCTACCGAGATTCCAGTAGAACTCCAAGCCAACGCAATTCCAGACTTTACAGAAACTGCCCGTGACATTATTGCTCTGATGCTTGAAGAAGGTATTCAGAGAGGTATTGCTGTTACCAACGATGATGCCAATGATACAATGGATTTTATCGTCGATGATTTTGATATCATATTGACAGGTGATGTTACAGGTACAGGTCGGGTTACAGCAGCGTCGAATACTACAATCAGTACGAGCTTTGATACAGTAGTTCTTGATCAACGATATCTCAACACGACTGGAGATACTGCAACAGGAAACCTTGCTGCTCCTAGATTTGTAGATTCTGGTAATACAGTATTTTATGTTGAACCGGCAGATGTTTCAAGGATTAAAGATTTACACGTTGGATATCTAAACCAGTCTGCTAGAATTGATCTTTCAGATGGTATTGGTACTGTATCCACGATCTTTGCTCTTGGTGGAAAAATAGGTTTCTTAAATAGTGCTGCAAATTGGTCTTTAAATGTCGATAAGACTACGGGGCAATTATCGGCATTTGGGGATACTCATTCATATAAATTTGTAGATTTAGATGCCCCCACATATTTCTTGCATCCAGGTGATACCGATTCTGTATTCAAGCAATTGGCACTGGATAATCAACTTGATGTTGGTTCTAATTTAACGGTTGATTCATTAGGGCTTTCTACTGTAGCAGGTGATTTGATTCTTCGGCCTCAAAGTGGCACGATAGATGCAAACACATCAATTATTTCAAATCTGTCAGACCCGATTGCAAACCTTGATGCTGTCAATAAACAATATCTTGACGGGCAATTATCAACAAGTATTAATAATCTGGTCGGCGGTGCTGGTCTTACATATAATGCCAACACCACGACATTTGATGCAAACGTCGATAATATCACATTAGAAATTGTCGGCGATATTATAAGAGTAAAAGATAGCGGTATTGCAAATGCTAAGATCGCTAATCCCTTTATATCTTTTGCAGCCGAAACAGGGAATACAGATATTGTTTCTCTGGGTGAGGTAATTACCTTTGCAGCTGGAGAGGGTATTGATACACAGGTAAGTAATAACCAGATATTGATTGCTGGAGAATTGGCAACCACCACAAATGTAGGTGTTGCTTCTTTTGCCGCAGCCAATTTTAACGTAAATTCAGGAGAGGTTACCGTCGCCGAAATAGACGGTGGTACTTTTTAAAAACTAGATCTATATAGATCGTGAAATGGAAAGGGCATTTATATGTCGACATTAATTAGGCTTCGCAGAAGTGCTGTCCCCGGCCGTGCACCGACTACTGCACAACTTGAATTGGGTGAGATCGCACTTAATACTGCTGACGGCAAAATTTATATTAAGAAATACGATGCTGTTGCAAATACAGAAAGCATCGTAGAGTTCAGCGCTGATCCTAATGATATCTTGGCGCTGATCAAAACTGTCGATGGTGCCAACTCTGGACTAGATGCAGATTTACTTGATGGTTTAGATTCTACTCAATTCCTCCGTTCAGACCAAGACGATACCTTACAGGGTAGTCTAGTTATTACTGGTGATCTTACTGTATCAGGAAATACGACATATGTCAATACAGAAACTATTAATCTTTCTGATAACATTATCACTCTTAATGCTAATCACACAGGCAGTCCGACTCAAAATGCTGGTCTCGAAGTTGAAAGAGGAACATCAAATACAGTAACACTTCAATGGAATGAAACTGGTGATTACTGGGAAATTGCTTCTGGTGGTATCACTGGCAGAATTCTTACTACTGGAGATGAGGGTGCTGGAAACGGTTTAGATTCCGACACACTCGATGGCCAAGAAGGCACATACTACCTAGACTATAATAACTTCTTTAATGTACCCCCTGCAACACTTGACTTGACCTTAAACGGTAAAGTTACGGGTACTGCATTCTCTAATACCGGGGTGATGACCCTTACCACAGAATTAGCAAATACTGGTGTGGTACCCGGTACTTATGGAACACCTTCACAGATCCCTGTCATTACAATAGATGAAGATGGTCGTATCACCTCCGCGGGTAATACCGCTGTAGCGGGGGTTGACAATTTTACATGGGATTCTTCGAATAACCAGTTAGTGTTGACTACGGGTGATGGTTCGATCTACAACATCTACCTGAATCAATTCAAAGATATTACGGTAGAAGATCTTACAGCCAATTCGGTCAATATCACCAATCTAGGCTTCGATACACTCGATGTTGAAGGTGATATCAGCGCAAACAATATTCACGTTACTGGAACAATTGACGGTAGAGACATTGCAGCAGATGGTATTGTATTAGATGGTCTGGCTGCCGCAACCACTACACTCAATATCTCTGGTAAAGTCACAGGATCTGCGGTATCAAATAATAATGTCATTGATATCGTTACCGAACTTGCAAATACTGGTGTTGTATCAGGAACCTATGGTACATCTTCACAAATACCTATCGTCACAGTTGATGAAGACGGCCGAATTACAGCAATGTCGAATACAGCCGTTGCTGGGGTTGATGCAGTTGAGTGGTATAGTGCAAACAGTACCCTATCGATTCAGACCGGTGACGGTTCGGTTTTCAAGAATGCGATTGATCAATTCGACGAAATTACCGTTACTGGTGATATCATCGTCAATGGTACGGTTGATGGCAGAGACGTTGCATTAGATGGTGCAAAGCTTGATCGATTAGAAGAAGATTTAACTGTCACGTTAACCGGAAAGGTGACAGGAAGCGTGACATCAAACACAGGTATTGTGGCAATTCCCACCGAATTAGCAAATACTGGTGTTACTGCTGGAACATACGGTTCGGCAATAAGGGTACCAATTTTCACGGTTGATGAAGACGGTCGAATTACCAGTGCGACTGATGTTTCTTCCCCTTCTGGAACCACAGTACAGAATGTCGATTGGTTGGTTGCGAATAATACCCTTCAAGTTTATTTGACAAACGGCACGCTGTTCAATACTCTGATAGATCAATTTACAGGTCTTGATGCAGATACTCTTGATGGTCTTCATGCAGCAGATATCACAGCAATTGCGGCAAACAATGTTGGAAATGGTACAATTTCCATTGAGGCAAATACTGGTCTTACTGGTAGTGGCGTATTCACACTTAACCAATACACTGATCTTTCGATTGATATTGCTCATGCTGATACATCCTCAGTCACAGATACGAACAATGCTGATGGAAATGTTTTAAGAAACATCACCTTTGATACATTCGGTCACGTTCAGACGATCAGTTCATTCGACCTCGATACCAGATATTATACCATCAATCAGTTAGATGGTGGTCAATTAGATAATCGTTATTATACTGAAACTGAATTAAATTCTGGTACATTGGATTTCAGATATTACACCGAAGTAGAATTAAATGCTGGTGCTCTTGATGGTCGATACTATACAGAAGCAGAATTAAATACCGGACAGCTAGATAGTCGTTATTACACCGAGACGGAATTAAACAACGGCCAATTAGATACCCGATACTATACTGAAACCGAATCTGATCAACGGTTTGTATTCAAGGCCGGCGATACAATGACGGGCGATTTGACTGTCACCGCAAACGTCGACATTACTGGAACACTCACGGCAGGAATCATTGATAGAGATCCCAATATCACCGTCGCTTTGTCTGGTGATATCGCTGGTTCTGGCAACACGACACTTACAAATTTACAGAATGGTACAATTAATATTGTCACTACTGTACAGCCTGATTCAGTAGCACTCGGTACAGACACTACCGGTGATTATGTCGAATCTGTTTCGAATACGGTAGGTATCATTATTACTGGAACGACTGGAGAGGGTGGTATACCGATTATTGGTCACGCTGATACCTCCAGTGTTATTAATGTATCAACCTCTGGTAAAGATATTATTTCTAGTGTTGATTTTGATCAGTTTGGTCATGTCACTGCACACACCACAAGAACTCTTGATTTCTTAACTGAGGCTGAACTAGACGCACGATATGTAAATGTCACCGGCGACACGATGACTGGTGATTTGATTGTAAATGCAAGTATAGAGCAAGATCATGCTCGATTTACAACGGAATCACTAACGACAACAAGTACCAGTCAAGTGGTTCTTTCTTCATTCAACGCCACGACTTATAATAGTGCTGAGGTTGTAATCACAGCAACACAAGGAATAAATAGACATATAACTAAATTGCTTATTGTTCACGATGGAAGTACTGCATCTGCCACGGAATTTGGTTCAATAGCTACTGGCTTCGATCTTGCATTATATGATGTATCGATCGGTAGTGGCAATGTAAGAATCAATGTTACTCCTGCTAGTACATCTTCAACAACATTCAAGGTAGTGACCACGCTGATTAAAGATTAAAATAAATAGATTAGTAAAAAATTAAACGCCTATCTGGGGAGAGTGAACCGAATGGCAAATGATAAAAAGTTTATAGCCAAAAATGGCCTATTGACTCCACAAAAAGCGATCATTGGATCGACTACCGATAACGGTGTAGATGAATTACAGGTTACCGGAACAAGTAATCTTGCCGGTGCTGTAACAATTGAAAACGCCACTGCATCTACGATATCACTTGAGGTCGAAAACACTGGTGCCGGTGGCTTTACCCCAACAGCAAATATTGCTAAATTTACTGGTGATATAGATTCACTCTCTATTCAAAATGTGATAGGTGGTTCTTATCGCATTACCAATCCGGGCAATAACAATAGAATAATTTTTTATAATAACACATCTGGCATTGATATTCAATATGCTGGATCAAGTCGTCTTGCAATAACTTCCACGGGAAATGATTTCTCTGGGTTGAATACCACTACTATCGATGGTAACAGAATTATCACGGTATTAGATCAGGCAAGTCAAGGTGGTTCATTTGACGCTGCTACTCTTGATCAATTAGACTCCACACAATTTGTTCGGTCAGATGAATCTGACACAATGAATGGTAGTTACATCATTACAGGCGACCTCACAGTCAGTGGTAATACAACCTTCATTAACACGGAACAATTACTTGTTGCAGATAACATCTTCACTCTTAACTCGGACTTCACAACTGGAAACCCGACCGAAGATGCTGGAATGGAAATCCGTAGAGGTGGTCAAGCAAATTCTTCGTTTGTTTGGGATGAAACGAATGATTATTTCAAACTAATTTCTGCTGGAACAGATCTTGGTCGTATCATCACCACTGCTGATGAGGGCCCGGGCAATGGATTTGATGCAGACACCGTCGATGGCTTGCATGGATATCAATTCTTAAGATCAGACGTCGACGATACCGCAAATGGCAATATTACAATCCTAGGTGGATTGACGGTTGGAGATGGTAACGGCCCTGCTCGAATCGATATGAACGGTTCTGGTCAGGCAAGAACAATCTACACAAATAACGGCGAGATTGGTTTCCTCAATTCTGGCTATAACTGGGCCGTTAAATCAGATGCCAATGGTGATCTTGAAGTAGAACGCGATGTTGAAGCAGGCAGAGATGTACTAGCAGATGGTGATGTTACTGCTCAAAATAATATTACTGCAACCACTGGAAATATTACTGCTACTGCTGGTTCTATCTCTGCTGCAACCACTGTAACAGCCGGTACAGATGTTATAGGTCAACGATTTGTAGATGCTGACGATAATGCTTACTATGCTGATCCGGCAAGTAATTCGATTTTTAGTGGCCTAGGGTTAGATGATAATCTTTTCCATAACGGTGATACAGATACCAGACTACGATTCGAAACCGATCACATCAAATTAGAAACTGGTGGTAACGTTCGATTCGATGTTAATAATTCAAGAGTATTGGCTTCACTCGACACATATGTCCCTAATCTTGTAGTCAATGATGCAATCATTCATAATAATGATACAGATACTCGAATTCTTTTTACCACTGACGTTGTTCAAATTGATACGGGTGGTAGCACAAGATTACAAGTAGATAATGCTGGTGTAGATATATTCGGCAATCTCGACGTTACTAATACAGCAACTGCAAATACAGTAATAGGTCTCACCTCGATGAGATCGCCGATTTACTACGATACAGATAATGATTCATATTTCGGTAACTTTGCTGGCACATCGGTGATGAATGATATCAGCATCGATGATTATATTTCTCATAATGGTGATGCTGATACATATTTCGGTTTTGTTGGCCCAGATCAAATCAGATTTGCTACGGGTAATGCACAAAGACTTTATATTAGTAATAGTCAGATTGAATCTTCGGTTTATTTCTATGCTCCAAGATTCGTTGATTTGGATAATAACAGTTATTATGTTGATCCAAACAGCACTTCTATTCTATCAACGGTTAATGTTGATGACTGGTTGCAACATATTGGTAACGAAGATACTCGCATAGGCTTCCCTGCAACTGATACGATCAATATACAGACTGATGGTTTCACAAGATTTATTGCCAATAATAGTCAGGTAACAGTAACCACCGATCTCAAAGTAGACGGTAACATTATCTCTGGTGGTGACGGCATCTTTGACGGTGACGTATACGCATCTAAATTCATCGATTCAGACGATAATAATTATTACGCAGACCCAAATGCCACATCCGTGATGAAGACAGTTGGCATCGATGACTACATCGTACATAATGGTGATTCTGATACCAAGATTGGATTCTTAATGAATGATACTCTGCAAATGGATGCAGGTGGAACGACAATTTTCATCGCGCAATCTACTGCAGCAGAATATTACGTCGACCTTTATGGTGAAGATGCCTATTTCAGAACATTCTACGATAATGACAATTCTGCTTACTTCTTGAATCCAGCCGAAACGGGCGTTTCTTTGAATGTTGCTGGTCTTGTAAGAACAGGAAACGGATCCGCAGCAGGCCCGGCCTATTCATTCGGCAGTGATACCAATACCGGCATGTATCGAAAGGGAGCCGATCAGATTGGATTCTCGGCTGGAGGTAACGAAGAGTTAGTTGTTTACAATAACAGAGTAGAGGCACCGGGTGAAGTTAGATCCCCTATCTTTTACGATTTAGCCACTCCAGCATATTATGGTGACTTTGCCTCAACATCTCAAATGAATCGTATCGATATCGATGATTATATTCGCCATCGAGGTGATACCAATACCTACATGGGATTCGATGCAGCAGATAGTTGGGGTGTTTGGGCCGGTGGCACGAAGAGATTAGGTATTGATACTGACTCAGCAGACTTTACTGTTGATGTATACGCACCTAAATTTATTGATAGCGATAATAACAGTTACTACCTCGATCCTGCTGATACAAGCACATCTGCCACATTGAATGGTAAGGTGTTAATCGGTAATGTCTCCGATGCTGCAAGATGGGATGACAACACGGGTAACGGTGGCATCTCGTTAATGAATCATGGTTCATATGCTTCGGGACAAAATACAACTGTAGGAATCAGTGGTAATTACGCTGGTGGTTATTCATTGATGTATCTCAATAGAATTGATCCTAACACAAATCCTTTCAATGCCGGCAATAGATACATTCATTTTTACCATGATGGAAATCAAGGTACAAATTTAAGTGGTGACAGTAGTGGTAATCTCTATTGGTTGATGCTAGCCGGTACATCGCAATCATACTGGACACAAGCAGGATCTACTATATTTACTATCAATGATAATGGTAATCTTGTTGTCGGGGGTAGTAGCCCAACGTATACAGACGGAGGTGACAATACACCTCTTACTGCAGCAATCAATCCTGCTAAACTGCACGTCAATGGATCTATCTACCTCAATGGTGCTAATGACGGTATTATCTTCGGTAGAGGAACTGCGTCATTCTTAAGAGATGAAGAACTAGGATTTGGGTGGGGCGGTGGTTGGTATATGACCGATGCTACCTACTTGCGTGTTCGAAATAATAAGGCTGTTTATTCTGGTGGAGATGCGTATTTCAATCGTTATTATGATACAAACGCAACAAGCCGCTGGATAGAGCCAGGTGGTGGTGGTATCCTCGCTGGTAATTTTGAGTTTGCAGCTACAGATACTGGTACATCTTATTCGACTGCTGCTATTGAACTTCGTGAATCTAACTATACTGGTAACGGTACTGCTACTCCACCTCGCATTTCTTGGCACTGGGGCGGTGTTGTTGCTTCACAAATGGCTATCGAATCGTCTGGCCGCATTGTTGTCAGAAACAATCCCGGTAATGGTTATGAGGCGTTTGGTGCTGGAAATATCTATGGTACAAAATTCTGGGATATAGACAACAATAACTTTTCATTTGAACCCAATGTATCTAATGCTTGGAGATTACAGACTCCAACCGGCTACCTCGATTTTGGTTCAATGAACGCTAGTTATCTTCACTTCCAAACAGATAGGCCAGCATTCTACTTTAACCAACCAGTAAGTTTCGATGGTAATATTGCTGGTTATGGTGGTAATGAGACTGCATCGTTTGCTCGATACTACGATAGTAATGATACCGATTATTGGGTAGACCCTCATACATTCTCGCGGATGAACGGTATCAATTTCGGTATACCAGGAAATGGAACAAATACCAAAGGCCGTTACCTTTCAATTGAAGGTAATACTGACGGAAGTGGGGAAGGTTCTTCAAGGATCTTCTTTGCAGAGCATAACAGCACGACAGGTTCAATGTCTGCTTACGGCATGTCTCTTGGTTATAGAGGTGGAGCTACAAGTATTGTTGGTGGTGATGGAAATACATGGACGGGCTTAAGTCAGATCAATAACGGTGAATGGGGTCTATGGGGCCACAATGGTTCTGCCATTGGTTCATGGGCAATGAAAGGACCAAGAGACGGCACCTATGTTGTTGCCTCGGGTTCATTCCGTGCTCCTATTTTCTATGACTGGACAAGCTCTTCTTGGTACGTCAATCCAGACGGTGATTCAAGACTCAATACAATTACTCTTGATGGTAATGCTGTACAGCTTAGAGAACCCACTGGAAACTATGGTTCATTCATGGTTGATGGTGGTGCTAGAGGTGGTTACGAAGGATTCTCAATCGGTGGCCGTGTTGTCTTTATGCACAACAATGCATCGGCTTCTGGTATTTACGACGATGTTAATAACCAATGGATGGCAAGATTTAATCTTGGTTCTAATGTCGATCTCCGCTATGCTGGTGTTGTACAAGCAGAAACTGCAAACGGTTATTTCCTTGCTAATAATGAGATTCGATCACCAATCTTTAGAGACACGACATCGCCTACTACATGGTTCGTAGATCCTTCGGGTACTTCTCGAGTCAACACACTGAGAACAAATCGAATTTATCCCGCGTACGATAATGACACAAGCATTTATATCGACTATGTTGGTGGTGATTATGGATCACTTCAGATTAATGGTGGTGGTAAAAACGGTTGGAGAGGTCTATCTCTTCTAGGTCAATTCGTATGGATGACACCTGGTGATGGCGCTCGAAACGGCATCTATAACGACATTGATAATCAATGGCAACAGCAATGGTATCGTGGTGCCGGTTCAATATTATATTATGCAGGCGGTTCACAATTCTCAATTGAAAACGGTTATGCTCTCGCAACAAATCAAATGCGAGCTCCAATTTACTATCCACCATCTACTACCTCCTATTATCTGGATCTTGATAGAGGAAATACAAATCAGGCATTGAGAGTCGGTGGTATCATAGAAAGAGTTGGATTCCAAACCTCTGGTGATGGTAACAATAACATTTTCAATCGTGCTCAAGATTATTCTCATTGGATTTGGCAGACAGCAACTGATTGGGGTATTTTCTGGGCTGGAAACAACAACCCATATCGTTCATATTTCAGTACCTCAAACCCGAATGAAATCGTCTTTATTGGTAATGGTAATCTCAGAGCTTCTATTGATCTGGATGATGGACGTGCTCACTTTACAGGTAATGTTAGTGCTCCAGACTTTTTACTAAATGGTGGCAATGAAGATATATCGTTGAACCCAGCATATGGTTCTGGTGGTGCGGATCTTGTACTCTTTGATATGACACCATATTTTGAGGCTCGTGTTACTCGAGTTTTGAGGGGAGCTGAAAACAATTTAACTGGTACGACATCTGAATATGTTAAAGGTGACGGACCATTTGCCGGTTCTTATGTTCTCCAAACATCTAATTACCGTACATTCTATTCTGATTATATTCCAGTTGTGCCAGGTGAAGATCTGTACGGTGAAATTTCTCATAGAGTCGTTTCTGGATCTGGTGGTAGACTATACTACGGTATCGAAAGATTCGATAAAGATAAGAGACCGATCGCAGGCAATACAGGTACTACATACTTCGTAGCTGGTGGTAGCATTTATACGAACACTACTTGGCAGACACAAAGAGCTCATACAACTCTTCCAACCAGCCACACACCATACAATGGATCAGACGGTGGTGGTGTACACTGGGTAAGAATTCGAATTCTAATCAACTACAATTCCGGTGGTGCTCTTAGACAGATCGGTGGCATTATGCTTAAACGGCGTAATGTTGAGTCTAATTTACTCGTCGATAACATCGTAGCAAATGACATTCTTGCAGATGATATTACTGCCGATAATGTTGATGCATATCGATTCAGAGATCGTGATGCGACTGGATATTATGTTGAACCTGCTAACATAACCCAATCTGCTCGTTTCAGAGGTCAAACCTACTACGGGCCGAATGCTACTTGGGGCGCTTACTTAACGGTTGGTGGCGACGGCCGAAACGGCTATATCAATAGTGGTACTGCTTCTGTTGCTACTACAAACGGTAATTTACACCTTGATTCTGGATCCGGTTACAATACCTACATTAATTACTATGACGGAAGTAATATTTACTTTGGTACTGGAGGCAACGCAACACATTCAGTATGGGAAAGTAACGGTGATCTTAGAATTGGTGGTTCCGGTTCCACGGCCGCTTCAGGATTTAAGCTTCATGTAGATGGAAACACTTATGTAAATGGTAATGTAAGAGCTAATAGATTCGAAGACACTTCGTCTCCTAGTAGTCGGTACGTTGACCCTGCTAGCACTTCACAAATCAATCGACTTAATGTTAATGAAATTAAGTCTTTCCCGAGTCCACAATACGGACAACTTTTCTTTGATCACAGCGGCATCGCATACCCCAGTGGAAGAAGTCAGGTAGTTGGTACAGGTCTAGGAATTTACTCTTCTTATAGTGGAGGTTCCGGCAATCCATTTACTTACGACATTACAGCGTCTTTCAATAATAATGGAAAGGCATTTGAAATTGCAGCCGACTGGATTAATACGAACAGAACACCTCTATTAGTAAGATCTCTTAGAGATTGCTGTCAGAACTGGACACCTTGGACACAGATTGCTACATCAGGTGTAGAATTCCTTACTGGTGCTGGAATCAAGGCTCCATGGTTTGCAGATAGCGATAATGATTTCTATAGAATGGATCCAGCCAGTACCTCGCAAATTAATGCCATGAATATGCGTGGCACATTGAATATGGAGTTCGGCGCACAGATCAACTTACGTGCACCAGGTACGAACAACCTTCGTGGTTATATTCAGGTACGAGACTCGAACGACGGCCACTTAAGAATTGCTACCTCGGGTGGTGAAGATATTCGCTTCATGGATGGCGGCCTCGATGGTCAATGGAATATGATTATCAGAGGCGATGGTAATACTCTGATTAATAACTACATTGACGCTACAAGATTCAGAGATCGTAATGATCCATCCAATTACTATGGTGACTTTGCTTCTACATCGATAATGAATCAGGTCGACGTAAATCGAATTAGAAGTAGAAATTCAACCGGTTACTTCTGGGATGGAAATGAAGACCTTGCGATGTATGTCTATGGTGAGATTTCTAACTCTAACTATGCAACCGGTAATTTACAGCCAGGTGCTCTGAATATTGGTCGAACAGATCGTAACTATAGATTTACTGGAGACGGTGGAAGTTGGGCAGGTGATATTCGTGCTGGAATCTTGGCCAACTGTTCTGAATACTGGGAATTTGCACTTCATGACTCAGGTCGATCTGTTGAATCCCTTTTGTATTATGATACGGCAAACATTCACATTGGTCGAAATATTGGCTGGGGTACTTCTCGTGTAATTCATCCGGGTGGTACGGCATCTACTATCTATACGGATTGGACTAACACTGGTTATTACTTGAACCCTGAAGGTCTCAATGATTCGAATATTAATGGTGTGAATAACCGTACATCGGCTATGATGGGCATGCCTGGGCATACAAGAAATTCAGGTTATTATTACAGAGCAAGACCGAGACAAACTAGTAATACCGACTATTGGACAGGTGCCTTTGGTTGGGGTCGTATCGACATGAACCAGGTTGCAACATGGGGTTCTGGCTTTATTGATTCTTGGAGTAATCCACCTAACCAACCTTCGGGTACATCTCACTGGGTTGGTGCTCAGGCCTTCCACTATAGAAATAGTAATACATCTGGTTATGGCTGGCAGATGGTTGGTGGTCCCATTGAAGGATTGAGATTCCGTTCCTCTTGGCCAAGCTGGAGATCGTGGAGAAATATTGTAGTAGGTGGTGTCAACGATGGCTCTGCTGCCGGCACGATTTACGCACCTAGATTTACTAATACAACTAATACCGGCTATTATGGTGACTTCGACACAACGTCAAGAATGAATGTTATTGACATTAACGAAGGGTATAACTACGGCTGGTGGAGAAATAGAACCTCAGGTCGCGGCTTATATAGCCAGGCAAATGGCAGACACTTCTATAGCCCGGGCAACGTGTATTGGCATATCGATGGTAGAAGTGATGTTGGTGGCCTTATTTTCTACGATCGTTATAATAGTTCACAGGGCAGTGGTACAGGTCGTCGTGGTTACGTATACTACGATGGTTCCGGCTTCGGTCTTTTACACAGCGGTGGAGGCTGGGCAGTTCGAACAGTTTCTGGTACTACAGAACTTTATGGTAATGCCTATGCTGGAACATTCCGAGCAAATATCATCTATGATCGTGACAACGGTGATGGTTGGTATTGGAATGGTGGCGGTACTTCTAGGTCTAATGTAACAATTACCAATACGAGCTATTTTAGTTCAAATACGAATAGAGGTTATGCGGAAGGTTACGGTACCAGAGGTTCCGCACTGCGCAGAATATCCTATATTTCGATGAACAACGGAAGCAGTGCTTGGAATAGCTATAACTATCACGGTATTGCATCTACTAACTCATCTAATAACTTTGCTGATAGTATATCGATTAACTCTTACAATGATATTACTATGCGGCTTGATTCGAATAGCAATAATACAAACAGCTATCTACGAATCATGGATAATACTGTCGGCAGTGCTACCAATGTAGCATATATGGGTAGAGAAAATGGTAATGCGATCGCTTACTTCTATAACAGAGTATATGGTCGGATTTACTACGATATTGATGGTGGCTCGAGTTACTATGGTGATTTTGCAGGTACGACTCGAGTAAATCAGCTTACTCCAAACAGAATTAACTCACCATACGCTGGTGGAAACTCTGGTATTACAAGAGCTAGTTCACCATACTCATTCGGCTTCCAAGAATCGGGTGGTTGGGGTAGCCCATTTCCTGACTTAGTACTCCAGTATCACACTGGTATATCTATGGCAGCTAACCCAAGCTACCAAGGTATTAGATTCTTTAATGACTATAACAGTAGTGCTCTAAGATTCCAGATTAATGGTGGCTCTAGTTATACTTACAAATATACATGGATGTACACAAACCGAGATAGTGGTATGTACACCAGCGACTCTGACGGTAATGGTGCTCACATCTATCCTAACCGACAGACATCTTATGGTTCTTGGAACTTCTTAGGAAGCAGAAGTGGTTGGAGAGGTCTTGCATTCTCTGATTCAACATATAGACCTCACATAATGTTTGATGGTAGTTCGAGTGGTGGTTACTATATTCAGGATCTAGGACGTTGGGTATACTATCATAACCGCGCTAGGAACTGTACAGGCTTTGCTTCATCTTCAACAGTTTCCGGGTATCGTGTACGTATTAATGGTTCACTCTATTGTAACGGTAACGTTGTTGCTTACTCAGACAGACGTAAGAAAAAGAATATTGTTACTATTGATAATGCTCTTGATAAAGTATTACAATTACGTGGTGTATACTACGAAAGAATTGAAGATTTAGTTGATGACCGCGATGACCTCTATAAGGGCCGTCAGTTAGGTATGATTGCTCAAGAAGTAGAAGAAATTGTACCTGAGGTTGTATCATACGCAGAAGAAATTGATGAGTATGCACTTGACTATCCTAAGATGGTCGGTCTACTTGTCGAAGCTCATAAGGATCAACAAGAGATTATAAATAGCCAACAAGAAAAGATTGACAAACTCGAAGAAATGGTATATAATATGATGCAAAAAATGGAGAACCTATAATGGCTTTAATTCAATCATATGAAATTCCCGGCACAGGTCTTAGTGCACCCAATGCGTATTTTGTGGTAACCGATGTTAAGGTTCAAAAGAGAATGCAAGACATATTACCACCACCGGATGAGTCTGACCCCACCGGCCTTACCAATGGGGGTATACAAGAAGGCCCGGAGGTTTATTGGAAGTCAGGATATGTGGCAACTATATCAGTTACAATCTGGACTGATAAGACTGCTAGAGAGGAAGGAAAGAAACCTGTCGGTTTTGCAGGAGTAAACCCTACTGATATGGAAGCAGATCTGCACATCGGAACGGAAGGATTAGACCACAGATGTGTCTTTATGCTAGATATGGATTCACCCGATAGCCATGTTGTTCAGGCATATTCTCATTTGAAGTCTCTTGACTATTTTGCCGGGGCAACCGAAGACTAATAAATAGATTTCATAAATTAATTTTTACGGAGAACAAATAATGGCATTAACCTATACATATAAGGTAACTGGTCTTAAGACGCGCGATCAGGTAAACAGTGATGGAATAACTCTTGCTGATGCAGTTGTCCAAACCTATTGGGAAATGGAAGGCACAGATGAAAATGGCGACACGGCCATCCATTCTGGTGCAACTCCTTTCACTGCTGAGAATGTGGTTGCAGGATCTTTCGTATCTTTCTCTGAATTGACGGAAGAAACTGTGCTTCAATGGATTAAAGATTACATTGCTAGTGAACCAACTTATTCAGCACATATCGAAGAGCAGATGCGCAAAGAAATCGATCGCAGAGCAATCAAGGACGCTACTTTACCCTGGGCACCTGAAGCGAATACAACACCAACACCAGGTGCAGAAGCAGATCCGGTGGAAGATGACAGCCCTTCAGAGCCCGCACCTGAGTAATACGGAGTAAACTCATGACCTATTCGTGGGAGATCCTCGAGCTCTATACTGAAGACGTAACCAACTCGGAAGATGTTGTATTGCAAGACGCCGTCTGTCAGATTGTTTGGAGAAAAACTCTAACAACCGAAGACGGCGATAAGTCCTCATATCTGAGTACAACAAGTGTAAGTGCGGCAGAAACTTTGCAGGCAGATTTTGTTGAATATGCTTCACTGACACCCGGGATGCTAATAGAGTGGGCTCAGTCTTGGCATACAGAGTCGGATACTGACATGATAAATAAAATCTTGATTAAGAGATTGAATAACACAAGGGAAGAAAAAGCCATACCTTGGTTATAACGGTTGACTTTCACGGTTGGCCGTGATATAATATAATATATTTTATTATGGAGTTGCTATGTATGACTTGCGAAAGCATGGATTAGTTTATTACGCCCTTCAAAGGGGTGCATCAATTCATCCAATTATCCTACCTAAAGAACTAACTGGTGAATCGGGAATTATGAATCCGTCTATTTTCAATAGAAACGGAAAAATTCTCATGAACATTCGCCATGTAAATTATACACTTCACCACAGTGAAGGCCACAAATTTCCTCACGTTTGGGGCCCACTGCAATATATCCATCCAGAAAATGATATCAGTCTAGGTACAAATAATATCATTTGTGAACTAGACGAAGACCTCAATCTAATGGAGGTCTGTAAATTAAAAATGAATTACGATACCAAACCTACTTGGAATTTTATAGGCTTGGAAGATGCTCGTCTTTTTGAATGGGAAGATAGATTGTTCCTATGCGGTGTTCGTCGAGACTGCTATGACGATAAGGGCACTGGAAGAATGGAATTGTGTGAGATTGATTTTGTCGATGGTATATGGCAAGAGTTGGGCCGATATCCAATTCCTGCTCCACCACCCGATCTTTCATATTGTGAAAAGAATTGGATGCCAGTACTAGACAAACCTTGGCATTTCGTCAAGTGGACCAACCCCACAGAGGTTGTTGAATATGATATTAATAACCGTGAGACCAAGCAGGTTGTACATGATCCAAACAAAAGATATCCTATTTGGCGTGATGTGAGGGGTGGAACACAGGTGGTTCAAATTGCCCCAGATAAGAGAATGGCAATCACACACGAGGTAGATTTGACCAAAGATGTTCATGGTAGAAAAGACGGTCATTACATGCATAGGTGTATCGTATGGGATGATGATTGGAATGTGATTCACCACACCGATAGTTTTACATTTCATGGTACTCAAAAAGATCATTCGAGAGGCTTGGAATACTGTATTGAATTTGCCACAGGGTTGTGTTTCCATGGTGATCATGCTCTGATTTCCTATGGCTTTCAAGATAATGGGGTTTACATTTTAAAAATGAATGTCCAAGACTTTTTTGATTTTTTGGTGAAGGGATAATAATATGAGTGAACAACGTCTTCGTGATTTGGTAACAGAATTAGGATTCGATCCCAAAAACACCACAAAAATGTATCATCTTGCCAGGGAATATGATCGGCTAGAACAAGGAGCAATGGCAATTTCTCTTTATCTAAGAGCAGCAGATATTGAAGAAAATAATGTAGATTTACAGTATCGTTGTATGGTCTATATGTCCGAATGTTATCATAGACAAGGAGATCGAAAAAACAGTGTTTTGGCATCACTGCAACACGCAGTCATGTTAGATCCATCCCGGCCAGAAGCATATTGGTTGATGTGTAAGATATATGAAGAATTTGGTGATTGGAGAAATATGGGTATCTTTGCTGAGATAGGCCTCAAGGTTTCAACACCATCGGATGATCCTATCACGGATATAGGCTATCCTGGTAGATGGGTGTTCTATTACTATAAGGCCTACTCTGATTGGAAATGGAAGGGTGGTCAACCTGCCAAGGAAATGCTATTTAATTTTAGATATCGCATGAAAAAAGGACCCTTCTACGCTCATAAGGCACTTGAATTACAAATGCGCGAAATAGGTGTTCCCGAATTCTTGTATTATAAGAAACAAGATTTTAAAAGAGCTCGATTTAAATTTCCTGGCTTAGAAAATGTAGAAAGAAACTATTCTTCCTCTTTACAAGATCTATTCGTATTAACAGTATTAAATGGTAAGAAAAATGGATCTTATGTAGAGCTGGGTAGTGGTCACCCTCATGTAGGTAATAATACTGCTTTGCTAGAAGAAAAATTTGGGTGGCGAGGTATCTCCCTTGACAATAATCAGACTTTTGCTAGGGAATTCAGTGAAGAGAGAAAAAACTCTGTTTTATGTGCTGACAGTACCGGAATAGATTATTCAGTTTTATTCAAACAGTTTTGTTTAGATGACCAAATTGATTATCTTCAGATTGATGTTGATGACGCAACATACGACACCCTTCTTAAAATACCATTTGATCAATACAAATTTGGTGTGATTACCATTGAGCATGACCATTATAGGTGGATAAAATTAGACCCAGAGGTAAGAAAAACAAGGCCAGATATAAGAGAGTTCAGTCGTAAATACCTGTCTGAAAAAGGCTATGTTCTACTTGTACCTGATGCTGGACTTGGACCTAGAAGCCCCTATGAAGACTGGTGGATACACCCGAGTCTAGTTGAATCTTGTGAACATCTCAAACCTCAAGACCCTGGTAAGAGTGTTAATTTTGTTTGGGAGTACTTGATGCATCACGATGAAGAATATCTTGACGACATTGAGGAGTTTCTGAATTGAAAAGAATTCAGAAAGTGGTAATAGCAACTGGTGGTTTCGATCCAATTCACAGTGGTCATATACGATATTTAAATAATGCAAGACTTTTGGGTGATGTGCTAATAGTAGGTTTGAATTCGGATTCTTGGTTACAAAGAAAGAAGGGAAAGGAATTCATGCCGATCGAAGAGAGATCAGCAATAGTCAGTAATTTAAAATGTGTAGACGATGTAATCACTTTTGATGATTCTGATAATAGCGCAAAAGATGCAATTACTCAAGTAAGAAACCGATACCCTAAAGCTCACCTAATCTTTGCTAACGGGGGAGACCGTACCTCAACTAATATACCAGAGAAGTCATTAAATATTTCTGGTTCAATCGAATTTTATTTTGGTGTCGGTGGTAATGATAAGGCAAATAGTTCAAGCTGGATTTTATCGAGTTGGGGTGATTGGAAAGACGAGAAGTGGCCACGAGCATGGGGACATTACAGAGTTCTCTATGAGGTGGACAGTAAAACAAAGGTCAAGGAACTAACTGTCTACCCTGGCCGAAAATTAAGCCTTCAGAAACATTTTCATCGTCATGAATATTGGATGTGTATAGAAGGTTCAGCAACCGTATATACAGGCTATGAACCATCGAATTTAAAAATGAAACAACTTGACGCTCACGAAGAAATCACTATACCCCTTGGTTATTGGCATAGACTTGAAAACAACACAGACGAAAACGTAAAGATAATAGAGATACAATACGGCACAGAATGTGTTGAGAGTGATATTACTCGATTATAAATAAAAGAAAAGCTAATAGTCCAAGGAGACGAAGATGGCTATCGAAATCGGTGAAATAGAAGTAATCAGTAACGGTCGTGCCCTTGTAGATATTCAAGGCGCTAATGGAAAGTACGATAATTTTCAGCCTAATGTAACTGATCTGACCGGTACTCAAATCAACTTCAATAATCCATTCAATAATGTTACCCTCTCAGCAAACAGAACTTTTACTTTCTTTGCACTTGGGGCTGGGAAAACAACAATCGTAAATATAGACACTAGTGCTGATTTATACACGCCGATATTTAATTTTGAATCTACTACCTTTCAGTGGCAATCTGATGCTGAACCAGATTGGGCTACTCGTAGATATTGGACTGTTGCACTAGTATGCTGGAGTGGAACAGTTGTTCGAGCCTCGGCAACCGGTTATGACGTCCAAGAAGGTGGTTCTACTAGTCCTGGTGCTCCAGAAATAATTGATCTTGGCAACGGGCTGCGAACGGCACCAACTGGTATTAATCCAGAATCCGCGGGTTTAGCCAGAGCAGGATTTTCATTCCTATCTAACGGCGAACTTAAGATGAATAATGTAGAAGGAGAATTGTCTTCTGGTAATATATTTACTCAAACAGCAGGAGCTCCAAGCCGTTGGTGTAGTGTAACTCCCACACAAACTTATTATATCAGAGCAACAATCCTTCAAAATTCCACTCATCCCGATGGCACTCTTGGTTTTGCCCAGGGCACTAGCTTAGATAATACATCTACCCTAGGCCAACTTGGCCCATGGTATTCATTAGCCGAAAATCGCACCTGGTGTATCGAAGAGACTGATGCTGGATCCCTTCTGGAGGACACTGAGCTTCGAATGAGAATAGAGATAGCATCGGATGACAATGAAGATAGTATTCTTGCATCTAATGAATTTTTAATGATATGTAATTTGCAGGCGAATGATTAAAAGGTTTAGTATCTATGGCACATGAAATAGGAACAGATGTTGTAATAGATAATAATCGTCGGCTGCAAAATATCACTGGAGCTGATGGGGTTTATTCTGATCTTTCGCCTACTGTAACCCAAATTACAAATACAATCAATTTTGATTTTCCGGTAATGTCTTGTGACATGACAGAAAATCTTACCTTCACCGCTACAAATATACCAACATCAGCAGACGATACCAGAATTTCGATGTTATTATTGAATAGGTCGGCTGATCTTCACACATTAAGTTTTGCAAACGTTAGTGGTGGAATTATTTGGACTACTGATAATGGACAAGAACCAACTTGGAGTGATTACCAATATTGGCAAGTGGTATTTACTGCATCTTCCGATAGAATTACTGCGGCCGCAGGAGGTTTCGGTGATGTGAGTGGTGGTGGTGGCGGTACGGCAGAAATGTCTACCAATATTAGTGTACCGAATGAATGGCTTAATAGATTAACACAAATCGAAGATACTGGATTTGGAACCACCCCCACAGCTTTCGTTGCAATTAGGTTTTTGCACGAACCGAATGATAATCGAATTGCAATTAGATGGACAGGGGGCCGAAGTACCGACACCATCCCCCAAAGTACGAATATAACAACATATGTAAATTATTCTGGTATCACTAACATTACAGCTCTTGATATTCAATATAATGTAGAAATTCAGGGCATTACCACCGGTGACAGCCTAACATTTAACTGCACCCCAGCAGACCCATCTACTTTACAAACGGGTGACTTGCGAACGACTGGAATTCACGATTCTGGTGTAGATTATAATCTACTTGGTAGCACCGCGGGGGTTTATCTCTTGTGGCAAGGACAAGGTAGATCGCGCGATATCAATAACAATATACCAGGTACTCTGGGTTATTCTTACGCGGGTTTTCCGAGCCCACTTGATCCAAATTTCGCACCACATTTAAAAATTACTATGGTATGTGATCAGGGGACTTTTGTTGCAACTGGTTCAATGCCTATTACCGGCTCAGGTGTTAGCATACCTGACGCTTTAAGTATATACCAGGCTGGAGATGGTACGGGCACGGGGGGATTTAATTAATGAGCTTAAATCATACACATTTAATTTTAGCAGGAGTGATGAGCCCCGGTCCAGTAGCCGCACCTCTTGATCCTATACCTACTAGTGGTTCGGGTGTAAGTATTCTTGCAAGGCAGGCTGCAGCCGGATTGACTGCAAAGGTAAGAGAGGATGCTGAAGACAGCGGTGTTGTTTCTTCATCTTCTAGTATTGCTTTACAAGTTTTTCATGTGTTTGGTGATATATTTCAAGTAAGAGTTCAAGGTCTTAGTGGTAGACAAAATACCGGTTTCTCTGCATGGTATAATCCGGCTGGTGATCCACAGACTTTACCTTTTACTCCTTCTACCGGACAAACAATATACACAAATAATGTAAGACCGAATGCAGTTCAATTTGTACAGGATGGTGATGCAGGATCATGGTTAGATTTATCAACGGTCGGTTCTAGCCAAGAGGTGACCGTGGGTGCAAGTGTTTCTATAACAGGTGGTGCTGATATCCAGGAAGATGTCGATACGAGAGATATACAAATTTGGCTAAGATCTGACGGATATGCAGATACTCATCTAGTAACATTTAAAATACAGGCATATGCCTGGGCTCGAGCCTATAGTTAAAAATAAATAAAATTAATGCTAATAGTCCAAGGAGACGAAGATGGCAATTAAAGTAGCTTCAACCACAGTCATAGATAACTCGCGGGTATTGACAAACCTTGTCGGAGCATCTGGTAATTACACATCATTTTACCCTACAGTCACGGCAGTCAGTAGCGTATTAAATTTCACAAAGCCGGTGATGACACTTACCATGACTTCTAACGTAACTTTTTCTGAAAGTAATAAAGGTCAAGGTAGGAATTCTATTCTACTGCTTGATAGAAATACAAGTGGTTACACCCCTTCCTTTTCTGCTAACGTAAACTGGGCTGAAGATACTGAACCAACTTGGTCTGATCACAGATATTGGCACATTTCTATGTGGTGCTGGAGTAATACTGTCGTGAGAGCGGCAGCAGTTGGCTACGATAATTAAGGTATAGTGCAGTGAGCGAGATTAAAGTAGCAAACACCAGAGTCGTAGGTAGATATTTTACCTCACCATATCTGGAAAGTATTACCGATACCACCAATAGTACATACGGCGTATCAACTAATGAGGCCTGGCCGAATTCTCTGACTATTACAGGAGGCGGTGGTACTAATGGTGTCATAGCCTTAAGTTTTTCCTATGGGGGAGTAGCAACGGGGCGCAAGCCAGAACATCTAACTTGGCTTGCCGAAGACACAACATTTTATTTTATTAATGGTACACAGGGTGCTATTGCTCACATTTTAATCGATAGAATGTCTCAAGACGCAAGCCCTTCCTTAAAAAATCTTACATTTTCTTCTTCCGAAACCAATGCAATGAATATTTATTGGGATCGTAGCACAGAACCCGATTGGAGTAATTGGAGATATTGGCACGTATCTGGTATTTGTCTTGACTCTACAAAGATTAGATGTTCTGCTGTTCCATTTGATTCCCAAGCATTAACATATCCTGCTGGAACATTTTATGGTCGCTCTAGTGTCTCCGGAGCCACAACCAGTACCGGAGATGTAGCTTACATTAGAGCAGATGAAACAGTTGGTAACGGAGGCTTCGCATCCGCGGTGGCAAGTGGTAAGTTTGTAATTAATACGCCGTCGGGGCAATCACATCCAGTTTATATAAGAGTATATAGAGAAACGGGCACAAATGTCACAACCGCTACTTTCTATAATACATCAGGGACCGGGAGCACACTTAACACATCAACGAATCCTAATGTAGCATGGGGAGGCCCTACTGGTATTACACCTACTGCATATAGAGTAAAACAGGTTGGTGGTGGTACAGATACGGGATATATCACAGCAAATGCTGGTGGATTGAATGTTGCTTTTTCTGCCAGTGCGGATGTTGGTGGTGTGGGTACTGATAGCGATACTCAGAATCCAACATTTGAATTTTATATAAGGGCATCTGGCTATCATGATGCTCTTGCTGCAACATTCTCTGCTACAGCATATGCTACTGCTGAATCTACTTGTTTCATAGGAACCTCTTTACTTACAATGGTTGATGAATCCGGTAATTTCCTAGAGAAGATAGCTCTAGAGGATGGTTATACAACGTATCATGCAGATACAACCATTCCCCGATACGTCAAGGGCCAGGATGGTGTTGTAAATAGGATCTTAGATTTTAGACAGCACGAAGGTCATGGAACTCTTCATGGATTTAATGGCTCTGATAATTTTGTAACTGGAGCACATCCATTTTTGACCACCGATGGTTGGAAGGCATTTGATGGAGAAATAGCTCGATCTATGCATCCAAATTTAAGTATTACGAACTTAGAGGTTGGAGATATTCTTATAAAGTACAATTCTGATACCGGAGAATATTATGAGGAAGAACTAACGTCTGTAACGTCAGAGAGAAGGCTTTGTATTGTTTACTCTTTGGATGTTACAGGCCCAGATTCAGACACCGATGGTAATGACACATATATCGTCGATGATTATGTTGTACACAATAAGTAAGGAATTATAATGCCATTACCCCATTCTGGTTTACATTTAACTTACGGTAATAATTATAACTATACCGGTGGTAGTGGCCCCGTGTCACCACCCGCACCGGATACAGGTGCTATTTCTTCAATAACGCCTTCTACCACAACGGTCAATGAAGGCAACTCTGTTACATTTACCGTAGCAACATCTAATATTTCTGATGGTACCTCTATCAGTTGGGAGGTTGTGGTTGGAGGTAATGCATACCCTGCTGCAACAATTACTCCAAATAATGATTTTAGTACTGCTACTTCTGGTACTACAACTGTTACAAGTAACTCTGCACAATTTACAGTAGGTGCCGCGGCTGATTTAACGACAGAAGGGTTTGAACAATTTCGTGTTCGTGTCACATATTCAGGTACCGGATCTACTGTTACATCATCATATATCACGATCAATGACACCTCACAGACGCCGGCAACACCAACTATTATTAGTGTTACGCCCCAGGGAGGTGCAACGTCAACTGTAGAAGGAAACACGAGAACTTTTGATGTTGTAACCTCTGCTATTCCTGATAGCACTTCACTTAACTGGGCAGTTAATCATATAGGCACAACATCGGCAGATTTTACGACAAGCTTCGGTACAGTTACGATTACTTCAAATAGTGGCTCGTTTAATGTTCCAATTGCTTCAGACGCAACAAATGAAGGAACAGAAGAATATACAATTACTGTTTCGGGTACAGTCAGTGCAACAGCTGTTTCTAAAACGACTGGATCTCAATACATTGTTGATGCTTCTTCACCGAGAATCGATGGATTGAGTGTTTCTTCATCATCAGTCGAAGAGGGGACTAATCTTAATGTTATCGTAGATACACTCGACTATCCAGACGGTAATAAAGTATTCAACTGGGCCGTTTCGCACGTAAGTACAATTGCACAAGATTTTGATACTACAAGCAGCACAGTGACAGTTAACACCTCGTCTGGTTCGGGCACAGGAAACTTTAATGTTCCTATTAGAGCAGATACTGTTGCGAATGAAGGTAGTGAAACGTTTAGAGTTACTGTAACAGATCCGGTTACTCCTAGCATTAACGCACAGACTATTTTAGTTACGATCGTTGATAAAACACCAAGAATTGTAAGTGTTACAGGCCCCACCACTATTACAGAGGCAGGAACGGGTAACTACTTTACATATAACGTTACAACGGAGAATATTCCTAACGGCACCACTCTCGATTGGGATGTGAATCATGGCACTACGGTCGTGGGTGATTTTGGTGGTAATGGGCAGTTTGGAACATTTACAGTTAATAATAATGCTGGATCTTTTCAAATTGATATAGACCAGGATGAAACCACAGAAGGCGATGAAACGTTTACTCTCACAGCATCTGGTACTGTAGCACATCCGAATGATGGATCGGTAAATGTTTCTGTAAGTGCTACTACGGGCACAATTACTATCACAGATACCTCCACAGAGCCATCTATTAGTATTTCGAGTACACCGACTCAAGCTAATGAAACAAATTTGAATTCGAGGACTTGGACGATTACCACCGCTGGATTCGATGAGGGAGACACCCTTAATTGGATAATCAATCATGGTAGTACATCTGCGGCCGACTTTTCAGCAAGTTCAGGGACCACTTCAGCAATAAGTGGTGGTTCTTGTACAATGACAATTGTTGTTGATGAAGATTTTACCACAGAAGGTGATGAGACATTTACATTTACGGTATCCGGCACATCGTCTGGTGGCGCATCGGTAAGTGAAACTTCTCATACTGTTACGATATTCGATACGTCTCAAACACCTTCTATCAGCTCTGTTTCTGGTCCTAGTAGTATTGACGAAGGATCATCTGGTGATTTTGATATTACTTGTGTTAATGTTCCCAATGGCACTTCTTTGACTTGGCAGATCCAAACCACGAGTGGCACCGCACCACCACTTACTGGATCTGGGCTGGCTGCCGATGATTTTAATAGTGCAACTGTATCTGGTACTGTTACGGTAAACAACAATACCGCGACAGTTACTGTTTACCCGTATGCCGATGCAACAACTGAAGGAGCTGAAGTCTTCAAATTGTTTGTGTATGGTACTGCAGGACCAAATAGTACATCAATAAATGGGACCTCTGGTAATTGCACGATTAACGATACATCACAGCCTACCGCAAGTATGGACTCTTCTTTTTCTATTACTGGCGGCTTTCAGAGCGAATCCGGATCTGCCGGTTTTGTTGAAGCTTATATAACCTTTCAAATTGATCATGAGCCTAGTAATAACAGAATAAAAATTGAATCACATAGAGGTGGATCACAAACACAGGCTATTATTATTACTGATTACGTTGATTACACCGGTTTAAGTAATATTACGTCTCTTGATGTTAAATATAATGTTTCCTCACATTCTTGTATTGGAACGTGTTACTCGGGAGGGGCATTTGGACCTTTGCCTACTAACGATGGATTTTCAACAAATACTTACTATAGTGTTCCGACTACCCCCGGCGCGCGGGAATTTGGATGGATGGCCAAGGCCAATCCTAATTTAGGTAATAATAGTACAGCCGTCGATGCAAGTGATGTTGAATTAACAATAAGACTTATAGATTCAGTGGGCGGTACATTTACGGCAACGTCCAATTCGGTGGATATAGATCTTAACGCAAGTGTTGGCTCCTCCCCACAGGTTTAGGTTAATAGATATGGCAAATAAAATAGGTACTAGATCCCTTAAAATTCATGTTAAAGCATATGAAGGGGATGTTAACGGAAAAAACTTTTATCAACTGATTACACTTTGGGACACTCAAGATCATAATGATTTTGAAGAAAATTTTGTCCGCGACCAATTTCAGGATACTTTTTTGAATATGATTGTAAGTGTGGAAGAGCATACACCAGATCGGTATGAGGTGACCTCAGATCCAACGGTTTTACGAAAAGTGTATCCAGTACCAGAAGAAATTGCAGACACCTACGACATATAAATATAGAGATAAACATTTTCGATTAGAGAAAAGAAAACATGCCACAGCCTACCTCAAGACAAGAATTCATAGATTATACGATGAGAAAGCTCGGTGCTCCTGTCATCGAAATTAACGTGTCTGAAGAACAGGTAGAAGATCGAGTTGATGAAGCAATTTCCTATTGGCGAGATTACCATTATAATGGAAGCCAATTAGTTTACCTGAAACATCAAATCACACAAGCAGATAAAGATAATGGATACATTACCTTGCCCCAGGGTTTGCTTGGTATTTCAAAGGTGTTCGACCTATCATCGTCAATATCTACCGGTGCTGGAATGTTCAATGTACAATATCAATTTGTACTGAATAATTTGGAAGACATTACCGGCTATAATGTTCAGCATTATTATATGACAATGCAACACCTTGAATTTCTGCAAGAGATTCTGGTGGGTAGACCATTAATTCGTTATAATAAGCACGTAAATAGACTGTTCATCGATGTAGAGCAAGATCATTTGGTAGTAGGTGATTATGTAGTTATTGAAGCTTATGATATCATTGATCCCAATTCATTCCCAGATGTTTGGGGTGATCGATGGCTCCAAAATTATGCAGCAACCCTTGTGAGAGAACAGTGGGGGCTTAATCTTACTAAATTCACAGGCATGCAGCTTGTGGGTGGAGTATCCTTTAACGGAGAACAAATTCTAGCAGAGGCGAGAGAAGATAGACAAAGAATGGAAGAAGAAGCAACCACAAGTCTACAGCCCCTGACCTATAACTTTATTGGGTAAATCATGGCCACCAATGTATTCTTCAGAAACTATGATAACTTCAATGAACAGAATTTAATTGATGATCTAGTAATCGAATCAATTAAAATGTATGGAGTCGATGTTCTGTATATCAGCAGAACTATAGGCTCTCGGGATTCTGTATTCAACGAAGACGACACACCCATTTATGATCAGGTTTTCGAATTTGAATCCTACGTCAAGAATGTGGAAGGTTTCGAAGGTGAGGGTGATTTCTTATCTAAGTTTGGTATTCAAATTCGTGATCAAATGACCCTGAGTGTGGCCAATCGGACATTTGAAAAATATGTTACCCGTGAAGAGAATACCATTGTAAGACCTCGAGAAGGCGATCTCATATTCTTCCCATTGAATAGTAAAATGTTCGAAATCAAAAACGTCGAACATGAAAGTGTATTCTATCAGACCGGTGCCTTACAGGTATTCGATATCGTGTGTGAATTGATCGAATACAGCAATCAGATCTTCAGAACCGGCCGAGACAATATTGACGCTTATTTTGATGACATTATTACTGATACATATACTACTGTCGGGGCAAACAACGCATCGACTCTCGTTGGATTGGCCAACACCGATCCGATTGCAAGAAACCTTTTCTATGAAAGAGAGGGTGATTCAATCATTGACTTTACTGAAATCGATCCCTTCAGTGAGGTCATTGAGATACAGGATTCTTAAATGGCAATCGCAAATTATTTTTACAATTCAACGACCAGAAAATATGTAGCTCTCTTTGGTACATATTTTAATCAGTTGACCATTGAAAGGCAGAATCTTCAAGGCACTCCAATTCAGCGTATGGTGGTGCCTATCTCATACGCACCATTTCAAAAGATTTTGGCCAGACTTGAACAAGACCCAGAATTCGCAAATAAATCAGGCATCACTTTACCTAGAATGTCATTTGAACTCACATCTATGGCGTATGATCCTGATAGAAAGATTTCACCCACGAGAAAGATAAGAAAGATCACCAAAGACGAGTCTACGGGGGCTCGTAATTTCATCTATGCTGGCACTCCGTATAATTTAGATTTCTCACTCTATATAATGGCCAAATATAACGAAGATGCAGTAAAATTACTAGAGCAGATTCTTCCGTTCTTTAATCCAGAATTTACGAGTACGGTAAGATTGATCGATGGAATTGAGCCAATCGATGTGCCTCTGATACTAAATAGTGTAGATACTGAAGAGTTATACGAAGCAGATTTTACAGAAAGACGCAGTATCCTTTACACACTTAATTTTACAATGAAGGCATGGTTCTTTGGCCCAGAGAGAGAAAAGAAGATTATCAAATTTGTGGATATTCGCGAATGGACCTCTATGGATCCACCCGAATCAAAAGGACCCGATGGTCAAATCACAATTCAGCCGGGCATGACCTCTGATGGTCAACCCACAACGATACTAAGCAATACAGTAGATTATAGTCTGATCGACTTTGATGATAACTGGGATTACATAGTCACACTTGATGATGGTTCTTAAATGATGGAGTTATATTATGAAAATAGGTTTTACTTGTTCTACATTTGATCTACTGCATGCAGGTCACATACAAATGTTACGGGATGCTAAATCTCAATGTGATTATCTGATATGTGGCCTCCAGGTTGATCCTTCACTAGATAGACTGGAAAAGAACGCACCAATTCAGACATTGGTTGAAAGGTATACACAGCTGAAATCCGTGCAATATGTGGACGAAATTATTCCTTATGAAACTGAATTGGATCTGAAAGACATACTTGAAATGTACCACATTGATGTTCGTATTCTTGGTGATGAATATCGTAATTTAGAATTCACTGGCAAAGAAATATGTCAAAGCAGAAATATCGAATTATTCTTTAATAAAAGAGATCATCGGTTTTCTACTAGCGATCTAAGAAAAAGAGTCTGCCAGAAGGAGATAAGAGAAAATGCCAAAGAAAGATAAAATTGCTGAGACACTTGGTATTAGGGATCTTGACGAAATCAAATCTGAATTAGAAGTGGTAAATCAACCTGCTCCAGTACAAGAAACACTACCCGCAAATTCCTTTGATGGCGAAGACCGTCTGCCGGCCGTAACACAAGAGGCCGAGGAAAATCTAGCAGATATTGAACTTGCAAAAAGGAATATCGAAAATATTATCAATCTCGGTGATGATTCGGTAAAAGAAATGGTAGAGATTGCGAAACAATCCGAATCACCCAGAGCATTCGAAGTCGTATCAACTCTTATGAAGACGTTACTCGATGCAAATAAAGATTATGTCGAAATGTCTACCAAGAAAAGATATGCAAGGGAAGAAGCTAACCCAAGTAAAAATCAGGTGACAAATAACAATCTAATCGTTTCAACGGCAGATCTTCTTAAGATGTTGAAGGATGGAAGCGAATGATAACTGGTTATCTGGGCAATACCAATCTCAAAAAGATTGGTGAGCAGATAGAATTTACACCCGAGAATCTAAAAGAATATATGAGGTGTATGAACGACCCTGTATATTTTTGTAAATATATCAAAATTGTTCATGTTGATAAGGGGCTAGTCCCCTTTGACCTATATGATTATCAGGAAGAAATCGTCAATAAAATTACTGACCATAGAAGATTGGCAGTCCTCACTGCGCGTCAGTCAGGTAAGACAACTACAGCAGTCGCAGTGATTCTTCATTATATCCTTTTTAATGAATATAAAACAGTAGCCATTCTCGCAAATAAAGGTGATTCTGCCAGAGAAGTATTGAGCCGTGTGCAATTGGCATATGAAGCATTGCCCAAATGGATGCAACAAGGCGTTGAAGAATGGAATAAAGGTAGTATCTCATTAGAAAATGGCTGTAAGATATACGCAGGAACGACTTCATCAAGTGCCATTAGAGGTAAATCTATTTCATTCCTTTACCTTGATGAGGTCGCGTTTATCGAAGGCTACGATGATTTCTTCGCATCGGTCTATCCTACAATTTCATCTGGTGAGTCAACAAAGCTGATGATGACCTCTACTCCCAATGGTCTGAACCATTTTTGGAAAACCTGTAAGGGTGCTGAAGAGGGTACAAACGGTTATGAATTTACCAAGGTAATGTGGGATGATGTTCCAGGTCGTGATGAAAAATGGAGACAAGAAACCCTCGAAGCCTTAGATTTTGACGAACAAAAATTTAGACAAGAGTATTGCTGTGAATTTCTTGGTAGTTCTGGTACCCTGATTGATGGTTCAAAACTAAAAAATCTGGCATACTCTAGACCTATTGCAGAAAATGAAGGCCTTTACCAGTATATTAAAGCCGAAGAAGGCCACACTTATGTAATGACTGTGGATGTATCAAGAGGTAAAGGTCTTGATTATTCTACATTTAATATTATTGATATCACTGAAATGCCCTACCAACAGGTTTGTACTTACAGGGATAATCTGATCGGGCCTGTTGATTTTGCCTCAGTTATATATAGGGTAGGCTTACTCTATAATGAAGCTGCATTACTTATAGAAATCAACGACATTGGTGAGCAAGTTTCTGATGTTCTTACTATGGATTATGGGTATGAGAATTTCTTGTATACAGAGAACGCAGGAAGAACAGGAAAGAGAATATCAAGTGGTTTTGGGAAGAAAGTTGATAATGGTGTGAGAACAACAAAAAGTGTGAAATCAATTGGCTGTACGATCTTAAAGATGTTGATCGAACAAGACCAATTGCTTTTACGAGATTTTAACACAATACAGGAATTGTCCCGATTTTCGAAAAAAGGATCCTCATATGAAGCCGAATCCGGCGCTCATGATGATTTGGTTATGAATTTGGTTTTATTCGCATGGCTATCAGATCAGAACTACTTCAAAGAGATGACTGATATAAACACCCTTATGAAATTAAGGGAAAGAACGGAAGAGCAAATTGAACAAGATCTTTTACCCTTTGGTTTTATTGACGATGGAAGTGATGATGAGATGTCCGTGTGGCAAGATGCCCGGGAAGGTTGGCAAATCCTGTAAGTCCGGTATTTTATAAATATAGTTAGTGAAGATATCTGAAAATTTTTTAAAATACGATAATAATTAAAGGAGAAAAATATGGCTTTTTCCGTAAGTCCTTCCGTAATCGTTCGAGAAGTGGACGCATCGGCCGCGGTACCAGCCATCGCAACACCACCTGCCGCTGTTGCCGGTGTATTTAGATGGGGTCCTATTAACGAACCAATTCTATGTTCATCGGAAAATGATCTTGTAAATCGCTTCGGTAAGCCTACCGATGACAATTATGAGACATTCTTTGTTGCAGCAGATTATCTGTCATATGCAAATGCCCTATGGGTTGCACGTGTAGATAATGGAGCTGAAACAGCAGATGCATCCGACGTTGTACTGCATACTTCTGCAACTGCTTACGCTAACACTGCTGCCCCCGGTTACATTGCCGGTCAGACACCAGGTTCCGTAGGTAGTGTTGATATTGCTAATACAACATATGGTGCATTTGAAGGTCTATATGCAGGTGCTCTTGCGAATGGTATTGAAATTTCGTATGTAAAAGATAGCAGCTATGAGGCAGCACTCTTTGGTGTTGGTGATATTCCTGCTTCTAACCCTTTTGCAACGGATACCCGCGCGGTTTCTGGTTCAATCGTTGCACCCACAGATCAAACTTTTGCATTTAATACCAACTCTTTCCAGTTTACCACATCTAGTAATACTGATTTCTATGATGTTACTGGCATGCCAGGTGATACTCTTGTAATCGGTAATGATTCAGTAGGCTATCAAGAACTGTCCATTTCTACTGTAACTCGAGAAGCAAACGAGATTGATTTAGACCCAACTGCAAACACGAATATTGTTGATGGATATTACACATATACATTCACAACGAGTGGTAATTACACACTTGCAGAAACCGAACCTAACAGCCTGTCTCTTTCAGTTAAGTGGAAGCATTCGAATCTGTTTGGTAAGGCTCCAGATACTGGTAATTACCACGTTGCAGTAATCGATTCTACTGGTAGTGTTACTGGTAATCTTGGATCGGCAGTAGAAATTTATGAGAACGTATCTACATCACCGACTGCAACACTTCCTGATGGTAGAACAAACTACTATAAAGATGTGATTGATAACTTCTCTTCTTGGGTGAAGGTTGCAAATACTGTTCACTTTGAAGCTCAAACGGCATCTGTATATGAACTTCTTGAAGGTGGTACTGATGGAACCACAGAGGCAGCAACATCTCTTGCCGCTCTTGCTGGTGGTTACGACCTATTCAAGAACTCTAATGAGATCGATATTTCCTTTGTTCTTCAAGGTAAAGGCGATAACAGTGCTAATCTGGCAAATTACATCATTAGTAATATTGCTGATTACAGAAAAGACTGTGTGGCATTCCTTTCTCCATCGAAAGAAGCAGTTGTTGATGAATTAAGAACCAATGCTAAGATGACAAATACTATTGCATATCGCAATAAGCTACAGAGTTCTTCTTACTGGTTCATGGATTCTGGTTACAAGTACAGATACGACAAGTACAATGACAAGTACCGATATGTACCTCTCAACGGCGACATGGCTGGACTTTCATCTAGGGTAGAACCTTATGAGTCTCCGGCTGGATTTAGAAAGGGCGTTGTGAAAAATGTTATCAAGCTTGCTTTCAATCCAAATAAGGCTCAGAGAGATCAACTTTACAGCGCAGATATTAACCCTGTAATGTCACAGGTTGGTCAAGGGATTGTCCTCTTTGGTGATAAGACTGGTCTTGGTTCGACTAGTGCTTTCGATAGACTCAATGTTCGAAGATTGTTCATTGCTGTTGAGAAGGCTATTGCTAATGCAGCTCAATCTTTCTTGTTTGAATTGAATGATGAATTCACTCAGACACAGTTCAGAAACATTGTTGAGCCGTTCCTGAGAGATATCCAAGGTAGAAGAGGAATCATCGATTTCAGAGTGGTTTCTGATGCTACCGTAAATACTCCTACAGTAATTGATCAGAACAAATTCAGAGCAAATATCTTTATCAAGCCTGCACGATCCATCAACGTCATCGAACTCACGTTTGTGGCTACTAGGAGCGGTGTAGAATTTGAAGAGATAGTCGGCGCGCTTACATAATAAATAAGATTATTAAAAGGAGAACACGAATATGAGTTTTAATATCAACGAGTTTAAATCACAGCTTGTCGGCGGTGGTGCTCGTCCAACTCTTTTCCAAGTTCAGATTCTAAATCCTGTAGATCCGGCCGCTGACTTTAAAGTTCCATTTATGGTACGAGCGGCTGGTATTCCAGGCTCAACTGTAGGACAATATGAGGTGCCCTACTTTGGTCGGAATATCAAGTACGCAGGAGATCGAACATTTGAAGATTGGACAATCACAGTAATCAACGATGAAGATTTTGCGGTTAGAAATGCTATGGAAGCATGGTCTAATGCTATCAATACCCATGATAGCAACGTAAGAGCTTTGCCACAAGATTACAAGTCAAATGCTATCATTACGCAATTTAGTAAAGATGGAGATCCACTTAGATCGTATGTATTTGAAGGCATGTTCCCTGTTTCAATCGACCAGATTGAAATGGATTGGGGTACAGTCGATGCTATTGAGGAATTCGGTGTAACATTCAGTTATGATTTTTGGAGAGTTGAAGGCGTAACCGGCATTCCTACAAGCTAATTGATTATTGAGGAATTTAAATAATGAAGATTTTTGGCTTTGAGATTAAACGAGAAGCAGAAGAGGCCAATGAGGTACCGGTCTCTTTTGCTGAACCTCTCAACGATGACGGTGCGATTACTGTTGGTAGTGCCCTTGGTGGGTTCTATAATACATTAATCGATTTAGAGGGCTCGGCTAAAACCGAGTCCGAACTCGTCACGAAATATAGGGGTATGGCCATGCAGCCTGAGATTGCTCAGGCTATTGATGAGGTTGTCAACGAAGCAATCAATGTTGACACGCACGAAAAAGTTGTCGATATTGTACTAGAAGATACTGAACTACCAGACAAAGTAAAGAAAATGGTAGCTGAGGAATTTGATAATGTCCTCGGCTTGTTAGATTTTACTAATAATGCATATGATATGTTCAGCAAATTTTATGTTGATGGCAGAATGAACTATCATATCATCATTGACGATGATAATTTAAAGAAAGGGATCACAGAACTTAGATACGTAGATCCTCGTAAAATTAAATTGATTCGTGAGGTGGATAAAAAGGGCAAGGACGAATGGTCTGGAATGCCCACAAAAAAGGTGAAGAACGAATACTATTTGTATTCAGATAATGGGTTTGGCAATGGCCCAGGTGATTCTTCTACCGGATATAAGATTTCGAAAGATTCTATTGCCAGGATTACATCGGGCTTGATGAATGAAAACAATTCATTGGTCCTTTCATATTTGCATCCTTCTATCAAGCCTCTTAATCAATTGAGAATGTTAGAAGATGCAACGGTCATTTACACACTGACACGAGCACCAGAAAGACGTATTTTCTATATTGATGTAGGTAACTTGCCAAAGAATAAAGCAGAACAGTATCTCCGTGATATGATGGTTCGGCACAAGAACAAGTTACAATACAATGCATCTACTGGTGAAATTGCAGATTCTCGTAAGATGATGACAATGACTGAAGATTTTTGGTTCCCTCGCCGAGGTGGTGAGAGATCCACAGAAGTAGATACACTTGCCGGTGGTAGTGCACAGGGCTTGAGTACAGATGAAAATTTACAGTATTTCCAACGTAAATTGTATAAGGCGTTGAGAGTACCTTTAACCAGATTGGAACCAGAGACAATGGTTTCATTTGGTCGTGTATCTGAGATTACACGAGATGAATTGAAATTCAGTAAATTCATTCGAAGGCTCAGAGCAAGATTTTCTTGGTTCTTCAATCTGGTATTGGAAAAACAGCTTGTCTTAAAAGGTGTAATGTCACCGGAAGAATTTGACCAGATCAGAAATAAAATTCGTTATGATTTTATTAGAGACAACTATTTTGAAGAACTAAAAGAGGCCGAGATTCTTAGAGAAAGAATGACTACTCTTAGAGAAATGGAAGAATCGGTCGGTGTTTATTATTCTCGTCAATGGGTTGTCCGTAATGTTCTTCAGATGAGTGAAGAAGAATTTGAAGAAATTAGGGATCAGATCGAAGCAGAAAAAGAGATGTTCCCCGACGAAGATGAAGACATTTAATAAATATTCATATTAGATAAAAAAAGGACTCACAGAAATGAAACGGTTCAAGCAACTTCGCGAATACGCACAACCAAAATCTCCCGAAGAAAAGAGATTTAAGGATCAGCACTCTGTAGAGGTACTTGATCCCGAAGGTCATGGGGATGATATTAAGCCAAAGACCCAGAAGAAAAAGAGATTGGCAGATTATATGGACGGCCAAGATAAGGCCGCATATGATAAAGCTTATACTGTTAAGCAAGAATCTATCGAAGAAGATTGGGATGCGATCGAGGCAGAAATATTGGAAAATCACGATATTTCTGAACTTTCCGAAGAGCAGCTCGATGAATTGATCGGTAAGATTGCAAAGGGTATTGGCAAGGGAGTCAAAAAGGCTGCCAAAAGAATGTCCACCTCTGGTCGAGCAGATGCGGCTGAAAAGAGAGCAGCTAAAGCAGAAAAGAAAAACAAAGATCGTGAGAGATTGAAGAAAGCTAAGGAGCGCATTGCAGCTGCCAAGGCAAAGAAAAATGAATCCTCTTTAGAAGAAGATATTGCTGATATTCTCGTAGAAGCATATGGAGAATCTTTGCTTGAGATGACTGACGAAGAGATGGATTTAATCATCGATAGGCTTCACGAAGATCTGCAGGGCTAATAATATGAAGAGCTTCAAAGATATCTACGAAGACGCACAAGACGAAAAAAGAATGATGCGCCAACAACTCATGTTTATCTCATATGCTGCAAAAGAAATTGCCGCATACGTAGATCGAGTTAATGATCCAGAAGAATGGTATCAGAATAAAATGGCCACTACCCATTCAATGATGAAGACTCTTTATTCTTATGCACAAGGCCAGATGCAATCAATGAATGCAGATGATGATCTGATGGCTGGATACTACGGTGAAGAGATTACAAAGCTCGATGCTCGCAGAAGAGAATTCAAAGAAAAGCTTCGTAAATTGGCATATGAAAAATATGGCAAGAAAAAGGTAGATGCTGTTGATAAGGCAGAACTAGACGAAGAGACTTGGAAAGAAATCGAAGTATATGCTAAAAAGCACGGTGGTATCGACAAGAAAGATATGCTAAAAGTTGCGATGATGCTAAAGAAGGGTGATCGTAAAGGTGCTGAAAAATATGCTCGTGGATTGGATACAGATCCTCGTGATTGGCTATTAGATAAGATGGATGATCTTGATGAAGCAAACTTCAAGCCTGGTAGCCTCAAATTGAAAGATGGTTCTAAGGTTAAGATTTCGATGGATAACGCAAAGGCGATCACTGCAGTAATGAAGACACTCAGCCCAAAGAATCGTAAAGAGATGGAAACACGAATGATGGCTGATAAAAAAGGCTTTGATGAAATCATGGCCTTCGTTGATGCTGCAGGTATGTGATGGCTTGGGTTGCCGTAACAAATTCAAATGGTCTTTGGGAATACGATAATGCTGCTACTGCGGCGGACCCAGACACCTATGATGATATGAATGGTACGGTAACGGCCGGTATTAGATCGTTTACACCAACTGGCGGGAATACGCAGTATACTTACATTAAATGTAGACGAACTGGGACAACACAGATTCGAGGTGAACTGTCCAAAAATTATTACGATGCGCAGTAATCGAAAAATTATAAATACAATTTAAGAATAAAAAGGTAAGGTAAATTTATGAAGCTTATTACAGAAATTACCGAAAATTGTGAGATCCTTTCTGAAATCAACGAAGAAACTGGCAAGAAGTCTTTCTTCATTGAGGGAATTTTCATGCAGGGAAATCTCAAGAATCGTAATGGCCGTATCTATCCCAGTGAAGTCCTTGAAAATGAAATGAAGCGTTATCAAAAGGAATTCATCGATACGAAGAGAGCTTTAGGTGAACTTGGTCATCCAGATGGACCACAAATCAATGGTGAGAGAGTATCTCATTTGATTACTGAGATGAAGAGAGATGGTGATAATTTTTATGGTAAAGCCAAAATTCTTGGTACACCTATGGGTGAAATCGTAAAGACATTTCTTGATGAAGGTGTGAAGATTGGTGTTTCTACCAGGGGTCTGGGTTCGGTGAAGGCAAAGAATGGAGTAATGGAAGTACAAAAAGACTTCCATCTGGCTACCGTTGACATCGTTACCGATCCTTCTGCTCCTAATGCTTTTGTAAATGGCATTATGGAAAATGTAGAATACTATTACGATCTTGCATCTAATGCATGGCTTCCTGCTCAACAGCAAGAGGAAGTGGCTGAAGTGGTTGAGCAAATCACAAAGCAAGTGCATAAGAAGTATAATAGAATTGTGAACAGAGTTGATGAGGAAACTGCATCGAAATTGTTCCAAAAATTCATTAGAACGCTTCAAAAGTAAAAGATTTATAAATAGAGTTTGCAACAAGTTAAATTGTTACATAAAAGGAGACTAAATATGGCAGATGATCAAAGCAAGGTTGTTGCTGAAGAGGAAACTCTATCAGCCGCACCAGAAACTGTTGAAGAGCAGGTTGAGTCTGTTGAGGAAGTCGCACAGGAAGAGGAAGTAACTACGGAAGTAGTTGAAGAGGTTGTGGAAGAGACAGAGGTTGTTACCGAAGTCGATCCTACAATTGCTTCTATCTTTGAAGGCGTCGACCTTTCAGATGAATTCAAAAACAAGGTATCAGTTGTTTTTGACGCCGCAGTCAATGAGCAGGTTACAGAGAAAGTTAAGGCAATCGAAACTGATCTGAACGAGAAACTCGAAGCAGAGCTTCAAGAATCTCTGACAGCAAAAGTAGACGAGATTGTTGAAAATCTTGACAAGTATCTTGACTATGTTGTTGAAGAGTGGATGTCGGAAAACGAAATTGCTATCGAGGCCGGTATTAAGGTTGAAATGGCAGAATCTCTAATGACTGGTCTTAAGGATCTATTCGAAGAGCACAACATCGATGTAAATGATGAGACTGTTGATGTGGTAACAGGCTTGGAAGAGCAGGTTGCAGAAGCAGAAGCTAAGAGAAATGAACTCGTGAATGAGAACATTGCTTTGGCACAAGAAATTACCAATATGAAGGCTGAAAGAGTCTTTGAGGAAATTACTGAAGGTCTGACTGCTACTCAACGCGAAAGACTAGTTGTTCTTTCTGAGAAACTAGATCGAAGTGATCTGGAAGATTACTCTGCTAATCTCCAGACCATTAAAGAATCTTTCTTTACAGAAACAGCTGTGAAAAAGGATGAGGTGATTGAGGAAGAAATCATTACGGAAGAGGAAGTAATTAAGCGTCCTGTTTCTGATTATTCTTCGGTCAATGCTCTTGTAGAGGCACTCAACGCAAGAAAAAGCAACTAAGAAATTAGTTTTTATAAATAAACAGTAACACACTAATTTAAGTAACAAGGAGATAGAATAATATGTCACAGACAAACTATCAGAAGCTTGTGGAAAAGTGGGGGCCAATCCTAGAGCACGAATCTTTTTCACCTATTGCTGATCAACACAGAAAGTCGGTAACCGCGACTATCTTGGAGAACACAGAACGTGCGCTGCAAGAATCCGGTGATCTTTCTGCAAACATGAGCTCTCTTCTTTCTGAAGCAGCTCCTGTCAACGCTGCTGGCGCTGACGGTTTCACATCTGGTGCGACTGACGCTGGTCCGGTTGCTGGATACGATCCAGTCCTGATCTCTCTCGTGCGTCGTGCGATGCCCAACCTGATTGCATATGATATTTGTGGTGTCCAGCCTATGACTGGTCCTACAGGTCTCATCTTCGCAATGCGGTCTCGTAAGGGTACTCAATCTGGTGCAGAAACTGGTTACGGTGAAGCAGATACCACTCATTCTGGTGTAGGCACTCAAACTGGCACGATCCCTGTAGCAGATGCTGCTAATACTACTCTCTTTGAGACTGGTACTGGTATGGCAACAAACGTTGCTGAAGCTCTCGGTGATGGTGTTGGTGCAGACTTCGCAGAAATGGCCTTCTCTATTGAGAAAGTAACTGTTGCTGCTAAGACACGTGCACTGAAGGCTGAGTACACCACTGAACTGGCTCAAGACCTGAAAGCTGTTCACGGTCTGGATGCTGAAACAGAACTGGCTAACATTCTCCAGTCTGAGATCTTGACTGAAATCAACCGTGAAGTTGTACGTACTATCTACACCACTGCTGAAGTTGGTGCTGGAAATACTGCTGCCTCTGGTGTTTTCGATCTCGACGTTGATGCTAACGGCCGTTGGTCTGTTGAGAAGTTCAAGGGTCTGATGTTCCAGGTTGAGCAAGAAGCTAACGCTATTGCTAAGGGAACTCGTCGCGGTAAGGGTAACATTGTTATCTGTTCTTCTGATGTGGCTTCTGCTCTTCAGATGGCCGGTGTACTTGATCACACTCCTGCACTCAATGCCAATGCTTTGGATGTTGATGATACTGGTAACACCTTCGCTGGTGTTCTGAACGGTCGCTTCCGTGTATACATCGATCCATATGCTGGTGGTAACTACATGGTTGTTGGTTACAAAGGTTCTTCTGCCTTTGATGCTGGTCTCTTCTACTGCCCATACGTACCTCTTCAGATGGTTCGTGCAGTTGGCGAGAACACTTTCCAGCCCAAGATCGGATTCAAGACTCGCTACGGCATGGTTGCAAACCCATTTGCTCAAGGCGATGCCTCTTCTCAAGGTCTTGGTGCTCTTACAGCCAACGTCAACAAGTACTACAGAAAAGTACGAGTTACAAACTTGTTCTAATAACAAGAAGCCCTTTAAAGGGACTACTTCAAGGGAGATCTTCGGATCTCCCTTTTTTTATGAGCTGTATTTGAGTAAAGTGTCATATCATTGAAACTCAATCTTAACACAAACTTCATAAAACTTTTGTTCCTCAATGATTAAATAAAGATATGAAAACAAAGAACCCCCGGCCGCTAACGCGACGGGGATTTTTTTTGGACAAAAAGAGGAAACAAAGTATGAAATTGAAACAACTTTTTGCAATGACCTTGGTACTAATACCATTACTAGGTCTAGCAGAAGAAATCCACTATGATAGAAATCAACTCCCACAGCTAAACATTGCCATACTAGAACAAAGTGAATTTGCAGATCGTATTGAGGTTACAACTGTACCTGTTGCAGAATTGAAGCCAGTACAGACTCAACGTGTAAAGGATCTGGTAAAACACGAAAAAAGATTAATCAAGGTTCAACAAGATACCTATAGACCGCTAGTAATCGATCATGATTACTACATTATTGATGGCCACCATCGGTATGATGCACTTACCGAGATGGGTGTAGAAAAGGCCAGAGTTGTTATAGTACACGCAAATATTGCTGATGTGGTAGAAGCGTTTCCTCAATACCGAGATGATACACCTACATACGAACCCATGGAAGAAGTTCGAGTAGTAGGCTCTCGAGCAAATCTAATCAATGCCGTCGATAAGCAAATGATGGCAGATAACATTATCTCAGTTGTCGATTCAGATGCACTAGGTAATTTCCCCGATGCAACTGCAGCAGATGCTGTTCGGCGACTCTCTGGTATCAATGTAGAGAATGATCAAGGTGAAGGTCGGTATATTACCATTCGTGGTTTATCCTCTGACCTGAATGCAGTTTCTGTAAATGGTGCTTCTATGGTTGCACCAGAGAATGGCCGATCTGTTATCATGGATGGAATTCCAACTGAATTGCTTGACAGCATCACAGTGGCAAAATCTTTGGTACCCGAAATGGATTCTGATAGTATTGGTGGCCGTGTAGAATTCAATACAAAGAGAGCAACCGAACTTGAAGATCGTTTATTCAATGTAAAGCTTGCTACCAAATGGAGCGAGAAGGATGATAAGAAGATGCCTAATGCATCTGTCATCTATGGTGATTATATTACCGATAATCTTGCACACATTGTAGGTCTCACTTATTCTTCTCGCAGAATCATCTCGCATAATAATGAGACTGGTTTTGGTTGGGAAGATGGTTTAATGAATGACGATTATGAAATGCGTTGGTATGATGTTGAGCGCGAGCGATATGGATTTAGTTATGATATTGCTTACGATGCAGGAACAACTTTATACTATGCAAACATTCTTCATAACCAATACGATGAGACAGAAACACGTTTTAAAAATGAATATGGTAAGATTAAGAACACCGGAGTAGTCTTTGATAATGCTGTAGAATCTTCTCGTGTTCGGCATGACGTGGAGACAAAACAACGGTATGAAACTAGAACAATCAGTGCAGCCTCTCTTGGATTCGAGCATTTGGGTGCCGTTACGATTGATGGTCAACTGTCTTTCTCCAGAGCAGAAGAGGATGATTCTGATAACGCCGATGTTACCTTCCGTAATTACGACAAAGATTTCGGTGCTCTTTTCGATTGGAGCAATCCACGACTCCCCACAGTCACTCCATATGATCTCACTCTAAGAGATCCAGCTAATCTTGAATTTGATGCGTTCGAAACATGGTCGAATGTGAGTCAAGATGAAGAGGTTGCCGCACAGTTGAATTTCGAATTCGATACAGGCATTGGCATGATCAAGACTGGTGTGAAATATCGAGGTCGAGAAAAGGTCGTCGATGACTACATCATCGGCTACACTTGGGATCGTACCCTTGCAGATTTCGAATCAGAATCCCCTGATTGGATTTGGGATCAAACATTTGGTTCTCACCTTTCTGGATCTGATACATATGCACTACTTGATTCCGTCGGGCAAATGGAAGTCGATTTTGAAGATGATTTGAGCAGAGATTTTTCTACCAAAGAAAATATCATGGCTGCATATATTCAAGACACGATTGACTTAGAAAATGCTGTTATCATTTTCGGTGTTCGGTACGAAGCCACTGATTTCAAATCTATTGCATATGATCAGAATGGTGATCTCGTATATGCAGAAAATGATTACGATTTTGTTGCTCCAAACCTGACGGTTAAGTATTTTTTAAATGATAATATTCAGGTTCGTGGCGCATTGTGGCGTGGACTCTCTAGACCTGGTTTCAAAGAGACTGCTCCAAAAACATCTGTTGATGTAGACACCTCTGGTGATACTACTGGATCAGTTGGTAACCCAGATCTCTTACCATATGAAGCAGATAACTTTGATCTGTCTATCGAATATTATGGTGAAGGGATGACCTTTGCATCGATTGGTTTCTTCTATAAGAATATTGCTAATGCCATCTACCCAACATATCAACTGAATGGTACATTTAATGGCATTATATTCAACGATGGAGTAGAGACATGGATTAATGCTGATGATTCTACTGTAAGAGGTCTCGAGGTCAACCTACAGTACGGCTGGGAGAATGGACTCTACGTTGCTCTAAATGGTACGCTCACTGACAGTGAATCCGTGTTCTCGTTCGATAATGATCAGACATTCTCTACCCCTTTCCGTAAATTAGCTGACAAGGCTGCAAACTTGAGTTTGGGCTATGAGACAGATAAGATCGATATTCGACTTGCTGGGACATATAGAGATGAATATCTTGATTGGCTTGCAGATGAAGATGGAGATATCACGAGTGTGAGTGATAATAACTCCAGATTTGTTGCACCTCATATGCAGATCGACTTGACTGCAAAATATATCGTGAATGAATCAATGACGCTTCGATTTGAAGCAATTAACATCAATGATCGCGATGAGTATTACTACTGGGGTAATGAGAATCAACTCTCTCAGTTCGATAACTACGGTGTATCATATGTCGTGGGGATTGACTTCAGACTCTAAAAAAGACAAATGTCGGCTGGGGCATTTGTCCAGATGCTCCAGACCGGCTCATCTTCCACATCAATATTACGAGAGAATTGAATTTGATGTTCTTTCTCACTTAATTGACTCATCAGCCATCTTGCTCTTAGGAGAGAATCTACTGAATCCGTGGGTGGTGGCTGATTTTCTATTTCGTCTAAGCAGAAGCAACCACCATTAGTTCCAATGGAAACACTCTGTCCTGTTTCTGGTATTTCACAGGTAACACTTCTATCTGAAAATCTGCCTGTTGCTAAGTCAGCATATGACATAATCGTACCGTAACCACCGTATATACCTTCATATTCTGGATTATCGGCCTGAGCATTATAACCTGGTATATTGTATCCATAAGAATATTCAAACAAGCCTGGTTCATTTGCATCTTCCCATTCGTGCTGTAAGCCTAATAAATGACCCGCCTCATGTATGAATGTCTCATGAGCCCTTTCATAATATCTAGTATTTGCTGCCTCTTGAAACGTGCTATTGTGGAAGCATTGAGTGATACCTCTACTCTTATCTATCCCTCTCGTAGCGTCCAAGTGAGCGACCCCACAAGCGACAGGGTCATTGTGTTTCTTCTTGAATAAAAACGCTAGGTCAGCATTAGCTTCACGTTGCCATCTATCAATGTTCTGAAATTCATATTTACCATTGAAAAATGCCCGATATTGCCTATACAGGTCACCTTCAGCAACATCAACCATTACTATATCTGCTACTCGTAAAAGAACATATGTACCGCTTACCATAAACATATGATTTGCCTCGTAGAATTGCTTATCTACAAATTCTTCTACAGTCATACCATCACGTTCTTCTTCAGTCATATTCGTATCAAACACTACCAACATATCAATAATCGCGCGACCCGCGTGCTCTTCTACTGGCTGATATGGATACGATACATCGGTTTTTTGTTTAATACCATCACAGGTCATATAATCATAGCGACCGTCACCAGTATCAGTTCGAACTGTCGGGCAGTCTGTTGGTTTTTCCATTTGAACAAAACAAGATGGATCGAGGTGTACAGTACGTTCTGTATATGTGCCACCTTCTCCGTCTGCATAGTCTTGCAGTCTATCTTCTGGTAATAGATGATTGATGTTTTGCCAGTGGGGATCGTATTCTTCTGGTGTCAATGATCCAGCACAATATGAGTCACCTAGTAGTGTACCTTCTTCGGGCGGTGGTTCCCAGCCACAATCTGCTGAATCAGTCTCTACCACCTCTGTATAAGAACCACCTTCGCCGTCAGCAAAATCCTGTACCTTATCAAAATCACCAAGATTTTGTATCGTATTGAGTAGGTCTAAAAATTGTTGTTCTGTACTGTTTGCACAGTAGGGATCGGAGAGGGGTGTACCAAACAGTGGTGGTTTTTCATACCCACAAGCTTCAGAATTTGGAGTTTCTTCAGTTGTTGATCCACCATTACCATCAGCAATGACTTGAATAAGAGTAGTACCGTCACACGATTCTTCTAAAACGGTTCCAGCATCGGGGTATGAGGGCGCGGGTGTTACAACAATTGGTTCGGTGGGTTCAGGTTCATTTGTACTGCCTCCACCACAAGCAGTAAGAAGGAAAATCAGTAGACTCAGGGTAATTTGTTTCATATGTACCTCATGTTTAAACATATCAGTACATGATACCACCATGAATCTACTGAATTTCTTTTATTTATTCTTACCCTGCCAAGGTTGTGTGCAATCCATTTTATGGTTTCCTTTCATGCCACACTGAGGACAAGGCTTTGCAAAAATACGATCCCAATTACTCTCGTATACTTTACGATCTACCTTTATTGGTCTAGGTTTA